GTTGGCATTGGTGTGTTGAATGGGATGGCTTGCTTGTAGGCCCGAACAGCGAAGAGGCTCTTGTCTGCTCTTGCAATCATCCTGTCATCGAAGCATGGAAGGTCTCGCCCGAGGGACAGGAGATGATGCGCCAACTGGAGATTCGCAGCGAGAAGATGGACGAAGAGATGCTGAAGAAGGATCCCCTTGAATTCTTCAAGGACTTGGGGAACGCCGAACATGGATAAGAGAGCCGACACGATCATCGTCTCCGAGGATGTCCTGTTTTGGGCATTCCGCTACTGCATCACTCGCAGTACCTATGCCGCATCTGATGGCGTGAAGGCGATCCGCGACAACTGGGACTCTCTGTCCAATAACACGAAGATGCGGATTCAGGACGAGATCCGTAACTACGATTGGACGCACCAACACGACATCGATAAGTCCATGTGGCACAGTCTGTTATCACTCCCGATCAAAAACATCGACAAAATGATCGAATACCCGACCAATAGGGTTGACGGCAGGGTGGGTATAGAGTAATCTTCTAGTGAAGAGAGAACCCCCCATGAAACAGACAGCCACCGCCGTCCTGACCCCTCCCGCCCCCGCGACCGAGACCGCCGAGAACCATTGGATGTCCTATAAGGATCGTCCCGCGACCATGTCGCTGCAAGAGATGGCGGTGTGGATGCTGACCAATAACCCGTCGATGGCTGTGTCCGTCCTGATGGGTGCCCTTGAGGAGAACGCGACCCTGCCCACGGGCACGGACGGCAAACTCGTTGAGGTCACCGTGTGGGACGAGCAGGGCAACCCCGAGTACAACCTGACCGAGCAGGGACAGTTCTACTACGATCAGACCGTCCCTGAGTAAGACTTTCGGTTTCTCTCTCTGAGCCACCCCCGCCGTGGGGGTGGTTTCATACAAACAACTGTCCTTCTGAGAAGGACAGATTTTCGCAAAACTAGCCGTCTAAGAAGGACAGATATGCCGACCGCACCAAACCGCCCCCGCAACTCCCGCACCGCCAACGGACTCAAGCGAGGCGTTCGCATCGAATGGGACACTCCCAAGCCGAAGCGCAAGCCCGAGCCGAAGTTCGACCCGATCAAGTTCCTGACCGACTGTGTCAACGACAAGACCGCGTACAGCGACAAGGAGCGTACCGCATTCCGCAAGGTGATTGCACGGATGCGAGAACTGGAAGCCAAGATCGAAGCCCACCGCGAGACCGAGTGGGGTTGGTTGGACAACCACATCAACGGAGCAGACTGATGACTAAAAAGCAAATCATGAATTGGGTATGGGATCATCCCCTTGCCACCACCATCATCATTTCGATTCCCATGGGGATCGCCGTGATCGCCCTCGCACTCAAGACCCACATTATCTAATGCGTAAGAACACCAAGAAGACTCAGTCCAAGCCCGTTGCTGAAACCGTAGTTTCGATCTGTTGTGATCTCATGATTGCGGGAGCATTCGTGATCATGTCAATCACCCTGTACAATCTCGTCACTCTGATGGCGAAGTACGGAAAGTGACTTGACAGCAACAGAACACTCGCTATACTTGTAGCATCCCAACAAGGGAACCAAGGAAAGAATCGAAACCATGCCACACCGTGTTGATGAAGAGGACTTTGTTCCTACCCACCGCCACCGCACCTTCACTCGCTACATTGTTCTGAGTGACGGCAAGACATTTGATGTTCTCAGCGAATGCACCGAGATCGAAGTGCCTGATGACATCGATGATGTCGATGGCTACATTCGGGGTCGAATCCATAACGCCAATCATCCGACTTTTGATTGGCACAGCAAGGGCAAGACAGGCTGATTGTTAAGGGGCGGTTCAAATGTCCAAGACCGCAATATACCTGTCCTATGGAACTACTCATCACGATCATGTCATGGACAGCAGCGGTTTGCGCTCTTTCAGCCTCCCACATTTGGCTCTACAGTTGGTCGTACCAACAGGGCTATGAAAAGGGAGAGCATGAAGGATTCGTAAGAGGGCTGAACAAGCAGCGTTCTTCAGGCACACGCAACAAGAACCGCCCCTTCGTAGGGGTGTGATACGAAAGCATTCGTTATGACTTCTCCCGCGACCACTCCACACCTGAATTGTTTCCGCAACCAAGGCTTTCAGATTCGGTTTAGCAACGGCTACACCGTCTCTGTGCAGTTCGGGCACTTTCACTACTGTGCATCCCGAGACCTGAATGTCGCCTATGACGCATGGCGCACGGGCGACGATACTCACTTCTCACCCAATGCCGAGGTTGCCGTCATGGATCCGAATGGGAACTTTCTCAAGTTCGATTCATGCACCGACCATGTCCGTGGACACACGGATCCCGATACCGTTGGCAAGATCATCACATGGGTTTCGAACCTGAAGCCACAGGAGACCGTCTGAGATGAACGGGTGGAAAGACCATTTCCTTGTAGGCAACAATCAATACGGTGCGCCGTATGTCGTTGCGTTCCGCGTCAACGATGAATGTGATACTGTCGGCATCTATGGATACACGCGAATACACCCGATGTCGGAGAATCGCCGCAATCCGCGTTTTGCTCCTCTGCTCCCTTCTGCCTTGGGAATGATTGTCACTTCCCCGAGATTCAACGCAACAAAGTACGCGGCGCGAATCATTTGGCAGGACTTGCTGAACTACAAGCAATACAACATGAAGGAGACTTCCTTTTCGGATCTCTATCCCAATCATGTGTTCGATCCAGTTGAGATTGCAAAGCACACTAGGGAGTTTACGCGACCTGATCAGTACTTCGTCAACACCCAGTACGCTTTGGAAGCGTGACTAAATACTCCAAGAGGTATTTGTCATGGGTAAAACGCTGATTACAGGCGGTTGGGGTCTCGTCGGTTCCGAGATCCCCGATAGCGAACAATACAAGAGACCCCGACACGCAAGCATGGACTTGTGTGGTTCTTATAACACCGATGTCCGCGATGCGATGCATCAATTCGACATCAGCGAGGTCATTCACCTTGCAGCCAAGGTCGGTGGGGTAAAGGGCAACAACGACAACATGATGTCCTACTTCATGGACAACATGGTGATGAACACGAACATTCTTCGTGCTTGCTCTGAGTTGAAGTCGATCAAGAAGGCAACCTTCATGCTCTCCACCTGTGTCTTCCCTGCAAAGGTGACATATCCCGTGGACGAGTTGCAACTCCACAACGGCGAACCACACCACACCAACTATGGATATGCATATGCAAAGCGTATGCTTGAGGTTGGTGCGCGTACTCTTCGTCAGAACGGAAAGCAAGCGCGGTGCATCATCCCGTGCAACATCTACGGCAAGAACGACAACTATGACATCGTCAACGGGCATGTGATCCCGAGCCTGATTCATAAGTGCTACCTTGCCAAGAAGAACGACACCGAACTTGTCGTTTGGGGTAGCGGCGATGCCGAGCGTGAGTTCATCTATGCTCCCGATATCGCACGGGCGGTCGTGGAGATTCATAACGATGATCGCAAGGACGATGCACTAGACCTGATGATCGTCTCGCCCAACATCTCGTACAAGATCCGCGACATCGTATTCATGATCGCGGACTGCTTCGACTTCACGGGAAAGATTGTGTTTGACATCACTAGTCCCGAGGGTATACTTCGCAAACCAACATCTGCCCACAAGTTCAGGAAGTTCTACCCGAACTTCAAGTTCACGGGCATTGAACAGGGGATCGCAGAGACATGCAAGTTCGTAGAGGAGAACTATGACAGCCTTCGCAAATGAGTGGAATGGAAAGACTGCCGTCATCACGGGAGTCAATGGGCAGGACGGATCCTACCTAGCCGACATGCTTGTCGCCAAGGGCTACAAGGTGATCGGTCTGAAGCGTCGAACATCGACCATCACAACTGGTCGCATCGACCACCTGTACGACAACCCGCTGTTTAAGATGCATCACTATGACTTGCTTGACGGTGCTGCGGTGTCGCACATCATCTCGCAGTACAAGCCCGACGAGTTCTATAACTTGGCGGCACAGTCGCATGTTGCCGTGTCTTTCGAAATCCCCGAGTACACATCGGACGGTATCGCGGGGGGCACACTCAAGATCCTTGAGGCTATCCGCAGCCTCAGCCCGACTACTCGCTTCTATCAGGCATCCTCATCCGAGATGTTTGGCGACAGCGATGATTACGATCCGAGCAGAGGCTACGACGAAGAGAGCCGCATGATGCCCGTCTCGCCGTATGCCGTGGCGAAGTTGCATGCCCATCACATGACCCGCGTATATCGAAACGCATATGGTCTTCATGCATCGTCGGGCATTCTCTTCAACCATGAGAGTCCCCGCCGTGGCGAGACATTCGTGACCCGAAAGATCACGATGGCGGCAGCGCGGATCAAGATGGGCTTGCAGAAGGAACTGCGTCTAGGCAACCTTGATGCCATGCGCGATTGGGGATTCGCGGGTGACTATGTCGAAGCCATGTGGCTCATGCTTCAGCAGCCCGAGGGAGATGACTATGTCATCGCCACACAGCAAACTCATACCGTCCGCGAATTCCTGAATGTCGTGTTCGAAGAGGCGGGGCTTGATTGGCGCAAGTATGTGGTTATCGACCCCAAGTACTTCCGACCCAACGAGGTGCCCTTCCTGTTGGGAGACCCCGCCAAGGCTAAGGAAAAACTTGGTTGGTCTCCGAAGGTAGACATGCCACTCCTTGCAAAGATTATGTACAAAAGTGACATGGCAGAGTTGACAAAGCAGTTGCAAGGCGGTACAGTATATGTGTGACGAAAGGGGTTCGCCCTTGCCAAGGTTCGCCAAGGCTAGTCACCGTGTGCCTTCGGGCACACGCTGAACATCTTCTGACGCTACCCCGCTGCATGATCGATTGTGGTGAGGTGGTGAAAAAAGCGGCTTAATAATCGGATCCGTGTCGCTCAGAAAACTCAGCCCCCGCGAGTTCGAAATCGCGGGGGTTGTGCTTTTAGGCTTGACTTGTTTGTGACTGATGCTACAATCTACGGTATGACCTTACCCTACGAGCAATACCTAGCGATCAACAACACGCGAGAGTTTCTGTTCTCCCTGATGGATCCTCAGCGGACACCTAAGGCACCCCGATATCTCCGTGAGAGAGCGCGTCAGTTGCTGAAGCATTTCCCAACCGAGTACGATGCCAACGAGTTGGTGAAGGCTCATACTGAGTGGCTTCATGAGATCAACACCAAGAAGACCGATGTCGAGCGAGGCAACCCTGTCGAATACAGCCCCCGCTATGGCGGTTGGATCTTTTGGGATGAGACATCGACTCAGCCAAGCAAGCCATACCTGACGAGGCGTGATGCTCAGGATGCCCTCAATCGCTACATTCAAGACCTAGGGTGAGATCATGGACGGGATTCACATCGTTGACCGCCTGACGCTGACACATCGCGCCATTCAAAGTGGCATGGAAGAGATCGGTCGCAACAAGATTGCCGACCTCATCAAGGATGCAAGAGATCGGATTCATGAGTTGGAGGGATTGGCATACTCATATCATCCACAGCCCGATTCCCCAAATGGAACGACATGGCGCATGGAGTATGAAGACCTGATCGAAGTCCTTCTCACGATGACACCGAAAGAGTTTGAACAATGGCAGACGGACATGAAGGACTGATTGACTGCCCTTGCAACCTGTACGAACTTGCCAAGGAGATCTGTCTGCGTATCGACCGCCCCAAGCGGCATTGCAGCGTGATCCTTCACAAGGGAAGAGTAGTTGCGGTGGGTACGAATCAGATGAAGACACATCCGCTTGCCCGTAAGTATGGGTACCTGTTCGATGAGATGCATTCTGAACTGGATGCATTTCGCAAGTGCGGAAACAAGCAGGGACTTGAATTGTGGAACTTTCGATTCAATCGCTTTGGACAAGAGAGAATCAGCCGACCTTGCCTCAAGTGTCTGCCTTGGTGTGTCGAAGTATTTGATACTATTCACTTCACCACGGGAGAAGGCGTTCAGCGACTCCGAGGAAAGTAAAGGCAATTTACCCATATTGACATTTGTCTTCAGAGATTGCCATTAAATAGAATGACACCGCGCTTTGTTCAGCGGCACAACACCTTTAGTCTTGGTGACACCAAGACAGGAGCAACAGATGACTGTCAGAGAGTCATTGATCGGCTCTGCGATTGCTGCGGCACTCGCAGTCACACCCGCAAACGCTGAGTTTGTCGTGGTCAACAATCCCCTTTTTTATGAGACGGGCAACTACTCAGATGCCTTTGGAACCAACGGCACAACTGAGTACAGAACGAGTTGGGCACAACAGTTCACGCTCAATCAGGAATACACCCTATCGTCTATTCGATGGTGGGGTGGAGTGAACGGATTCTTTGGTGACGGAATCCAAAGCATCACGGGCTTTCAAGTGATTGTTTGGAATCAGGATTTCACCCAACAGGTTCGCAGCATCAATCTGAGTGTGGGCGACTACACCATGACTGATAGCGGTACCGACAACTTCTTTGGGCAGGATGTGTATACCTTCTATACGCCTGTCTCGTTGCAGTTGGATGCAGGAACCTACAACATGAACATTGGTGCTTGGTATGCCGATGCAGGAGTAGCACACGATCAGTTCGTGTGGAGTACGGGGCAGCACTCCTCCAACGGCATGCCGACTTACTACACCGAAAACGCTAGTGTCTTTGGTGTTTGGGGTCAATGGCATGAGTACATTGGGGGTTCTTTCAATGCGGGTGGTGCAATGGTTCTTTCTGCGCCAACCCCTGGGGCTATCGCTCTTCTTGGTCTTGCGGGACTATTCGGTCGCCGCCGTCGATAAGTCTAGTTGATACAAGTGAATACGAACCCCTGTCGCAAGACGGGGGTTCTTTTCATAAATAGAGGACAACTAATGTGACCATCTTCTACCGCCACGGGGTGTGCATAGCATAATCCCAAGCGGCTTTTCATTGGCATAAGGAGGTTGCATGGAACAGAAATCAGGAACCAAGACAACGGAGTTTTGGGTAGCACTTGCACCCGTACTGATCGGGCTGATCGAAGGACAAAAAGGTGACGCGGAAAACAGTCGTTACCTCATCGTCTGTGGCACGGCATTGGGGTGCATGTACATCGCAAGCAGAACGCTACTCAAGATGAAACCACCAACTCAAACAGAGGAGAGCAAATGACGCAAGTAGATCCAAACAGAACATTCAAGATCGCAATACATTCCGACCATAGCAATTCAAGATGGAACGGAAGTAACTTGAACGGGAAGACCGCAGTCAAGGGGGATATCATCGAAGTCAACATTCATATGACTCCGAACCCATCTGCTCCCGTCAATGGTGTTACCAAGCAGATGTATGCATTGTTTCGCAGCGCAGATGTCTTGCTGAAATACGATCCCACGAAACTGGAACTTGTAAATGCGAGTGCAAATCCACGCTCTACCGACAAAGCGATCATCGATGTCTCTCGCATTTCAGCGACCGTGATCGACAACGGCATCATCAAGTTTCATAGTCGCGTCTATCCGCCGCCACAGAGAGCAAACTTCTATTGGGAGTTTGGTGGATATAAGTTGATGGGAGGTGCGCGAAATCTAGGTGTTGTTCGTTTCCGTGTATTGGATGACTTCTACTTCCCGACCGTGCAGACAACAAACATTGATATTCTCCCCGAAGCACAGATAAACGGTGCAGTAGTAAAGACATTCGTTGACGGAAGCCCGACTCCCAATACCAACATGGTCGATCCAAACATGGAAGACAATGTCAATCGGATCAAGTTCGGCCCTCGTCCCGATTACAAGATGAAGGTGACAATGACTCCTCCGTCTGTTGTGTCGGTTGGCAGCGAGTTCTCGGTGCCCCTGACAATCGAAAGTCTTACTTCACCTCAATGGTTCTCATCGGTCACGGCAATTCTGATATGGGATCCGACTAAGATCGAACTCATGGGATTGGATAAGACGGGTGCAAAGGTTGCTCAGATGTCGGGATTCCTTTGGGGATGTCCGACATGCCTCAACGAGACAAAGGTTCCGAAAGACGGAAACGCCCAATTCATGTTCCTTAACCAACTCGGCAACATGACTCCTGTCTCTCAGCCGACACTCCTCGGAACCTTGAAGTTCAAGGCGGTCAGCCAGTTTGATGAGACCGCCATCGAAGTCGTAAAGATGAATGACCCCCGTTTGGCGGGACTATCCATCATCGATGACACGGGAATTATCACAGGGACGAGTGCCAGTTGTGAGGAAATCTACGGAACTGTTATCAAGGGATGGAAAGTCCCATAACTACTTACGAAGTGGGCATTTGACACCCACATGTGCGCCCCCTCCCATCTTCACAGGGAGGGGGTTGCTTTTTTGGTGGGAATTGGGAAAGTGGCTTGACAGCAAGGCGGGGATACGGTATCTTTATGGTGTCAGAGGAAAGTACACGATGACACAGACCACACTACCAACCTCCGCTAGCCGCAAGAACCGCGCCCTAGGCATTCCCGCATTGGCAGCGACGAAGGCTTCACAGGCGAGGGCTACCCGTCAATACGCTATTCAGGACGAGCGCAAGACTCTTCTAAAGCATCCTGAAGCCAAGGCGGGACAGCAGTACAAGATCCTCCGTGGAAACGGAGAAGGCAGCGTAGGCAAGTTGGTGTGGTGGGGCAAGACCAAGTGGGGTACCCGCTACATGCTTGCCGTTTCCGATAACAAGTTGCCAAACGGTCGATACGCGGATGTGGTCTATGCCCGTCCGTCGAACATCCTTTGGCTAGAACCGACCCGCGAAGCCCGTAGGGAGGCTTTGAGCAAGGAGTACAGCGAACTAGACTCCTATGAGGAAACTGTCTACCGCACCGAACTCCTGCGTCTCTACAACGATGCAGCGAAGGAGTGGGGGTTCGACCTCAAGACGGTGCTGACGCGAACCGCTGTCGCCCTGCGCGAGGAACTGAACTCAATCGATCAGCGACTCCGCTACATCAATGAAAACTCTTGGGCATGCGATGGGCCTGCCTACACTCAGGTTGAGCGAGAGAACGAGTCATTGAATCGCAAGACCAAGACACTCAACCACGCCCTTGCGCTCATCGAAGGAGAAATTGCTAATGCTGCATGACTTTCTGACCACAACCGATGAGAAGAGAAAGATCGTCTACTTGGCGATCCTTGCATTCGTGGTGCTACTCTGATGCAAACAACCATACACCTTCTCAACACCGTGCATAACGACACGGTGACACTTATATCCAACGATACCGATTCTGTATCGATTCATGGTGCCGAACGCAGCATGGGATCGAAGTGGCGCGATGGTCAATACACATCAAAGCAAGCCCGACTCCTATGGCAGCAGATCATCGAAGAGGGCGGGAAGCAGATTGATGTTGGCAACCTCAACACAGTTGTCGCTGCTCTCATAACCAACAAGACAGCCGCATATCAGATGGCTATCAAGTTGATGGAGAACAATCTGAAGCAGGAGCAGGAGTCGCGCAATCGTGAGCGCGAACATGCCGCAGAGCGCGAAGAGCAACTTGTAAAAGAGATGCATGACCTAGAGTTGCTTCTGCAACAGACGATGGATCGTGCATATCTCGCGGAGACGCAATGCGCCCTCTTGACAGGTACCACCACTCATACCTACCATGGTGAAGAGAAGTACATGGATGATGCCGTATGAGTAACGACCAAGAGAATCTGTGGGTTCTGCGATGGGATCGCCATCCGACCAAGCGTGTCTACTTTCAGAAAGAGTACAGCGGCGGCAATCCACACATCAGAATGTGGGGAGTTGGCTTCCAAGGCTTGGACGATCCACCGCCGAAGTTGCATGTCCCGAACACATCGATGGGTGATTGGGAAGTAGACCTCAACAACGAAGAGACCTCGTACAGCATCGGCATCGATTTCGCCCGTGAACTTTGGGGTCGCATGATCGAAGCAGGATGGGCGCAAGACTTCAGGGAAACCCCTTTCTAAACCATGAGCCACTTCTACGCACAAATCGTTGATTCCTCCCGCAAGACTGTCCCGACCGCTCGGGGTCACAAGTCAACGGGCATCCAAACTCTTACTCAGTCATACAACGGACAGATTCGCGTCCGCATGTGGCATGACATGACCACGGGCGAGGACAAGTACGAAGTCATTCTTCAGCCCCACGGCTACAGGGAAAGTGACGGTGGTATTGTCCTCGCCACGGGGGTCATCTCGGACGATAACTCCCCGTGATTATCGGACTTGCCCTATTTCAGACCCAACTGCACAATAGGCTTGACTTCCCCTCGGGATTTGGTATACTTCTGATGTAGGAGGTAATTCCCATGACCAACGACCTTTACGCCCTGACGCACTACGAGCGAGGAGTTCGCTACGAGTTCACGGTGAAGGACGGAGTCTATGTGGTTACCCGTGTGTGGCTGCTAGACAACGAGCGCGAGTACATGGGTGCCTATAACAAGACCGCTGCCCGAAAGTTTTGGGACGGTCTTGCTGCTCAGGGCTTCGTGAAGGCTTGACAGCCGCCCTTCGATACGATACCATTCGGGTGTGAAAGGAACCACGAACATGCCAACCGCAACCGCCGCCGTCAATCTCCTAACCGCCTCCACCAATCTCCCTGCCTCATGGGGAGACAAGAGCCTAGCCCTGCTACGGCTAGATCGGTGGCTGTGGTCTGCTCAGGACTTGGTCAACAAGTACTACGCGACCAACTTCAACATCCTCACGCCGTCCCTGCTAGAGATGTCTGACGGTCGCCGCTACATCCGTATCGATGTCATCAACGATGGTGGTCGTGGGCAGCGCAGCGTGTGGGCATTCATCGACAAGAAGACGGGCGACATCCTGAAACCCGCAGGGTACAAGGCTCCCGCCAAGCATGCCCGTGGCAACCTCTTCGACAGCAACAACGGTCTCGGATCCCTGACTCCTCAAGGCCCCGCCTACCTCAAGGGCTAAAGAAACTCCTCGGTGCGACCCCCTCATGCGACGAGGGGGCATTCTCATAGAAAGAAACTCATGAACAAGAACCCATCGTCCAAGGATTTCGCAATCGTCGTTCTCGTCGCATCTGCGATCTCATTCACGCTCGTCTCGCTGCTATCGGCGGGATATCTCGCGCTCTACCACTTCCTCCGCGACCACTTCGGTCTCGGGTTTTGGCAAGTTGTGTTCCTGTATGCAATCGTCGTGACAGGACTCAGCGCGATCACCGTGGTCAACAGATCAAGTCGCTGACGGCGGCTCGGATGGTTGAACGCTAGAAGGGGTACGGAGTGCTTTCCGTGCCTCCTCTAGTTTTTTGAATCCGTTCTGTTCCTTGATCTTGGCGATGATTTCCTTCGTCAGGTCTGACTGTACCTGTGCAGCGACTCCTTCAGGACCGAAGATTCTTCGCTGCTCATCGTCGGTCATCGTCTCCTTGAGGATCTGAATCATCTCCACGATCTCGCGGATGGCGGTGGCGTTTCTCTTGCTGTTCACCGTAGACCAAACGATCATGGCAATCGCTGAGAGGAAGCCAAGGACTAGAAGTATCGCACCGACAAGAGCGATTTCTTCCATGTAGTACTGCGATGCTGAGGCAAATCCAATCATGAGAAGACCTATGAAAGCAAGCGATCCACCATATGTCTTGTTGAGGAAGAAGGCGACCGCTGCACCACCCGCGATCAGTAGAAACCCGATGACCCAAAACATACTGATGTAGCCGTACAACTTCTCCATGGCTCTGACCTTCGTTTCATCCAACATGACCTGAAGGCTCGTCAGCGACTTCTCCAATTGATTGACTTCGGCAGTCAGTTTGTTCAACTTATCGGTCTCTCGCTGTAGATCGTCAGCGGCCTCAATAATGTTGGTAGCCTTGCTGTCAATCCGTGTCAGCGCGTCAGCCGCCGTATTGACCTCTGTAGCCTTCGGGGCGGGGGAGGGGGTCACAGAGCGGGTGGAGGGAGCGGGTGCCTGTAGAGCCAATCCCTGCCTCACAGTAGCGGTCTCCTGAAGGATCTGTTCTGCGTCTCGCTTGATGTCCCCTATCGAATCCTGTGCATGGTCGATAACCGAACTGAGAGCGGCAGAAGAAGCCCCCGTGGATGGGGTGACAACTGGTGTGGTCTTACAAGCGGTCAGCGCGAATACAGCAAGACACATGAGCGAATGCAATACTTTCATATCGGTATTTAGCCGATGAGTATCCATGCATAAACACTCTTTATGTCTAACTCCAAACCCAATCAAAAGCGTGAACACATCAAGACGCACATTTACAGGATGGGTGGGGAAGTGTCCCCTGTGTTGGTATTCCGCGTCAGCACGAAGGACACCAATAGATACGAGAAGGAGGGATGGGAAGAAGTTCTCATGACCTTCAGGCATGATGGAGAAGCACTCCACATCCGCTACACAGGAATTCGAACAGAAAGAGTACAGAATGCCGCGCCGAACAGCAATCGTGAAACCAAAAAGACCGAAGGCATCAACCCCCTCACTAAAGCCTTCCGACAGGCGTTCTCGTTCTTCCGTTAAGAGTCCACGAAAACCCGCTGCGCCGCGAAAGCCCCGTCCTTAAAGTTTGACGGTCTGATAGGTATCGAAAACGAAGTTGACCGTTGCCGTCATCGGTGACGGTTCGCTTTCACTATGAGTCAGCGTGAATCCCGATATCTTCGTGGGTATGAGATTGCTGAAAGTCATCATGAGAATCGGGTTCTTCTTGTTGTTGAGGAAGAACAGTTTCCCGTGGTTGACATTCCCCTTGTACTCAGGCACGATCTCCTTGAAGTCGCGGTATGGAACGCCTGAGCGCATCCACTTCACCATTTCCATGTAGTTGCGGAAGTTCTCATCGATTATGAATCGGATGGAGATGTCGGATGGCACACCACCACCAGGCGACTTGATGTCATTCGCAGCAAACAGGTGATTGTGGATTACGGGAGTGGAACTCAGATTGGGTGTCTGAACCGCTGTGCAGAAATAGGTGACGGTGGGTACCTTCTCGCACATGAACCTGAAGTTCGTGCTAGCAGCCAAGTTCGTGTTCAGCGGATTGTTTCCGAGAGAACCGAAATTGGTGAGTTCAGGTAGCCAGTTCTTTACTGCGGGTGATGACATCAAGGATCCTTAATCTCATATGAGGTGAACTGGAATGTTGCATCACATGTAATGATCGGTGCATCAGCAACCGCAGAGTTGAAGGGGATGTTGCTCAAACCCGTGATCATAAGACCATCGAATACGATTCGTGCAACTGGATTTTTCTTGTTATTCAGCATCAACAGTTGACCCGAATCGGTGATCAGGTTCAGCATTCTCGCCTGAGATCCATCTTGGAAAAAGCCATAGTAGTTCAGCGACTTCTTGAACCACTCCGACATTTCGAACCAGTTGCTGAAGTCCTCATTCACGATGAACTTGACAGCCAAGTCCCCGTGATCAATCTTGTTGCCGAAGAATTTCAGCGAGGATGCAAACGGTACGGGCACACGGATCGGATCCATCGACAGATCGGGAAACGACACCTCTGTGCAGAAATAGACACCGCTACGCACTTTCGGAATCATTAACCGAAAGTTCGTGGAGAACGCGGGGTTCGTATTGTCGGGCTGTCGGTTGAGACTGCCAAAGACAATATCGTCGGGTAACTTGGGAACAGTCATCGAATGTATTTAGAAAGGAAAGGGGCTGTGAGGATTTCTCCCCACAGCCCCCGCGAAATTCCCCTGCCGAAGCAGGATTCTTGCCTTCTGATTATCAGAAGAGGTTTGTTACCTTAACGATGCGGTAGTACATGTTCTTGCGAACGGCACCCGCAGCGTATGGATCCGAGACCGACTGACCGCCCGAGATTGTCGCAAACGGATTGTTGACCAAGCCGTAGCGAGTCTTGAAGCCGATCTTCGGCTGGAACGAGTTCTCACCGACTGCGCGTACCATCTGTAGCGGAACATAGGGGCAGTAGAACATGCCCGCGTCATACGCAGACGATCCCTTATAGCCTGCCATGAAGAAGTCATGGGAGGTTGTCATGGACGAATAGGGATCGATGTAGACGCGCAACTTGCCGTTGAGGACACCCGCAAAGGTGTTGCCCGTGTCATCCACATTGAGGTTGGTGCTGAGGGCGGGGGCGTAGTCAAGAACGCCTGCCATGCTCAGAGCCGAGGCAACATCCGAGGAGCAGACAATGAAGTTGCCCTTTCCACGGCGGGTTTCCTTGGCGATCTGATTGCACTCACGCTCAATCTGGAAGAGCAGACCCTTGAACTTCTCAACCGACCAACGACCGTTGGAATCGACATTGAGATCGAACACACCTTGGGTCTGAGTCGTGCCGCTCTTGGCACCCAACTTAGCGTTGTTATAGATCACGCGAACGACTTCGCGGTTGATCTCAGCCAAGATTTCGCTCGACAGGATGTTGGCGAGTTCGGTCTCAGCGTCGAGGCCGTGGATCGCCTTGAGATCCTGAGCGAGTTCCATCGTGTACTCAGCCTTGAGGGCGCGGGTCTTTGCTTCGACCGTTGTCTTCTCAATGCTGAACGCCATCTGTGGGAATGGGTTGCTTGCAGCGTCACCGAGGGATTCGCCCTTGTAGGTGGTGTAGCCCTGAGTTCCCTTCACGCCCGAGGGAGTGCCGAGACCGTTAACGGGATCAACGCCACCAACTTCGAACGGATCGGTGTTGTAGACACCCGCAGCGGTTGTACCTGTCGAACCCGATCCACCGAAGGCGGTGTCGGCTTCCTGATACAGAGCCTCGGGGCCTGCCTGATCCATGTAACGCGAACGCATAGCGAAGATAAGCCCTGTCGGGCCGCTCATCGGCTGAACGCCGCAGATGTCGTAAGCAATGAGATTCGGCATTGCACGACGAACGAGCGAGATGAGGATCGGATCCCAACGAGCGACATTGCCGCCGCCCTCTTGTCCAGCCGACTGTGCGCCGCTGAAGTTGGTTGGAGCCGACTCGCGGAGGTACTGCTCTTGGTTCTCCAAGAGCATGGTTGTAACTGCCTTGCGGTAGTTGTCCTTGATTGCGGGAAGATCCGCATGCTCAAGGATGGGTTGCCACTTCTTCTGAAGGGCTTCGGAAATAGTGAGTTCCATTTAGGGTTTCTCCTTGGTAGTAACTTGGTTAGAACGAACTTTGATATTTAGCCTTAACGCTATTTACCGTTTTGCAATACGACGAAGCGTGTCGGCATAAGCCTTCATCGATTCAGTCAGGTTCTCGACTTGACCACCAACGGGGGTCTCATCGATGCTCTCTTCGGCAGTCGCAGCAGCCTCTTCGGTGAGGACAGTCTTGTTGCTCTTGCCGCTGAAGTACGACTCCTTGATGATCTCCAACTTGTTGCGGACATCACCCTCTTCGCCTTCAAGGGTTACACCCTCAGCGAGAGTACGGAAACGCTCCTTCTGTGTGACTGTGAGATCAGTAGCCATCTCATCAAGGATCTGCTCCCGACGATAGCCCTTCACCTCTTCAGCCAACTTGACATTCTTCATGATCTCCTCGTCAAGACGAGCCTTCAACTGATCGGCAGTCTCTGCCATCTTGTCGGCTAGATCGACCTTGGCTTCGGGAACCATGATGTCATGCTCAACGAAGAGACTGCGGAGACCGTTCATGAACTCCTCAGCGACTTCGGTGCGGATGCCCTTCTCAACAGAGAGACGGTTCTCCTCAAGCCACTCTTCGATGACATACGAGAGATACGAGTCCAACTGCTCGGTGAGAGCCTTCTTGGTCTCATCGATCTCCTCAACAAGACGGTTGTTGTACTGCTCTTCCAACTCAGTCTTGATCTCTTCAACGCGCTCGTTGATAGCAGCCTCAAAGATGGTGGAAGCCTTGGTCTTAAAGTTTTCGGTGAGATCTTCGCCGTCGAACATGGCGGTCATGTGGACATCTAGATCCTCACGCATCGCCTTCTTCGCCTTGACGCTTGCTGCCAACTTTGCCTTGGCATCTCCACCCGCAGCACCGACATCAACGGGACCAGGAATTACTGCCCCCTTGCCTGTGCCATCCTTGTAGAGACCCGCGAACTTGCCGCTGCCTGCACCTGTGGTGGAAGCATTAGCAACGCCGCCCTTGACCTCTTCCTCTTCTTCTTCCTCAGCCATTCCCTTTTTGGCAGACACATTCTTCATCTGCTTGGTCTTGGCATCGGCGGTATCTGTAGCCTCGTCAAGCGAATCGGTCTCTTCGACCTCTTCCTCGTCAAGGATGATTTCTTCGATTTCCTCGTTCTGATAATCCATGGGGTTCTCCTTGGTATTGGTTATTTATACGGTAGTAACACTTGGCTCACAACTTGTTGATGAAACGCTTGAAAGCGTTGACCATCTCTTCTTCCAACTTGCGGGAGGAAGCCTTGCGGATGGAATGCTTGATTTCATCGATTTCCTTGGCAACGAGAAGACCGTTCTCGTAAATCCATTCCCGACCTTCCATTACCCCACGGACGAAAGCCTCAGGGGCTGAGGGATCTGCAACGATGTCGGCAGCGGTAGAAAGACGGAAATCGTCCTTCACATAGTTCGCGCCGTTCTTCTCCTCAAGGGAGCCTACGCCACGGGACGAAACACCCAACTTGGCACCCTCGTCCATCAGGTTCTTTACGATCTTTCCGTATGGCGTATCCATGATTTTGGCTTTGCCATAGAAGTTCTTGCCATCGGGGCCGAGTTCCATGATCATGTGGGAGACACGCTCAAGATTGATGGTTGGTCCCTCAGGGTGACCCAACTCACCGAATGCTCTCTTTTGCTCAACGAACTCTTTGCGATACTGTTCGACCTTGTCCTTGAGCATTTTAAACTCATAGACACGACCGTTGCGATTCTTGATGTCGCCCTGAAGGAAGGTGCCTTCGATGAAATATGCCTTCTGACCGTTCTTTTCCTCGGTCAGGATTTCGATGCTCTCGTTGACTTCGCAGATGAGTTTCATCCGAATGCTCCTTTAGATCGTGAACTCAAGAATGATGGTTCCGTTTCCTGTGCTGAATTCATTTCCACTATTATCTAGGCTTATCGTGATGGTGCCTGATTCCAACTGTGCCTTCACACCTGTCCGTCTGTGTGAGAACCTAGGCTCAAAATTAAGTTCACTATCGATTCCGTTTGCAAAGAGGCAATCTCCTGCATTTTGTCCATATGTTCCCGCCGTGTATGTGTTGCCCCAACGCGCCGTCCAGTACCACCCCGCGACAGCGGCAGCATTAGATGTTGACATGACAGAGTGAAGTTTTACTGTTCCATCCGCAGTAAGTCCGAAATTTTGTGGGTCTAGAAATGCCGACCCCGTCAACCCAATCGTGATGCTCTCGGCAGTAGATGTAGGAACTTCGCTTGCCACGATCTTCGTGACATATCTCTTATTCGTTCTGACAAGGTCTTGTTTAATGAGCGGCATCAGAGTACGAATTCAAGAATGATGGTTCCCGTCACAGTCGAGGGGGTGATAGTCATGACCCCTGTGGGTGTGGTTGCATTGTTTGGGATTGTGAATCGCTCAAACATGAAATCGATGTTTCCTGCTGCTGCCGAATCAAATGCGGTGGCACCAGGAGTTCCTGCCCATGTCAGCGTGTATCTTGCCGTGCATGCAGACTTAATAGAAGCCAATTTGGCGGTGGTCGCCGTGATGCCATCAGTCATTGCAATTACATCTCCTGTGAGACCGTTTGCAAATGCAGATCCTGTGACACCAAAATTAATCGCTGTACCGTGGGCACTCAACTGAAACTTCTTTACGAGTCTCTTCTGCGTTCCCACCAAGGTTTGTTCTGTGTAAGCCATTAGTTATTCTCCTCGTTTGCTTTGGCAAAGTTGACTGCATGTGCATATGTGTCCTTGCTTTCGGTTGCAAGGACGAGGAAAGCAGTCTGATTCTCCTCGCTCAACCTGTCATAGGCAGAAGCGATTGCCTCGGCATGACGAACAGTCACTTGCTGCTTGGTATTGTCCATCAGTTCAACCGTGGTTCCCTTGCCGCTCTTGATGCATTCTGCGATTGCTGAAAGGAGCCTGTTTGCCATTCCTTTGTATCGAACTTCTTCAACATAGTCAGTTGCAGATTGCTTTACGAATCGAAGAGCCTTGGGATCATCCGAAGAAACAACTGCGGTGGACTCTTGTACCTCCACAGTTGCTCTGTCGCCAAGAATGGAGAAATTGGCTGCGAATTCCTCCGCAGCCTTATTGCTCTTGAACTTGACGCTTACCTTTGCCATCAGCCCTTCCAATTCGCCTTGATGTAGTCAAAGAACTTCTTCTTCTTGCCATCGTCCATCTTGGCGGGAGACGATGCACCGAACTTCTTGAGAGCCTTGTCGAAGAATGCGCGGTAAGCCTTCTGCTTATCGCTCAGTTCCTCCTCGGACATCGTGTACTTCTCGCCCTTCATGGCAACGGCGGCTTCCATGGATTCCTTTGGCGAACCCATGAGAGTCTTCTTCTTCTCTCGCAGAGCCTTGTACTTCTCAACGATCTTCATCGCTTCGTGGAAGTTGATGTCTACAGGAGCGGGAACGATGGCACCCTTGCCACTACCATCATCGTAAAGGCCACCGAACTTGTTCTCCTGCATTGCACGATTGCGCTGTTCACGCAACTTGCGGGAATGCTCAAGACGCACCACGGTCTCCCGATATGCGCGAGTGCGACCGTCGATACCGACCTTCTCGTTGATGTTCTCTTCAGACATGGGTTCCTCTCTTACTTTCCACCAAATGATGGTTTCTTGGCTTTCTTGGGATCGGCGGGTTTTCCTGTCTCAAGTTCTTTCTTCTTGAGATCTGCATCAGCCACCTCGTTTGGTTTACCCGCATCGACGGGCGCGGCAACCTGAGCAACACCCGCGTTCTTGTCCTTCTTGATCTGTGCTGTCATGTTTGCAGCCATCTCAGGATCCTTGTTTGCATCCTTCACCATGTCATCGACATAATCCTTGGTTGCCTTGATTGCAGCCTTTGGACCTGGGAAGAATTCCCAACGCCGACCGTTGATGTAGACGCGGACGGGTTTACCGAATCCCGTGCCCAACTGCTTGATGAGAATGTCCTGCCCCTTGTACTTGGTGGAAGAGTAATAAAACTCCTTCTCAAAGTTGGGGTCGAGCGACATGTCATCTTTTGCGGATCCCGCAGCGGTGGGAACAATCTTAAGATCCCCCGCTTTCATAGGCGTGGTCACGGGTGGGGCAGAGGGTGCGCCAGGTAGGTTTTCGGGAAGTGGTTGAGGTGCTTCCCCCTTTTCGCCCACACCCGTGACTATTTGTCCTGAGAGAGCCTTCTTCAGTTCTTCGATCTTGCTATGGATACGAGAAGCCAACTCCTTTTGAATGAGGCTCTTGAACTTCGGAGCCTCCTTCTTGATGAGGGTTTCGATAACCGACCTGAGGAGTTTGTCTGCTTCGTTTTCCATTCAGACCTCTTATACGAGACCGAACTGCGATGTGTCGGGTTCGATCTTGCCTGCGTTGCGCTCTCTTTCGATTTCCTTGTCCATCTGCTTGATCTCGGCTTCGTTGAAACCAAGCACATTTCTGCGTACCCATTCGTGAGAATAGTACTTACCTATGTATGGTTTAATATTTCCTAGTTCGTCCACCTGTTGGCGGCGCAACTCGGCATTCTTGAGTTCCGTGAACAGGTTGTCCTTGAGGAAGTCGAAGTAAATCGCTTCCTTCATGTCGTTCCACTCGTCAGCGGTAATGACCTTCTTCAGGATCAATTGCTTACGGAGGACATCGAAGAAGAACTCGCAGAACTTGGTTCTGAGCCTGTGGATGTACTTCGTGAACCGCACCTCGTCGCGGGTGATCTCCGTGGAACGCCCAAGCATAAACTGCTTGTCTTGTTCCAAACGACTCACGGGCACAGACAGGGCACGGTACAGTTTCTTTTGGAAGTACACAACATCCGTCAGTTCTCCAAGATTCTGACCACCCTGCAAAGTTGTGATTTCGGTACCACGGCTACCCTCTCTACGGGGCAACCAGTAGTCCTCAAGCATGGACATGAACTTCTTGTCATCCCGAATCTCTCCCGTTGCCGCGTCATAGACGAGACGGTTGCGGTAGCGATTCATGAGATCCTTGACATACTGCTCTGCCTTGGTCTTCGGGAGGTTACCGACATCGATGTAGAAGATGCGGCGTTCGGGGGCACGGCTAATGCGGTAGATGACGATTGCATCTTCCAACATGCGGAGTTGGTTCAGCGGCTTGATCGCCTTGTGTAGGAACCCAACCGTTCTCTTGTAACGGCTGTCCATCAGACCCGACGAGCAGAATGCGATTGCATCCTCGCTGATCTTGATGCCCGATGGATTGCCTCCTGCACGGGGATTATCCTTGTTGTACAAGTAAAAGTCCTTGTATCCCGTGATGATCTTCGTGCCGTTCTTCATCGTTTCCTTGGTGTACTCGCGGATCTTCTGAATGTTCATAGGATCCACATAGCGCAGTTCAAGGATTCCCTTCTGTGGGTTCTCCTCATCGATGATCAAGTGAAAGAAGACCTTGCCATCGACATACCATCGACGGAAGATCTCTGTTCCCTTGGTCTCAAACTGCATGACACGAAGGATGTTGCGGAACTCTTCGTGGATTCGTTCCTTGACATTGTCGCTTGCCTTCAAGCGGTCAAGGACGATCTTGACGGGAGACTTCTTCTCACCCACCACGATTGCCTCATTGATCACATCGTCTACTGCGACTTCAACGATGGGATCCTGAGCCATCTCGCGGTATTTCATGGTCAGTTCGAAATCGTTACGGACGGTGCCGTCGAGATCGACATATTGACCATAGAAACCACCCGCTTCAACAGGAATAGCCCCGTCATCGAATGTCGGAACGACAAACGACTTCAGGGCCTTTTCCTGCTTCTTCTCTTGCTTACCTCGCTCTAGGCGAAATCCGAAAAGTTCCATTATGTAGATACCTCATGACCTTTCAATTAGGTGGTTACGCCTTCGACTTCGAAGTACTGATACGCGATAGTGACATCAAATGTTGAAGGCTCGGATTGCGCTCCCATGTCCATCGTCGTTTCAGCGATGGTTGTGGGCCAGCATCCGACCATCTTATAACGAGCGATGGGGTTGCCTTCACGGGTGAGCGGCGTAATCGTCCAATCGGTCATGAACTGATTCATGGAATTCGCACCGACATTGGTACGGTTCGTGTTCATGAGGTTCATCCATGCTTCGAAAGACTTACGGAGACCGTAGGTTCCATCGTTGTAGCAGGAGATCGACCAATCTGAGAAGGTTCGGTCACCTGGATACTTGAATGGACGGCCCATGTAGTAGGCTTGGTTGGTGTTGAGAGTCGAAGAAGGAATCTTCGAAGCCTTGCACAGGAACGAAACCTGTGCAGAGGGGCTTCCACCACCCGCAGCAGCGGCTACGGCATTGATGGCTCCACCAACTGCTCCACCGAAGAGCGCACCCGCCACAGCGGCTGCACCCTGAATCGCCTGCGTGTTACCACCAGGGAAGTTGCCTTGGACAAGGAACAGGTTGTTTCTTGCAAGACCATTGATGAGATTGGCGCGGAATGCGTCGATGCTGAACTGTGACATTTAGGACTCCTTGTGGTTATTTAGTAGGGTTTCCTGCATCACAAATCAGGCTCCGACCTCGCTGAAGTTCACGCCTGTACGAGTGGCGATGAAGTTCAACTGGATGAAGTTGATGCTGCGATTCGGCTTGATGTAGATATCTGCAACAAACCGATTGCTATCGATTACTTCAGGCGTGTTGTTCTTCTCATCACAGACAACCTTGAAGTCGATGAGACCACGACGAGCCTGAACATCACGGAGGAATGGTTCGACAAGCGAACGGAACTGTGCGCGTGTGAAGGCATCGTTGAACTCAAAGAGGCTGTACTTCGCGGCGGTGGCGATTGCCTTCTCAAGCACGATGAACAGACGGCGCACATTGATGCGGTCGAATGCAGAGGGCTTGGCTTGGGCAGTCTTGTCGCCGTAGAGGACGGTTCCTTCACCCGAGAAGGTGGCAACAGGATTGATGCCATTCTTGTACAAGGTGTCTCTAGAAGCCTGACGGGGTTGGAACGCCAACTTGATCACGCCACGAACCTGACCACGGTTGAAGCCTGCGGGGCTGTACCAAGGATCAAAGTTCGCATCAGTACGAGCGCAGAGACCCGCGATGTCGCCGTTCAGCGGCACCCAACGGTTCTTGTCGTTGTAGATGTCGTACATGTACTTGTAACCGCTGTCGATCACGCAGTACGAGGACGAACCAATGTTGTTGCGATACTGAACAGCACGATCCTGCTTGACCTGATCGGTCTCGTTTGGATCCTTGTTGGGCACCGAAAGGAATGCAACGCAATCCTTACGAGCATCAACGATGTCCTTGATCGAAGGAGCAACGAGATCGGCAACAGAAGTTGTGAGATCGGTAGCGGGAGTAAATGTCTTATCGGGACCACCGATGATGAGATTGACATCAACAGTCTCAGCATCGGCAAAGAGGCGGTAACCCTCAGGATCTGAATCGGTATCCTGACCGAAAGCAACCTTCATGTAGTCGGTCAGATCGGCAGTCTTGCCGTCCTTACCACCCTTGAGTTGCCACACGCCAACACCGAACGAACTGTTGGTCGCGGTGATGCCCGAAGTAGCAGCAAGCGATGCTCCTGTATAGTACTTGAGCGCATCGCCAGTACCCCATGCACCTGTTGATCCACGGAAGAGATCGTTGTAGGAAGTGTTGTTTGCCTTCTTGACGGCAGCGATGTACTTCGATGTGCGATTGATACGGTCAACATAGTAGTTGCTTGTACCATCCGAAGAAACCACACCTGGGAGGAACGACAGACCTTGGAACTTCTCAAGGATTGTGTTGCGAGTTCCCGAAAGGAGACCATTCTTGTCGATGACAACCAAGTGGAATTCGTCGTTTGCACCGCCAAGATCAGAGACATAAGTCGTGCTGTTTGGCTTGGCATCGAATTCATCACCATAAGACCAATTGCTGAAGTCGTTGCCCGCAGCGGTGTATCCCGAAGCGGTGATGCCTGTGCCTGTAACTGCGACAGTCGCGCCACCGCAGATTTGAACCTCAAGGGTATTTCCAAGGGCACCCGCATAACGAGCGACAAAAGAACCAATCTTGGTAACATCTGCAAACTCAAACTTATCATCGTTTTCGATCATTGCTGCATCAGAATCCCAAACAACAGAGCCACCCGCACCTGTTGCGGTCGCGCCTGTATAACCATAACCGTTGGCATTGACCATTTCGTCAATCTTGGCACGAACGACCTGAAGATTGTTGCCGTAACCAAGGAAGTTGGCGGCGGGGAACCACCACTCAGCAACATTGTCATCGGGTGCGCCGAAAAGTTGAACGAGGTTATTTTCGCTGTCAACGAGGATTCGCTTGTTGCATGGGCCCCAATTGAATAGACCCACGATGCCTGCATTGGTTGTCGCAACAGCAGGGACGATTGTGGTCAAGTCCTTCTCTGTTACATTCACGCCTGGGGAAAGTTGGAATGCCATCTCAGTCTCCTTGGATTGGTTTGATAGACGGGGGTATTTATTCGTTTGATCATTTCACCCGATCATCACATGATCTCGTTTGCATCGTCCATCCATGATCTATCCCGCCTAGATTGTTTAGGTTTCTCCGTAGATTCGCTAGCAAGCATCCTCGCCGCTTCGTCCATTTCGTCTTCTACGCTGTCAAGGAAGCCAAACGGTGTCAGGTCTTCCTCCAGTTTCTTGAGTTTTTCCTCAAAGAGTCGCTTACGGACATCTAGGTTGACCAAGTCCTTGAAGTAGTCCTGTGTGGTCAGCCAACCAAACATGACCAAGCAAGCCATGAGATCGTCGTGGTAGCCCTCTGTAGCCTCGTATGACCCCGCCTTGGCGATGTAGGTACTGATCTCTGCAATGATATCGAAATCGTTTACTATCAATTTGTCGCTTTCGATCATTTCCTTAACCACGAAGCAACCCGCCTTCTTGATTTGGCTGCTCATCTTCACGCCGCTATACACCCTGCCACCACCGAAGCCTTCTCCGACTTTCTGACCTTTCTTGCCTTTGATGGTAATCGTGATCACATTCTCATACTCAAGTTCGTCCTTGAGGATGTCTGCCACATGCTGCCCTGTGTCATTGATTTCAATCAGGGCGTATGCCTCGTTGTATTTCTCAAGGATCGTCTTGATTAGGTTCGGGAACACAGGGACGGGAATAGTATTGTTTCGATACTTTGCCACCACCTTGTACGGCATAGAGGTGACATCCAAGACCAACATGGCGTTGTAATCCTGCCCAATAGCCCTACTAGAGTCAATCAGACCCGTATAGATGTGTCCTTTGATGGGATGCTCATAGATTGCCAAGCCATCTTCCGTCTCCATTAGAGGAGTTTGGAATGTCAGGGCGGCAATCTTCGATGCCTTGATCAGCGTCTCCTGAGAGCCAAGGAATTCACATTCATATTCTGAATACCATTGCCGCTCGGAGGTATTCTTGATCGTGGTTTCCTTGAACTTCTCATCACGCCCAGGCACTTGCCACCAATGTGCTTCGACGGGTACGAACTCGGACTTCCCGTTTTTGGCATTCTGCCACATCTTGTAAAACAGATTGAGACCATTCGGGGTGGACACGATGACCGTCTTCGATGTCTTACCTGAGGTGATCGTGGGATACACCGATGTGAAGAACTCTTCCGCGATCTGCTCGGGAACGAACGCAAACTCGTCAAGCATCAGGAAGTTGTAGGACGAACCACGGACGGCACTAGATGATGTAGATGAACAGATGACCTTCGATCCGTTCTCCAATGTGATGCTCGTCTTGTTCCATTCGATGATGCCCTGCTGCAACCACTTCGGAAGGTTTTCATACGCGACCTTGAAGCGATCCATAATTTCGGTCGCAGTCTTCAACTTGTTGGCGAGGATTGCCGCCTTATATGTCGGATTGAACAGCACCATGTGCAGAATGCAAGCCACCAATGTCGCGGTCTTGCCGCTCTGACGCGGGATCTTGCAGATGGTGAAGCGGTTGTCGAATACCGAACGAGCGATATCCTTCTGAAAGTCATACAGCCTGAAAGGCATGAGACCTTCATCGATGGTGACAACCTTGATGTATGTCTCAATGAAATAGATCGGGTCTTCGGAGCATTTGATATACTCCTCCAACTGCTCTTTTGTGAACTCCTGCTTGACATACGCACCCTTTAGAAGGGGGTTGCCTAGGTATGTCTCATGATCATTGCTCATCTACGATATCGCCCCGATCAATAGCCTTACGCTGATCACGAATCATCTTCTGCAAATCAGCCGTGCTGCCCACATAGATGGAGTTGTTCGTGACTGTTGTAGTCTTTGCCTTCTCTTCCTTCTTGAGATCCTTCATGCGGCGATGGATATCCATCAGCCTGTTATTAGCCTCAAGGGATGATTGTATGAGTTGTGCCATTACTTCGTAGGCACGGGCTTGTTGACTGTCCTGAGCCAGTTCGCTGATGCCTTCGATGGCTTCCTGCGACTTCTCAATGATGCACTTCAGGTTCTTTCGAACTTCGTCGTAGTCCCTGTCTGCATCGGACGGATTGTACTGATGGTCTACGGAAATCGCCTTTACTGGAACGATATCCACAACTTCGGGATTGGGTTCGATTCCCAATGTGTTTGCGATGTTCATGTCGATGTTGCTCACGGCTCCTCCTGTCATTATGTTCCCCATGCTGTCGGGGGATACTCACGAATGCTCACACTTGCATGTGTAGCCCCTGCGCCTGTCCATCCTGCCGTCAGAGACGGTGTATAGCCTCCTGCCGTAATACCCGCAGCGGCAGACACTCCAATGTCTGCGTATGGCTTGAATGCTGCTGTGGATGTCGTGCTTGGCGAGAAGTCCTTGATGTCGAAGATGTTGACATTCGTGTTGAGGATGAGCGGGGCTTCCTTGACTGGCCCATACAGGTACATCTTGGCGATGAACTGAATAGTCGCAAAGTTGACCTTGCGCTGCGAGTAATCCCCATATGACCCATCGTCACCCTCAGTCAATGCAACAGACGAAAGTACAATAGGCACATCAACATCGATATCCATTCCATCGATTGCCTTGATTGTGAACACATATTCGGGCGTAAAGTACGGAAGGATCTGCTCAACGATCTGCAAGCAATCATCCATGCTCTTTGTCATTGCGCTCAGAGTCATGTTCATGTTGTATGGAACACGCTCCCACCGCTTCTTCAATGTACCGCGATCTCCTGCGTTGTATCCAACTGTCTGCTGTACGCTGTTCAACTTACGCGACGAATCGTATTGCAGGGATGAGATCTCAAACGCCAATCGCGGAAGATAGTTCTCCAAACGCACCTGTTGCTGATCGAAGTCGGTTCCGATGCGATCAAGACGCTTCAGGAACTTCTGCTGCGGCCCGTATGCAATAGGAACACGGATGCGCTCTTTCTCGCTGCCGTTGGCATCGTTGCGAACGAGATGCACATTGTTGAATAGTGAGGCAAAGCCAACCACTACCTTTCGGACTGTGCCATGGTAGTAATACTCAAGCATAAATCATGGATCTCCGAATGGGTTGGACTCATCGAAGTTGAAGACAGAGTCTGCCTCGGTTTCGATCTCTTCGTTCTTTGCCTCGTCAAGAATGCCCATTGTGTCATCCTTGCTGATAATTGGGGCATACAGATTGACACCCGCTTTGGCTAGGTAGGCGGTTGCTCCCTTCGCCGTTTCTTCGACCCAAGTACCAACAACATTGGATAGAGATATTCTGAGCGGAGTGACGCTAGGCTCATACGAGTAGACCACCGCCCTCGCAGACGCTCCCGAAGTTGCTCCTGTAATTGATCCATCCGCGTATTGATAAACGCTGTCGCCTTCTGCAAAAGATCCTGATCCATAGATCCCCCCAAGGTTGAGGTTGACTTTGAATCCCGTCTCGTCGTTGATAGCGTCGAGTTCGGGAACTCCAGTATTGAAGTCTTCTTCGGAATACTGGAAGAGTTCGCATGTCAATTGATAGGAGTAGAGTTTGCCCAACTGATAGAACGGGTTCTCATGCTCCACGAACTTCACCTCAAACAAACCCCTGCTGATCGGAAGGTAGAGCAAATCTCCTTCCAAGGGTCTATCCATACCTGTTTCACGCTTGAATCGCTTCTTGGAAACGGTGAACTTCACGCTGTCACGGATCTCAAAGCCAAACTTGGTAAATGTGTCGCCTCCTTCAAATGCTGTAGTCGTGTCCATGTACATTTCGATCATCTTGAAATTGGTGAACCGCGAATACTGCGACTCACCGAAGAGATCGTCCCGCGTTACCATCTCACGCGGCACATAGTACATCTCATGTCCATAGATCTTAATCGCCTCTACGGTCAGATCCTCAACGAGGTTCTGCTCGGGCTGATAAGTCTTGTTGTTGACACGGATGTACGGGTTTAATGCCATGCTTTATTCCTTAGCCCATGATGAAGTCAACGGGCAATTCGCCCTTCAGGATAATTTCCTTCTCAATATCTTCCTTCTGTTGCCACGAATCCTTCATCATCGATTGTCCATCAAGGACAATGTCACCAGGCAACTTGATTCCGCTGTACTTGGAGAGGTTGACTCCCCATTGCCAACGGACAAGAGCCACTAGGTATTTCTTCAGAAGACGGTCGTTGTAGACCTCAGGGTATACACGGGGATCAAGGATGCGGTAGGCTTCGATGATCAGATACATGCCTGCATTCAACTGACGCTTGTCTGAATCAAGGTACAACTTGTTGGCGACTCGGTTGAATCGAATGCTCTTGTCAGGTGACAGAAATTGACGAAGCAGCGAAAGGTACTGCTGTGTCATGTCGTACTGGACAAGATCGATGGTTCCGAAGGTGTACAGGTCGTTCAATGCATACTGGTAGCGAACATCGAACATGCCCACCGACTGCTGTGTGAATGGGAAAATTCGGGTGACGCTGACGATCAGATTCTGAAGCAGGACATTCTCGGGGCAATCGGGGTCTTGGCTAGTCTGAATAGCCTCGGCATCCTCAAAGCCCGAACCGTCTGCCGTCTCTGACTGCACATTGTCGGCTGTAAAGGAAATGTACCCGTTGTCGATGTCCGTTTGGGACAACTTGTACTTCAGGTAGACCTTCTCCACGCCATCGAAGTGGTATTCGGAGAAAAATTGGAGAGCGTCATTCAGACGGTCTTCCAACTGCTCGTCTGCTATATTGATCTCAACTACGGGGTGACCGTTTGCGCGTAGTGCGTACTCTCTTAGTTCCGCTCTCGTTGAAATCAGTCCGCTGCTGCAACTCGACATTTGGCGTTACCTCCTCAGGATATTTAGCCTTTATGTCGGGTTCAGGCACCGACTCTTTCCTAGCGGCTTCAACTTCAGCAGCCACCTCTTGATTTTCCTTGGTGACTTCGACAAGCAGTCTGAAGAAATCGTCAATACGAGCAAGATAGCGGTCACCGTCTTCCCACTTGCCAACTACAGTCCAAGAGTTGTGCTTGGTTCTATAGTGTCTGCGATTCCCATCATAAAACATCACAATCAGGTCGTTTGGATGCTGGTAAGAGGGTTCCAATCTCTTGAAGAGATCAAGGGGTACCTTCAAACCATGCAAGTAGATGTTATCCTTGTCGTGTTTGAACATCGATTAGATCGGAAGTTGTTCCGAATCTCCCTTGATTGTGTCTTCGGGCGTAGCAGTATCAACAAGGGTGGTCAAGTCGGTCTTGCCGACTGTCATGAGAATCTTGGAATTGATTGCCTGAACACGACCAGTACCAATGAGACGGGAGGTCTGAACACCCGTGACGAAATCGGTTCCCGTCTTACCTTTTGAGCCTCCAACCGTGGAGAGTAGGTCAGGACTAGACACATTTGAATTGATTGCAAGCACCGCAAACTTGTTATCTTCGGTTCCCTGTTGAATTCCTGTTGTCCCACCGCTCTTGCTGAATCCTGTGTCGGAAAGGATGCGGACAAAATCCTTGATTCTGACATTTGCATTGACCGCAAGCACGCCTGGACCGATGATGTCCGTATCGCCCATGGAAACACTTCCATTGAGAACCGTGGTTGGGGCGCGGTTGCCCTTGATGTGTGTCTTGCCGATCTTATCCAAGTCGCGGGTGATGTTGATTGTACCGCCGTTGTCTGTGATCACAGGGAACGAGTTGCGGGAGAAGATTGCCCCCGCAGCCTCGGCATTAGATCCGCTGTCGGCTGCAAGCCCATAGTAGGAATCGGATACTGTGCAATGCTTGAGGACAATCGTTCCACCATTCGTGGCATGTGCTGCCACGGGATAGTTGAGGAACATCGAATCTCTGGCCCTAATTGTCCCACCGTCCGTCTGCAATCCAATTGCGTTGCTGTAAACCCCGCCTGTTACGAACGAGGAGAACGCGGGGTCGTTGAGTGCCGATGTGAGGGAGCGATTGATGAATGCAATTCCATCGCCATCTGTCGCACCGACATCCCAAGCACCGATATATGTCCGAGTGTTTCTTCCTGAGAACACAGCACCGTTTGGAGATGTCGTGCGAATCGTCACGCCATACACATCGACAGAGTTGATGTAATTGGTGAATGTCTGATTTAGGAGATTGCCGAAAGTCATCGAACCTTCGTTCTTGACATGCAGCGTGAAGTACTGTCCGCTGATGCCAACAACTTCGTGACCACCGATCAGCATGTTCATAACACCACCCGTGCCGCTTGTGATGCCATCGAAGCCCGACGAAATGCCGTTCGATGCTGTCGTACCCGCTACCAATGCAAGCGGTGGGAGGAAGCGTACTGCGCTCCCCGTGGCAGCAATCATGCTCTGTGCCGTGCCAATGTTTACTTGAAGTGCAAAGCGAGTGCTATCCGTGGCACCCAAAGCCGTGTAAAGAGGTAGGAATGTGATTCCCTGTACTGTCTGTGTGACAAGGCTACCCTGCTCTGCGCGGATATAAAGATCGCGGTCAATGTAGTTGAACCAAGGCTGATTTAGCGTATACACACCGCGTGTAAGAATGATGTCAAACGGCGTTGCGAATGCCGAAGCCGAATCATTGATCACCGATAGGTTGTACACCGTTGAACGATTGATCTTGACATTCGGATTTGGGGAAACCGTGAGCGGCTTTGTAAATCTTCCGTACTGGAAGGTGCTTTCATTCACGGAGTCGGTTGGATCTCTGTAATAGAAAGGTGCTTCTGTAGAGGGTGCGATGTTGTTTGCAGTAAACACGGACATTGCATAGTTGAAATCTGTCGGATAGAGCGGATCCATCGACAGATTCTGACCAAGGAATGTCTTGTTCGGATTGCCAACGATGCCGTTCTTGTAAACAGAGTCAGGTGACAGCCAAATTGACTTGGCACCATTCCCATCACCACCGACAAAATTACATACACAGTCATTACCATCAGGCCCTGCGGGGCCAGCGGGGCCTGCGGGACCAACAGGCCCTGCGGGGCCAGCGGGGCCTTGACTGCCTGCTGCGCCATCGTTGCCATCTGCCCCGTCCTGACCATCACAAGTTGTAAGACCAAATGTTGCACCAGTACAACTTGCACCCGTGAACCCCAATACAAGAGTCCAACATCCTGCGGTTTTTGTATTGCTGACCACATAGACAGAACAGCCCGCGTGACCGCGTGGACCAATTTCGATTCCTGGTCCTTGGAACTGACGGTGGCGAATGATCCAGTTCGTTGCCACATAAGGCGGCATCATTGAAATGGGTTCGTTGTCTGCCGTGAATCCCGCTTCATATGAAGTGGTTTGGGTGACATCTACTGTGCGCTGTGCGGCTGCAATTGCAATTCGGTTTGTTGCGCCAACGGAGTCTGTCTGTGTGGTGTACAGATAGTTGCTGTGATCGGGGATTTCATCCGATGCGAGTAGGTGTGTATCGTCGCCGCCGATATCCCCCCGCTTCAGTTCGCTAAGACCCGAAGAGTATCCAACGCCAAATGCGGTTCTTGCCCGCATGTCGGGAATGAAGAATCGATCACAGGTTGCTCCAGTAGCCTCTCCTGCTTGGAGTGACTGAATGGTTACCTGAGAACTTGCGACAGCACCGCTGAAATCTACGGGAGTACAGCCTGGGTATGTTCTCTTGTATTGGAACCGCGCTTGAACTGTATTTGCACCCGTCAACGATCCGATTGCATAGTCGTTTGTACCACCCCAACCAATCTTATAGTCACGATTTGTATCGTTGTTATATGCATCGACAAGACCGTGTGCAGTCGTACCAGGGTAATCCTCATGCCCCTCAGCGGAGAACGAAATGATGATGTCCCGAGCCGTGTTACCAACAGGGCCAGTCGTACTAGAAACAAGACCAGTTACCTTGTACTTGTCTCCAATGATCTCATACAAGTGGCTGTAGATCTCGCCATCGATAGGAGTTGCACCCGACTTGCGAACGGCAGCACCATCGCAGATTCTCCATGTGGAAGGAACTGTTTGGAAACTACCCGCCCACGGAATCATAGACCCAACAGGTGAAAATAGAGATGCGCTAGATGTCTGAGGCAGGGCATTGATCACGAACCCCTTGTCGGTGTCGGTTGCAACGATCATGCCCTGAATGTAGGAAGCCCCGTCGAATGGGCGGATTGGTGTCAGATATCCCGCGTTTGTTGGGGAGAGGTAATAGACATTTCCTGCGGTGAGAGATGTCGCACCGTCATCAATGTCCAAGGCGGCTCCTTCGAAATCGATTTCGCCTTGGTAGACTACTGTGATCGATTCCGTCGAAGCCGCCTCGACAACACCCACCGTCTGAGATGTCACCAAATCATCGGCAAGACCTAGAGCGAATCCTGTAACGCCGCCCGTGTAGACTACGACATTACCCGCTGCGAACCCGTGCCCCGAAGGGACAGTCCAAGTGTTGAGGATTCTGCGACCGTCACTACCGCCGCCGCCGCCGATGATTGGGATTGCACTATAAGCCATTCGTGGAGTTCCTACCTTTGAGAGTCAGACTGCCACTATTTAGCGGCAATCCTTACCCCTGATCACCCTCGTTCAGAATGGCATCGCTAGCGAACTTGAGATTGGCTTCGATGCGCTCCTTCTGATCGGGCGGGAACTTGCCCTGTTGCAGCAACTGGATGCTTGCAATACGCGATTCACGGTAGTGTCCCGTCCAAAACGCCGCGATTGCAAACTCATCCAAGAGTGCCCATTCATAGATTCCCTGACCGACGAAGAGGGCACCTTCGGGATATCGAATCTTTAGACCCTGCTTGGCGAAGCGATAGCCCTGATCGAACCGCGAGAATGCGCGGCAGAGACGAGCAGCAGCCCATAGGCTTTCGCCTCTCCAAGGAGCAACCTGATATGCCTTGAAGTACAACTGAATGATGTTGTCAACGGGCTTCTCCAAGATCTCCATGATCCGACCCGCCTGATAGAGGCTGTAGAACACTTCCTCGTTCCAACCACCGAGATCAGCCCGCTTGAGGTACGCCTGAAGAGCGGGTTCCCATTGCTGCGAGTCGCGGTACGACTGAGCGAGGTAGAAGTGGTAGCGATTGAAATCCTTCTCATCGACCTTGCCCGAAGCAAGTGCCGCTTCGAACTTCTCTGCGTCCTTCTTGTACTTCTCGGGGTCGGACGAACGGGCACCATCCTGAATCGGAGTGTTCATGAACCCACGGGCGAAGTCACGGGTGCCGATTGGATCATGGCAGTCCACATACTCATGGAGAACCCCACGGTAGTAGAACCGCTTCTTGTTGCTCGTCATCTGTGGACGGTGATATCGCGTCTGTCCGAAGTGGGCGAAGATGTTGTAGAGATCGGCGTTCAGCGTCTCCTTGAACTTCATCGGATCGAAACCAGGCTCGTAAACAAGGATCTCGTCTGCATCGATCATGTATGCATAATCGGTATCCGTCTTCTGACAGAGTTCAAGAGCCTCGCTACGGTTGTGACCGAAATCAACCCACGGACGCTCATGGAGTTCGCCCTTGATGCCATTACGATCAAAGAAGTCCTTGATCTTCTGCTGAGTGCCATCCGTCGAGCCTGTGTCAACAATCACCCAATGGTCGATGATTGGAAGGACCGAGGACAGGCACCGCTCAATGACATGAGCCTCGTTCTTGACAATCATGCAAAGGCTGATCGTCTTGTGCTTGTTTGGTGTGGGATTCGCCGTTGTTACTGCGGCGGTGGGGGTTGTCGAAACAACCGAAGTCGGTGCATCAATTGTCATGCTCTCGCTCATTGCAATCTCCATAATGAAGGTGGGTGTGTCAGGTATTTAGTCGCGGCTGGTTTGAACTATTAGTTGCGTCACGGAATTTTCGTAATTTCGGGATAAACATTTATCATGCCCTGCACAACTCTTTGGACATTTGTGCTTCCACTTGAGTGCAATTCGACATCATAAAACCACACACCCGCCTTCACCGCAGCGGATGCAGTTGCCCCCAAAGAGACATTGATGTTGCCTGTAGACCCTGTAATTGATGTTGTCAGACTTACTGCACTTGACGATGTATAGAACTTCCTCATCTGAGCATATGCCGTGTATCCACTAGCAATGTTCATAGGAAGACCGTCCGTCCCTTTCACCACATAGGAGAAAGAGAAGTTTGATCCCTGATCCATGTCTCTGTTGATCGTCTGCGCCATTGGTGGTATTTATTCGTTAGGGTTCCTCAAACCACATCACGCCATACGGGTAGTGATTACAGGTGTCGCAATTATTTCCCCGCTTAACCGAGACAATTTGGTTGAATGAGTTAGGGATTACCTTTTCATCAACGGGGAAGTAATGAAGATCGACAAATCCATCATCGCCACAGCGAACACCTTCTGTTGATACACTTGGGGTAAGAAGCCAAGGACATTCCCAATTCGATGCCCCACCCATTCGAAGATTTGTAATAGTAAAATTGGGAATAGACTGCCATGTCCAAATGCTCGTATTTTCGTTTACATAATCAGAATTTGATCTTCTTGCAAGTATCGTTCCGATTCCATCAAATGTGCTTGGTCTCTGTCCTAGGAAGATTCCATCACAAACATCGTCGTAGATGCCTGACCAACGGCAGTAGACTATTTTCCACCCACTAGGAACATACCAATCGTTCGGAATATTTATCTGCCCGATAGATGTTGCCGCACCTTGACTGAACCCCGCACCGCCAAAGGAAAGTCTGACTCTTTTCTTATAGATCGTCCTTGTCAATTCGGGCGCAGTAGTTTGCCATGACCCATTTTGCATGACTTTGACTGACTCTACTTCTCTCCATTGACCGCCACTTTGAACATATGCGGTCTGAGGAGACTGCCATGACTGTGAAGAAATAACATCCAATCCTGAGTAGTTTTCAACGATTGATCGCTGAGATACCAATACGGCTAGGTTCGTGCCGCTTTGCGCAACACTTGTCCCCACGGGGATGTCTGCAATCGATGTTGGCACGATTAGATCCTACCGATAGCAGTCCAACTAATTCTTCCTTCAGCAGGCCATCCACCTGAATCAGACGCTCGTTGGGCTATTACCTTTGCTCCAGTATTAGTAAGATTGGTGTATTGACCCGAAAAATCTCTGCTTTGCCAAGATGCATAGTTTCCGTTCCAACGAATTGTGACATTCATATTAAACGCCTGGACAAATGCGCGAGGGAAGGTGATGTTTGAATAGATGTTTTGATTACCACCATCGACATCTTCAGTCAAGTCTGTGGTACCCCATTGCATCAGGATGCCACCTGGTAGTTCGACCCAACCATCTTCGGCTGCAAGTGCATTTCCTTGGACTGCGGGAGTTCCTGTCTGATACCAAACAAAGCCTTCGGGATATCCAACTGTTGTGCTTGGGCCTGTCGTGCTAACATTGAACATCGGTCGGCATGAAACTTCGCCTGTCTTGTAATCAACGACAACATTACGGCTATCAGCATCTTTCTGATTCTGATCATACAACTTGGTTGTGCCCGTGAGACCATAGTTGAGAGCAGGATACATCCGCACATTCGATGTGCTACTGCCTGTGATCATCAGCGAGTTGCTGCCCGAAAGACTGATACGGGCAGACTCATTGATAAACAAACGGTTTCCAACATAGTAATCAGCACTCACGCCACCCGCGACAATTGCATCAACGCTATCTGCACCACCCAATCCTTGAATATTGATTGTGCCCGTAACAGTCAATGCACCGTGGAATGTATCATCCGCATCATTGCGGAGAACCTTTGCATTCGTTCGGAACTGTGCGCGATCAGCGTTCGTCAGGGTACGAGCAGCACCACCCGCAGTCGTATGATTGATGTCATAGCGGATGTAATAGTTGTCATGGTTGTGACCCGTCAGAATCGTGGCTTGCAAACCCTTCTTCGAACGGATGATCCAATGCATACCTACATTTGGGGGAACAATATCGAATGGTGTTGGATCAACGCCTGTCCCCTGCAATCCACCTGTTTCGTTTGTTGTGCTGCCGTAGGATGTGCTGAATGCATCAGTCTGAACAACCGAGTTGAGGCTGTGAGTATGAGGTGGAATGTTGTTCTCAAGCAGAGTGACTTCTGCCTCGCCATTTACAGTTCCCAAACCAATTGCGGGGGTGATGTTTCCGCTTCCTGCCAATCCAGTTGCATTTGATACGCCAAACACAGTCCGTCTGCGTAGATCGGGAAGGAAGAAAACGGAACGACCTGTGGTTGAACCAACTGAGCGTCCGTATACTTTTACTTCCGTATCTTCAGGAACATCGGTGAATGGGCTAGAGGTTAGTGTGACCGTGCGCTGAGATTCATTGGTGGACGCGACAATAACTGATGCGCTGCCCGTAGTCCACACAAGTCTGAGAGCATCGCCTGCTGTCAGTCCGCGTGTATCGCCATCAATCGTAACTTCGTCTGCATTTGAAACTGTCGAAATTGCATAGTGGTTGTGTCCGATTGCCGAGTAGAGATCATTCCATTCGTTCTGCGACTTAATAGAGCCATCACAGAGCAACCACCCATCAGGAATCTGATTGATTTCTCCTGCAAACGGCTGAACCGCTCCGATGGGAGCAACCGAGCGCAGATAGACAAGATCACTTGGGGTATCGCCAACGATCACGCCCGTATAGTTGATCACATATCCCGAGTTGTATCCCGTGGCTAGGAAGACTGCCTTGCGTACTTCTCCTGCCTGAACTTCATATGCACCGCCATCGGGATCGCTGATAAGCCGACCGCCGACATCGGGGTGTAGATAGTATGCCTGCCCTGTAGCAAGAGGATAAAGACCAGTTAGACCGCCACCATTTGTCAGACCCCTGATGAAGCCCTTGGTGACGATACTGAAGCAGTTACCATCAACGCTTTCGACCATGCCGATGGCTTCTGCATTCGGAACTGTATTTGCCTGAGCAAATGTCAGAGAACCATCAAGATCAAAGCGAAGGACATGTCCTACCGAGAAAGCATGCCCTGTTTGGCAGAATTGCTTTCTGATCGCATCGGTGCGAATCCAATCTTCGTGGAGTTTACCATCACCCAAAGCAACAGGAATCGACCATGCGGTTGATGTTGTGAGTGCGTGGGCACCGTCAAGTTGATCCGCGTTGAACCACTTGACCCAATTCGTGACAGGAACATTTGGGTAAACTGCGGGGCCTGTGCTTCCTGAGTAAACCACGCCAAATGTGATTCCTGCGGCACCCGTTGCGCTGTGCCACATGCTGAGTTGTTCGCCAACCTGATACTTGGTGAACGAGTCGCCGCTGCCGTAGTAGGTAAAGGTATCGTCTGTGCCCACTCCATATCCATATGAAGCAAACTTGGAAGAAACAATGTAGTTGCTTGAGCCAGTTACGCCGAGATTGGTATTGCTGAAGAATCCGTTCCAATCTACTGAGCCTTCGGGAGCCGACTTCCACCAAACAAAATACTTGTCACCTGATGCACCCTTGATGTCAAGTCCTGCGGGTTGAAGTAGGATGTCGCTATAAAAGTCTGTACCACTTGTAACGCCACCCGTTACAACGAGTGCGCTTGTGTGGGATGCGCCTGTGACGATCATGAAACCACCCACCATGATGTCATCCACACCACCCTCACTAAAGGCACCAATACGCACGGTTCCTGTTGTTCCTGAAGGAGCAACAGACCAGTTTGCAAGAGTGCCGATTGTGGTTGCGCTTCCTGCTGTCGGATTTGCCACCGTATCGCTATAGAAGAAAGTCAGACCCGAGGCAAAAGATGTTCCTGTGAGGCTTGTTCCTGCAACCGTGAACTGGCTGAACCGAGTGTATGCCAACTCAATCAGTTTGTCTTCGATACGAAGATCATTAGAATCGACATATGAAATATCATCGTTAACAGTTAGATTGCCGTTGACTAGAATATTTCCGTTGATTGTAAGTGTGCCATCACCATTATTGCCAAAATCAACCTCATTCGGCAACATTCGCCTTGCAGTTGTTCTTTTGGGTGTACCCGCTACGCCTTGTCTAGTGTCGCTGATGTCGCTGATGATGACATAATCATCTGTCTCAGGATTTGCGGTTGCTCCGTTGTTTCCAACGCCCCCTAGATCCTCAAGACGAACTGCATCAATCACTACTTTGTTATTGTTGTTGGTGAACTGAGGAACGCCGATTCCAATACCTGCACCTGGGTGAACAGAGAGTGTAACAACACCGTTATAATAGCCACCCGAACAACCAGTTTCCTTGATTAAACCACCGCTAGTTGCTCCAACATCAACCTCATAGACATTGATCGCATTTGTGGATGCGATCATCTCGTTCGTTCTGTCGAACCATGTGTTGAAGGTATCCGACAGGACGAGTGGCTGAATGTTGATCAGGTCTGCTGCTGTACAAGACATTGGCTATTCACCGTTCCTCAATGAGTTTGGAGATGATTCCCTTGAGTTCGGACAACTCATGCTCCAACCTATTTATCCGATCCTTTTGTGCTTGGGCTTCCCGTCTGCGCCGTTCATATGCCTTGACAGAGTCCCTATCAGTAGACAGGAGGGCACCCGACCGAGTGTCCCTCACCATCTTCTCGTTCTGAACAGGAATCTTGTCTTGGCTCATGTTGCGATCATCCTCAGATTGCGGACACGCGGAATGGCAGCACCATTTGGCATACCAAACATGACTACCTTGATTGAGAAGGTCTTGAACTTGGGCAGCGTTGTGTTTCCAATGTTTGTAAAGGTCACCTCACGGAAGTCATCATCTGATGTAGACACTCCCGTATCCGTGGTGGTCAACTCAATGTAATCAACATTCTCGTAGTCATCTTCGCTTACAGGCACAGGGCGCACAAACACCTTGATAGTGGCAGCGGAGGAATTCCCCTTCTTTGGATTGCAAAGGGACATCGAAACTGTGATGTTTTCTGCTTCCATTCCACTTTCTAGGGTCACACGCTTGCTGATGTATCGGGCCTTGGTTTGGTAGTTCGGATCAATCCCGTCATTCGTTGGCTCAAGTTCACCGTTGTATCCAACACTATTAGGATCGACATCGTTTGCATTGTTGATAAGGTTGCTTACCGTCAACATGCTAGACTTCTGAGCATCAAAGACGGGGGAAGCATAACCATCGCTGTTTGCTGCCATTCTCACCCTGAGTTCTGTGAGGATACCGCCCTGAGAAGTAGAGGTCGAGAAGTTCAAATAGCCACCATCGGGAATGATGTTCTTGTTCGGAATCATCGGATCGTATGTGGTTGCAGATGAATTAAAGATCGTCTTGTATGTCAGAGTCGAACCTTCGGGGGCGAAATCGACAGCATTCAGACGGAGTTCATTGATATCGACTGAGAGTGTCCCGCTTGCCAAAGCAGTATTCGTAAATGTTGACTCACCGCTTCCGCTGAACTTACATACATTCAAACGGATCGCCATGGTCTCGTTGTCTGACTTGATCAACTTGCCTGTGTTCTGTGGCTTGAACAGCGATCTCATGAGTGGCTGTTTGCTGACCAAGATCTTCGGGTCTTCTTCGGAAGCACGGAGAATCGTGTTTCCGATTGTTCCTGTAAAGAGGCTGAAGTTAGAAGAGTTGGAAGACACACAGATTGCGTATTCTTTCCCTGGCAACAAGTAGACAGGCGACGAGAATGCAAAATTCGTTTCGCCTTCGTTTCCTGCGGTAATTAGATCCGCAACATCGATGTCGGCTGAATACTTGACTGCTGTTGCGAAAGGAAGAACCTTCGACGGATGTGGGTAGCCCGAGAGAGTTGGGCGAACTTGTACTGTGACAGGAATTGTTCCAAGCGTATCCTTCGTGTTGAAGTAGAGATCGACTGACTTCAGGAAGATGCCACTTGGATACTTCGTAGGATCGACATAGAAAGTCTGAGAGATTGGATCTGAATAGCCACGAATTTCCCCCGCCTTCGTCATGACTTCCGTCAGATTTGATACCACCTTCTCCGACTTGACTGACTTTCTACGAGTCTCAAGTACGCGAGTGGAGAGTTGATTCTCCTCACCGACCGAGTCATAAGCACCTTCTACTGCGTAGGTTGCCTCAGCCGCCATCGTTGAATTCGAAACAGAGTCAATGTTCGACACATCGGTGATTCGAATGTTGTGGCGACCAACAAGGAAGTTCTGCTCGTATTGTCCCGAAGTCTGATTGATGGAGTTAAAGAGGAGGTTTGTCGATACCTCTCCATACTCGTTGGTAACTTGGCTACCACCTGTGCAGTATGCCGTCACATTGATATCGTCACAGAACACATAGAAGGTCGTGCTTGGCTTCAATCCCTTTGCATTCAGCGAAATCGTCTGCTCACGGGCAATTGGAAGAACATCACGGGCAACAGTCTTGTTGGCAATAATCTTCTTCATGCTTTCGGGTGCGATAGAAGAATTGATCGCGTTGACCGATAGACCCTCAGACTTGGCAGAAAGCAACTTGTTTCTGCTCAGGTTCGGACGGCTGTTCTTGTTGTTGAGGTTCTGCTTGCCAAACCAAATCGACTCCCAATCGTTGAATCGGGTGCCGAATCCATAGTTGGCGTTCTGCTCCCAATTGTCGTTCTCGCCCTCAACATTGACACGCACCTTCGGCTGCTTGGTATCGTCGTACCAAGTGTCCGATGATGGGCTGAGTGAGAGGGTGCCCATGTAATTGATCACATTGAACGGATTGATGATCGTGGACTCACTTGCCAAGAGATGAGAAATCTCAGCCGACTGTGTGTAGTTCAGCGTGTAGATACCATCCTGAGTGTTTCCTGTCAGGTTTCCGCTGTGCGAAGTCAACCCATATGCGCGAGTGAAGAACGGCGGTCTGAGTTCATTGTTCTCGTAGTCAACGCTTGCAGCAAACATCGGATCAGCATTGTCGGCAACTGCGTGTCCCTTGAACTGATCGACCAAGATGCCGCGCTTTGGCATTTCATCGCCGTTTTCGTCACGGACGCTCTTTGCCTTGGCTTCTTGCTCCAAAAGGCTAAGAGTCGTATAGTATTCAACCGCTTCGATGCGCTTCTCAAGATCTCCGATATCGCGCATTGTGTAACGCTTGTTCTCGACATAACGAACAGATGCATCGTCGCTGCTGAATGTGTATGGATTGACCTGTACGGTGTACAAAGTCATCGCATTCGGATCATCCGATGGGATCTCTGCGTTCAAAGAAGGCACACCCGAAATCACCGTGAAGTTACGGTCACGGGTGATTGCAATCTTGTCTGTGCGCGGGAGATAGTGAATGTACGAGAATGTGTTGTCGTTCGCAGACGAGTTTGAGGGAATCCAAGGTGTACCCTTAGTATCACCGCTCAGGCTGCGATCAGGGCGGAAGTCGATGCAGTCGCGCAACTTGTACTGCACACCATTAGCCTTGCTCGTATATGTCGGAATCGACTCGTAGTCGCTGTAAGAATCAACCGTGTATGCCCCATAAGTGCCGCTGTGGCTGTAATACCTGACTGTAGCCGAGAATGGCCCTGTGACTCCCGTTGTTCCTGCAACCATGTACAGGCGCGACCAATCGTAGAACGAATCGCGCTGCCCGTTGTCAAAATTGAAATAGGGAAGCAGATTGACTCCGCTGCTTGCTCCCTTGGTTCCTGTGAGAGATAGGACTTCGATGACATCTGTGTATCCGTTTAGATACAAGGTGTCTGAAGTGGATCCACGGCCGTCACCCGTCAAAGTCGATCCCCATGCCCCCGTGAGCGTGAGATTTTGTGTCGTAAGCGTCTTGTCTCTTTTGAATGTTGTCATTGATGTGAGGTCATTGATCGGTTCTTGAACCGAATATGAATACACATTCAATCCTGCAATCGCATTAGTAACTGTTACCGAGAGTTTTTCTCTGTTTGGTGCTACGGCAGCGGCGGTTCCTGACAGCACACGACCGTTTCCATCAAACACGACAATGTCATCATCAGGAAGAGTTACAGTATCGTTCAGCGGGAAACGCATTCCGCTATAAGCATTGAACTCATATGTGAAGGACGCTGAAGGAGCGACTGCTTCCTTGTGATATCCAACGATTGCGTAATCACCTTGTGTGAAGGCGGTAACGCCCGATCCTTCGGGTACTTGATAAAGAAGACTTGCCTGACCTTCATTCTCCAATCCACTTGTTCCCGTGAGGGTAAACATGTGGGCTGTAATTCCCTTGATGTGAATTCGCGTAGTGTCTTCAAACGATCCTGTTCCCGAAAGATAGATGTCGTAGAGCGACAAATTGAATACATTGGTAGCGTAAGGATCCAATGAACGGATTCTTGCCGTTCCGAGTTGGTCAATCGCCGCTCCGCTTGCGCCGCGAGAGAGAATCACCTGTGGGTGTGCCGCAAGATCGGTGATGCTGTTGAAGGATCCTGTGATCCCTGAAAGCACTACCTTTGTGTAAGGCCCGATGCTTCTTGTAAAGTCACGATTCACCTCGCGGGTCGTGCGGGCGCACGGGATGTTCAACTTGGTCTTACCCTGAGTCTCAAACTCATAACCGAAGACATATGCCTTGCCTTGGCTCAGTTCTGCCTTGAGAACCTGTGTTGCCCCGCTTGCTGTTGGGCCTTTGAGCGTGAGTTCGAACGGAGTGACTGTATAGTTACCCGACTCATCATATGTACGACGAGCAAGAGTGTCTTCTAGGACAGCATAGTCAGGGTACTTTTCAACCTTGACGATGTCACCTTCAACCACGCGCATGAATTCGACAAATCCAACACGCGAGAAGTTTTCGACAGCGTCAGTATCCGTTGCCGTAAATCCGTGCTGTGTGATGTCAAGTTCAATTGCAAAGCGATCCGACCCAGGTGCTGCGTAGTTGTAGAAACCGAATGCAGGGTCGTTCAGGCTTGTATCGTCTGTGGCTGTCACAAAAGACTTGTTGACGCTGAATCCGATTCGGGTTGTTGGATTGGAGTAATCGCGGATCTTGTTTCCCGCAGAACCCGTCAGTTGATATGCGCCAATCGACTGTGCATCATTCAGGACGAAATAGCCTTCAATGAAACGAACACCGCGATCTACAGACGCAACCAACGCATCACCCAAGTAGCAACAGGACGGGCCTGTAATCGATGCTGTAATTCCCACTCCGTTTGCTGCGGTTGCCGAAATCAAATCGTTCGCAGCAAACTGAGTTCCGCCTTCCATATACTCAAAGAACAGAACGCTTGTGTTGTTTTCTACTGCGCTGCCTGATAGTCCGCTTTCTGCATGTACAACACGCGCCCGTGCCTTTCCTGCTGCGCTGATGACCGACCCAACAAAGTCATCGGGACTCTCCAAACCACCCAATGCAACCTTTGCATACTTGACTCGATTTTCGCTGATCTGACCATCAAGTACGATGCTTCCTTCTTCAAACACATGGGAGCCAAAACGCTCAATTTGGTTCTGAAGGAGGCTTTGAATTTGCGTGAGTTCTCTTGCCTGAACACCATACCCAGGACGGAACATCAAACGAAGGAACTTCTTGTCCTCCGAGAAGTCATCATAATAGGGGTCTACATTGAACAGGCTAGGGTCGTATGACGGCATTTGCTTTCCTCATCAGAAGTCGATAACGATCTTGATCTCTTCCTTTTGCTCAAAACCGCGTTGAATCGGCTTCATATTCTGTATGTATAGGGTCTCTCCCGAGCGATACTGGAGTTCGCCCGTATGGACAATTTGTTGGACTTGGGCAGATGCCGTGGTCGAACTATCGACATAATACGGCGTTGTCATCCCAACATAGAACTTGCCCTGTGTTCCCGTGACACGCAGAATGCCTGTGGTGCCCGAAGACCCCGCAGACCAATCCATGACATATCCGTTTGCAGATCCCGTGCTGCCATATGCAAACAGAGTGTAATCATCCTCTGCAAACGAGACAGAATCGAATTTATTGTTTCCGTCATACTGCATGACGAGCGATGTTGTTTGGTCATAAACGCTGCCACCGTCTGTCGATGTTGGAACGCCGCTTCGGCAGCACTCTGAATGAGCCGTCAGGGAACGAATAACGCTATCGATTGCTGTAATTTCTGCAACGCCGCTGAGTCCTGTGCCCACAAATCCACCGTAGAGCGGTGTTACTTGAGTAAGTCGTTCTCCTTGCTTGAAGGTGCCTTGTGGTTCCTCCAAATACAGGTACCCCGACTTGTTCGAACCCAAGGAAGGCTCCCATGCATAGACTTCTCCCGAAGCACGGGAGGGGGACATTGATGTCTCGTAGTCGCCAACTCCGATTGCGATATAACCTTCGGTGAAATCAACTCCACTTCCCGAGAATGCAGTATTAGTTGGTGCTACCCGCAAGCGAAGCAAACGGCGACCTTCTGTTCCCGCGACTGTCTTCTCCCGAACATTCATAATTGTCAAGCCATTGACATTTCCACCAAACTTGAAGTCGCCATTTCTGATGTTCGTAAGTACTAGTTCGCTTGTTCCGCTCTGACCTGATGCACCGCTGCGCCAAGAAACAACCTTGCCATAAGCACCGCTGTATCCTGCCCCTGTTGCCTGTTGTGCTGTTGCACCCGCCACAAACGATCCTGACACCCCGCTGCCATAGAAGTTGAGCCGAACATGCTTCTCCTCTAGAAGTGGATTCAGAAGCAATCCAAACTGACGATATTCATTCTCGGTACTGACCTTGTCGTTCTCGCTGCGGAAGTAGTCCTTGACGATCATGATGGATGATGCGCCCAACTCCTTGACAGGGTTTGATCCATGACCATTTGGGGGAGACATGACAGGCTCTGCCAAGTCATCCAAATTGACCTTACCTGTAGGAACATCAAGACCCTTCACGAACTCAAACGAGGCAAATGTATAGTTTTTGCCCCCATCGACAAGTTCGATGGAATCGATCAGTCGAATGGACTCAAAGAATTCCGTGCAAGAAGTGACCCCATTTGTAGCCAAAACATCGGATCCCGCAGTCAGCCCGAAACGAACTGAAACTTCCGCGCTTGTTGCATATGGGTTTGATGAGTTGTTGTTTGCCTCGCCATCGCCCACGACCTTGATGTAAGGGACGATGGAGAATGTGCTTGGACTGCCACCACCCGATACGCTAGCCGAGAATGGATCCGCAACCGTGACGAATGCTGAACTTCCGTCCGTGGGCGTGAACGATGTGATCACTCGTCGCTGACCCAAGCCCTGTCCATTATCAATCGACAGAACCATGTCTTCATAGTATCCCTCTTGTAGGAAGAGGAACTTGGAAGCCAAAGTAATGCCTGTTGTTCCTTCACCAACATCGGCAACAACTGTATTGCTAGCAGAAGGAAATACGCAGTTTGTCGATACCACGAATGGCTGAACATCCGTATTCATCTTGACATATGCAATTTCACCATCAACTGCGTCCTCTTGAACGCGCCATTGAAGGATTCGTTCGTCATTTGTCCGAAGGTATTCCACAAATTCAACTGGCATGTAGCCAATTGTGTCGCCCTGAGTCCGCGTCAGGAACTTGCGCTTTGATTCGGGGATCTGATACAGGAACTTCCAACGGTAACCATCAGAGAGCCGTCGAATGCGCGAGTCCGTGTGCAGGGGTGCAACCAAGGATGGGGAGCCGCTTGCATTGTCGATGCACTTGTACACTCGCTCTTCGTCAACCAATGCATAGAATGGAGCAGGATTCAGATCGTCAAAGAGATCGATGTTGTCCCGATACGCAGTATAGACGGCACCAGGTGTCCAATCGTACCGACGAACTACAAGAGACACATCCGTTCTGTCGATTCGCTTATGTGCGAAGATCCCTCGCCAAAAGTCCGTGTCATCTTTTACGCTATCAACGCTGCGGGGCGGGTTCTCGTCATCTGTCCAAGAAACAACCTTGCCGATTGAAAGAAACAGATTGTTCTCATCAACATCTCCATAGATGTCGAGCAGAGACTCAGCGGCGATGCGCTTGTGGTTTTGACGAAATGGGTCGCAGGATCCTGCCATTGCTTTGTATTTAGAGTGCTTCTTCGGCACTCGTTACCGTTGGTTTCTTTGGTGGTACGAACTCGTAAGCGAATAAATGAATCTTTCTTGTTCCTGGTATCAGTCTTCCCTGTTCATCTAGTATGTCCATCCGAAGCGTGTGTCTGCCATTCTTCATCGCCTTAAGAACAGTCCGTCTGCTGTTGATTGAAAGGGTTGACCTCAACTTGTTATCAAGATAGACCTTGATTTCCTTCGCCTTATAATAGGAAAGGTTTCCTTCATTTGCTATCGTAAAATTGACCGTCAGGGTCTTGAAGAAGTTGTAGTCAGATTCTTGAGTGCCAACAGGTACGGATGGATTGTTTGCAATCAGCCCCTCGGCGGGAGTCGTGATTGCAATCTTTGGCACAGCCACATCTGCGAAGTTTTCGTTCTTGCAGTCAAACTCTTGTCCCTGTGGCATGTTGAAAAAAGCCCGTGCTGTGATCTTTCGGAACGCGCTATTTTCGTCGTATTCAAGAAGAGCGTATTTGAAATCTTCTTCCTCGGTGTAGTAGAGACCGTTAGGACACGGTGTCACATTCCCGTTGCAGGGTTCGCTTACATTCACCGTGATGTTGAGAGGATCGTTAGTATCCTGCAAATACTTTTCCCATGTCACGATGTCATCAGAGCGACCTTCTTTGCGATACGACCATTCCTGCCAGCCGCCGTCCTGTGATAGGAAATCATTGATTTGAGTGTTCCAAATCTTGGCAATGTGGTATCCACGCGAGACCATTTTGTTTGGGTGTGGGTAGACAATCCAAAACGGATCTGCGTTTGGGAAATCCGTTTCGTACAAGATGCCGCTACTGGCACCTGTTGCCGCAATGAAGCCTACGCTGTTCGTGATCGGATTGCCTTTTATGGCTAAACCATTTCCAACAGCCTGAATGTATTTGTCGTGCAGATCGGGAGAATATCCCGCTGCCGTGAGACCACCACCTGTAATTCCCGTTAGGAACCACAGAGACAGATCATCGAATGTTTGGAATGTATATGGCACATAATGACCAATGATCGGAACATGATATGACATCAGAGCAGATGCATTCTGCAAGTCTGCTTCGGCGCATCTCTTGATCAACACCGAACCAAACATTGCGGTTCCAATTGGGTGTACCAATCTGCGAATGACTTCTCTGTATCTGTCAATTACAACTTCGGTCTTCAGGACATACGACCAGTTCTGATAGAAGTGATTGTCCTGTAGCACCTTGTTTGTGCTGAGTCTTCCGTCATTGTTCGCGTAGTATCCCGCAGATTGACACAATGCACCTACGGTCACGGTGCCGCTGAATCCCGATCCTCGGATCGTGTCGATGACAATGCTCGGTGCAACCTTGTAGTTGATACCAAAGTCATTAATGTCGATCTTTCGAATAGATCCCGATCCGTCAACCTCGACTACCGTTCCTGCCGCTTGCTGACCGCTGTCTCCACTTGCAGCAACAAATCGAACCCGATCACCGATCTCATAGTCGCTGCCTCCATTTGAAATGCTGAGTGAAGATACAACGCTGTATACAGAGACTTCATGGAAAGACTCCTCCCCATCGGTGAAATCAAGTCCCAAGTTTCCTGCTGTAAATGTACCGTTTCTTCCCGAAATCAAGAGTTCCGCTACGGGGAAGTTGTCAATCTGATAGACATTTACATCCACGACACGGGCTGTCGCTAGGATCGAACCACTTGCGCTCTTTTGCACGATGTTGTTTCCTGCGGCACGATAAATTGTGTCGCCAAGAGCGTTGGAGATTCGTAGGTAGTTGTTCTGTGTCCATCTGCCCGAAGACAAACGCATAATGTCTGTCTTGGGATAATAGAACTCCACCGATGTGTCGTAGAGAATACGAAACAGGAACTCATATGACTTCTCGGTGCCTTTTGCAAGATAGAACTGCTTGATGTTTTTCATGAGCCGCCGCGCATCGACAGGCTCATTCGTTGTCTTATTTACGGCAAGACTCTCGGGGAAGTTAAGCAGATACTGCTTGCGAAAGTCCTCCACGAACTGATCAAGTGTTGTATCGATATCGGGGATGTCGTGCATTGCCATGGGCGAAAGCACTTTTCCTTCATTTCTCTCCAATCCCAACCACTCGTAATACGCAGACAGAAAGGCAACGAGCGTAGGATGATCCACCCGAACAAACTCGGGGAGTCTATCGGGAACCAAACGGGAAAGATTGCGATCACCATCAATGCTCATGTTCGATTACCGCGTGAAAGGGGAATCACTTGCACTTCTATCTATTGTGGTCTTTTCGGGGATTGCGCTGACCGAAGTTCCCAAGTCATCGATGATGATGATTTGATTCCTGCGGGCAAAGATGTCTTTCTTCTCGGGAGTCACCGTGACTTTCAAGGATGTCTGACCATCGTCCAAATACTCGGGCGTGAAGTTGCGAAGCGAGATCGTTCCTGTTACATAATCGATGCTGCCGACATTCTTCAGTACAACAACCTTGGACGAACCGACTTGCTTATAGATACGGACATTTCCATATCCATCGTCATCCAAGAAGCAGTCAACAATAGGTTTTACGATTGCCGTAGATGTTGCATCTCGGTAGCCAAACAGAGTGCTTGAGAGGATTGGTGTGTACCCATTAACAGGGTGCAGAAGTGGATTGTCAAAGCGAATTGTGTAAGGAGCAGCCCGATTCAGGTTTGGCTCAAACTGCTTGGACAGAGTAATTTCTGTCGAGTTCGAATTGATTGCGGGTGCTGCGCCGTCGATGATGGAGGAGAACTTTGACAGTCTGAAGTTGCGTTGGAACAGACCAAGATAATTCGTGTTGAACACCTTGATGAGCGAGGAGATTCGGGTTTCGACTCCCGCCTTGTTCAGGGTTGTCTTCGACTCGTCGTAATACACCGTGACGGAGGGATTAATGTAAAGGATATCGGGATCAACAACCTCGGGTGTGATTGTGACAAGGTTGCGCTGACCCAAAATTGTCCGTTCGATTGCTTGCTTCTCGGTATTGGACAGTCGTGTACCAACCTTTGGCTTAATGCTGATATAGACCTTGCCGTACTGAGGTGGATCGTTTTCCTCGCCACCCCAAATGAAGAATGAATCTGCGCGGCTTGCATACTCGCGTCCTAGCAAAGCCTTGTAGTCATCTGCGGTGACTGCACGATCCTGCGCCTGATAGTTGCGCGGGGCGTAGTAACGAATAGACTCAATGTCTTCGCTGTCTTCACCGCCGAAAGACACCTGAACCTTGTCGTTCTCGTCGGTCTTGATTCGGACTTCGCTTACTCGGCTATCCGTGGCACAGGTGATTGCTCTCTTTGTGCTGCTCTCGTCGTAGCCGATCCCGTTTCCTGCGGAACCGTTCGTGACCAAATATCGAAGAGTAATCACATTACCGTTTTCGATTGCCTTTCCAACCACACCATCACCGAAGTAGACTTCCCAAAATCCGTCTCTGCTCTCCTGAATGAAGAACACATTCGATGACGAATTCAATTTGTTGATGTCGGTCGCCTTCTTCCACAGTTGTGCTGACCCCGTGGTGTCAGTTTGAGACCGCTGTACAAGAACGACTAGGGTATCGATATCCACATTCAGATCGGGGATTGTGAACTTCGCCTCGCTGCCTCCCTGTGTATTGGCAACATAGGCAACTTGTTTCAGATACCCCTGATACAGAGTGACATCTTGAACAAGGTTTTCACCGCCACGCCGTACTGCTTTGTACGATTCCAATGTGACGAAGTTGACGGATTTGCCATCAACATCCTTACCACGGAAGACCTGTCCCTGTTCAATAAATTCACGCCCCTGAATGACACGCTGCGTAAAACTACTCGCTACAGATTCATCTCCCAACGAAACATCAACAACCAGTTTTGCTGCTTTCTTCGAACGCGGCGTGTAATTCAAGTGCTTGGCAAGAGAGACTACGGACGGGCGCATGACTGCCGAATCGATGAATGATTCGTTTGCCGCCATGTTTGCATAGAATGCCTGATAGTGGGTGTTATATGCCAACAGATCTAGCACAATCGACAGCGCAGAGCCTTCGAAGTTGTAGTCCTTGAACTGCTCCTGACCCTGAAGATATGCCTTCAGGTTGTTCTTAATCTCATCGAATTCAAGCGACTGAATGGGTGTGTTGGAACTGTTATTCATCGTAGCCTCTGTAGAGCGACTGTTGTCGAGAAGACTTTCTGCACATTCTTAATCGTAAAGTGGATTGTGATGCGAATCTCATTTCTATCTATTACATCAACCACATCTATGATTGCGTTGCTGACTCGGGGTTCGTATCGCTGAATCGCGTCACCGATCCTGCGCTTTAGTTCAATCAGCATGACGGGGTCTACCAGTTCGAACAAAAGATCTTGAATACCCGAACTGATCTCGGGGTGAAATGGCTTTTCTCCACGACGATAAAGCAGAAGGTTGCGAAGCGATCTCTTGATGGCTTCCTCGTCCTTACGCAGCGAAACATCTCCCGACAGCGGATTGCGGTCGAAGTTGATGTCCAAGTCGATGGAGGTGTTCTGTGTCTTTGCCATTCTTTACCTTAGAGCCAGTTCAAGTTCGATGTAGTCTCGGGATTGTTCAAACACAGCCTTGAGGTTCTTGGCTTGCTCGGGGGTAGGCAACTTTTCCGATTCGAACCACTCAAGTTCCACGAACCCGATATACAGGTCTTCCTTCATGATCGGCAGAATCGCATATGCAACAATTCCATTTGACTTGTTGTATGAACGGAAGTAGCCATCCCGCATCGCTTCGGTCATATGCAACCTTGGATTGTTCTCGCGCATCGTTTCGACCAAGTCCCAAAACATGGTCACCAAGATGTTCTGAAGATTTGCCCCATCATAAGGAACGCCGCGCTCACATGATTCGTGAGTGATGGAGAATTTCTTCATCGGAGTGCCATCCAAGAATTTGCCTCCATTGTGGAAATGTGCGATTCTTGCGCGACATGCGTTTGCCTTTACACGAACTCCCGTGAGAGTTTCATGGATGATCGTATGCTTTGCTTGGAAATTGGAATTCTTACTTCCTCCGATTGAGGCTTCTTCCATCTCCTTGCGCTTCTCAACAACAATCTTTCGCTTGGCATAAAAAGCCCCTGCGATTAGACCGCCGATGATGCCTGATGCTGCAATGCCGACCTCAAACCAAGTCTGTAGTGATGTAAACATCTCCATCTCTTAACCCCCGCAGTAGACATTTCTGCTTCCCCGCGCACATGCGGAGCCGCAATGGACAGGATCAGCAACCCTTGCTGCGGGTTTACTGTTGATGAATACGGAAGATGAGCCTTCCGCTGTTTTGCTTTGATGGCACGAATCGCCGCAGCAATGGGTCGCCCAGCCGTCACCTTTGCGATGCCAACCAAGGCTGTTAACGAACACATTCTTTGAACCCTCAATATTGCGGCGAGGGGGGAAGCATCCGTGTCCTGAGCAGATATCTGTGTGTCGGTGAGCGGCGGGCATCAAGTCTCCTTAGCAATTTGGAAAGTACCCACGCTCCTTCATGGTGGCGAGATACTGTTTGTTCGTCACGGGTTTGCCATCAATGAACATCTGATTCCTGATATTTAGGATGAACTCATCCCTGTCCGAAGACCAATTATTGCTTGTGTCGATCAGGAACTCGCCGTCGATGTATCTGCTAGTTAGAGAGGGATCAAACGCCCGTGCGATGAAGATGATTCCTTTCGGTATCGGGAATCCCGCTTTATACAAAGATGCCGATCCTCGCACAGCATAATTGTCTTCGGTGAACTTGCGCGGAGACTGTTCTCCAAAATCGAAGTTGAACAACTCTGCTGCCTGTGTGTCTCTCGGCTCTTCGGGAATGCCCTGTGGATTCGTAAGTCCAAATTCCACGGGAAAGATGTCATCCAAGTCATCAATCTTGCCGAAGAGATATCCTGTGTCGATGTCTAGGGTGAGACTTGGCGGAAACACGCCGCTAACGATTGCAAACTTTAGATCACCGCCTGTGGTGGGCGGTGCGCCCACATAGGACACATATGCTGCCCTGAGTTGAATGGTAGTCCTGCAACTGACATCGGGATCCTGCGGTCGAATGACCTTTTGCTGTTCGAAGATCGGGCGCGAGGGCGAAGTCTCGTTGTATGACTTGTTCAATATGGCGGGACTCAGCCATTGAATGTCGCCCGTTACCGATGACAGAGACTCATCCTGCTCAACGATGTTCAGTTCACCGAATCCTGCGGGATAGTAGTATTCGATAGGCTGTGCGCCCGTCATACTAGCCATCAGAATTCTCCTAGGTCGATTTCATCATCCAAACTCTTCACCGTAACATCGGGCGAGTCAATCACGATGTTGGGGTTCGTGCCATACGGAACTGGTTCTGCGATAAATGCATCGATTGGTTCCTCTGTTGGCGGCGACAACGCCTCACCCATCTTTGGTTCGGATGGCGGTGTTGGAACAGCCTCGGGCTTACCGCATGAGATTGTCGGGATGTTGCCCTGAATCGCGGCTCCAATATCTGAGATCGTATCGTTGATCTTGCCAACTACACCAACAATTGCTTCTGATGCAATCTGTAGGGTTGGAAGAGTGATGCCATTGATTCCTGCCATGATGTCGTTGAGCGATGGCAATCCACCTATGCTTGAATTGGTGATGTTCAAATCCAAAGACGGTACCTTGCCTAAGAATCCACAGATGTCGATGTCGGGAACCTGTGAGATGTCTCCACGCTCCGTGGTCAATTCATTGATGCTTTTCTTTGACTCCTTGAAGTCTGTTGCAACAGGAACATTGACCATGCCGCGAATGCTGACTGCCTCACTTGTCTTGACCGATGACTTCTGTGCTGCGTCCAAGGCAGCATATGTCTTCAGTTGATTCTGCTGATCGAATTGGTATGTTTCAATCTCGTCTGTGGAATAGACAGATCCTTGCGTACTCTTAGAAGGAGTACCACTCGCAATTGGCACGGACATGTTCGGTCTTGCAAAAGACATTAGTCCTTGTTCCTCACTTGCAGATCCGTTGGGCTAAGTTTGTCGATCAATCCATTCACCAAACCACGCAACTTATCCATCAAAGTCTGTACATTTGATGAGTTCTCTCCCTCGGGATTCAAGTCAATACGGGGTGCCATGATTACCATGTTGCCTTCGCTCGACAGCGTGTATGTGCCCTTGACCTTCTGTAGGAAGTTGCCACCCACATCGACAGTCATGTTGCCCTTGGCATACATCTTTGTGTCGCCTTGCACCTCAATCTCCAAATCCTTGCCCATGAGAATCTTCATGGTCTTGTCTGTGTTGAACGAGCAGTTGCCCTTCACCAAGATCATCTTGTCGTTGAGCGTGATATCCCATGCGTTACCAACGACCTTGTGTACTTCGCTGCCCCTTGGGTGAATCTCTGTGAATGTGCCTGAGCAATGGTACCAATGCATTCTCTCTGCACCAGGGGTATCGTCATATTCAACGACATGTCCTGCCTGAGATTCATAGACATTGTTGAAGGGATACTGCGCGGCATAGGGGGTCTCGGGTTCTGCCCAAAAGCCATACAGCGCAGACACACAGAACTCTAGGCTGTCCTTCTTTTTCTTGACAATCGTGTTCTCAATCTGTTCGTTTCTTGCTAGACGATTCGTGTCTGCCTCGCCCATGCGCGAGATCAGCGGATACATGCCCTGTGGATCTGCAAATCCGCGGTTGGTGTCGATTGTTGGATTCTTAGGCAACTGATATGACTTCAAACCGACATCGTTTTTTGCCTCATCCAACGAACTGATGATCTGTGCCTTCCTGCTCTCAATCTCGTTGATGTAGATCTGCTTCACATCCTCAGGATCGATCAGGGGAATGTTTGGCAAGTTTGCAAGTTCGTTCGGAACAGGAATGTTGACGGTGTTGATACCACCAATGGTTCCAAAGACCACGGGTTCCTGTGCATTCATACCATCTCGGAAGAAGCCAACAACCCATGCGCCCTGTAGCAATCCCGTGGGAGACCATCCCTTGCCCGATACACTCGCACTCGTAACAGGCATTATCACATGCGCCCAAGGAAGATCCGTTGTGGGAATCTGTGCCTTGTCATCGGTGTGCCAACCAAGTACGCGCACACGGACGCGACCCAACTTGAGCGGGTCATAGATGTCCTCCACGACACCTTGCCACCACACAAAGCCGTTCTTGCCCATGTAGTCCGCTCTCAATGGTTCTTGATTGCTGCTCATGATGGCTCCAAGTTCAACTCTGCCTTCTTGTAGTCGGCAATTGGTTCTGCGAAAGAATCGCGTGATAGTGTCATAGTCATAGTATGTTCACGATCTGTAACTAGGTGCTTGACGGTGGTGACCAAGTAACGACCCTTGAGATAATCGTCCTCGTAATTGTCCTGCTTTTTGGTGGCTTCCTTTGCAATTGTTCTGAAGTTGATCACCTGACCAACCTTGACATTCGTATCTCCATAGCATGACACGATCAGGTTGATGGAATTCATTTGATTGAGTAGCGACTGCCTAAGCAACACGGTCTCCTCAGGATCATGCACCTGAGCGATTCCCGCCATCGAATATGATGACTTCGGATAGAAGCGAGTGTGAGACTCGACAGAATCCGTGTAATCAATCTTCTGCATCGGAATCAGCGGATTCTTCTCAAGGTGCGCTGCATCGTTCATGAAGGATTTGTCATACTTGAACTGCGATGTAGACCAAGTCTTCGTGGTCATATCGTGTGTCATGATGGCAGACGCAAGCATTCCCAAGTTCTGCTGCTTGATCTTGTCGGTCATGTCCTCTACGACCAACGAGTGAATGTTTCGTAGTTCGGATTCAAGCATTCTTGATCCATCTTCGCTGCGAAACCCATCAGGATAGTTTGTGTAGGTGAATGCGACATCCGCTGTCTTCAGACCCGATAGCGGCACAAAATGGTGACCGTCTGAGTTCTGAAAAAGCACATAATCGCACATCGATGTGTCTGCCTTGGCTCTAGCCCTGTGAGCAAGCCAATTGATTGCATACAGAGGTGACCAATAAGGAATCACATACGACCGTGTGTCGAAAGTCTCCGTAACTGTCTTCAGGTGGATTTTGTCATCATCCAATGCCTCTCGCACAAGCCCCACCGCGCCGCCTACGATAGCCCCTGCTACGCCCCCTGCGATTGGCAGGGGAATCATGCTGCCGATCAGCCCCCCTGCTGCCGCGCCTCCTGCTGCCGCTGAAATGAGACCGTTGTTCTCGCCGTTATCGACGGCCAAGTACTCGTCAAAGATGTTAGTGACCATCTTCGAAACTGGCATGTTTCGATAGGATTTCGAAACTTTTGATTGCATGCTTTTGATTGCTTGAGTTGCGACAAACTCAATGCGAACCATCTGCGCCGACTCTTGTGCCGTTTCTGTAAGCACGGAAATCTTGTAGGTTCGGAACACCAACTTGACAGGCTGTCCACCGCCCATCGGGGTTCTGTAGATGATCGTCAGCGTCTCGGCACCGATGATCGGAAAGTTCTTTACGATGTTCATTGAGTCGATCAGCGTGATGCTTCCCGACATGCAGTTGCTGAAGATGTCCTCATACACAATGAAGTTCTGAAAGATGCCCTTCAGGCTCATCGTAAAGCCAGTATATGACTTGAGGGTGATCTCATCGATCACCACATCTCCTGGTTTCACCATCGTGTCGCTACTGACATCTGTCACGATTCACCTCATGTGTTGATTTGGAACAGCCGCCTGAAGTCTCTCAGTACGGGGTCGATGTATTCAGGACGCATGACCTTGATAGTTCGCTTGCTATCATTCACTTTCGACTCATGCGCGATGTTCACGACTGATGTTGCATAACCGACATCGTCATTGTTGTCATCAATACCTAACGGAATTAACTCGGTGTTGCCAACAACGAATCTGTCAATCAATGTAGATGGACTTTCGGATCTCTTGTTGTCCACCAAAGTGACGGGTCTGTATAGCGGAGAAACGATCTCTCCGCTGCTTGTCTCAAAGTGATGGAGTGCATAACGATTGTCGCCCACCACCCTGAACACCTGTGCCGCGACCTCTCTTCCTGTTCTAGTAGTTGAAAACAGGTCATGCCGAATGTCCTTGGGTCGAGCGATTGCCTGACCGCCCAACTGAACCAAGGTGTCTTGAATCTTGAAGGTGCCTGTGATGTCTTCGACTTCGATCTTGTATAGATTCGGATCCCAAGACTTCACCTTTCCACTAGCGATTTGATTGCCAAATCTATCCTTCTGTATGACAGTATCGCCAACCTCATAGTGAGGTAGCCGCCGATCAAAAGCAACGATCTCACCATCTTCCTGTTTTCCACTCTTATGATCCCACAGTAGCGGAGGGTATACAAACAGGCTTTTGCCCGTGTATGTCTTCTCCATCTGCGTTTCCAATTCGTTGACGCTCAGAGGCCAACTGAAGTATGGATCAAGGATCTCATTAAACATGAGAATGATCCAATGGTAGTCAGACCGACCATAGATGCGGTGAGCAATTGTCTCGGGACGCTCCTCGTCCTTGATCGTGTAATCCAAGGCGGTTCCCTGTGCTTCCTTGACGATGTCTAGGATCTTTGCCCGTGTGAGAATGTTCTTCACAAGGACTAGATTGCCCGAATCATCCCGATAGCCGACATTAGGTAGATAGTTGAAATAGCCCATGGATTATCTCAGGGTGAGGGGATGTTCCCCAACTCCCAACCAAAACGGTCGCGGGTGAGGATTTCAAGTTCGCTGAACGACAGTTCCATGGTGATCTTGGTGGGTGCGGAGCCGTACCCATCGTTTTGGAAGGTGGTGAATGTTGTCTCCTCGCCGTACTTCACCTTGACACCCTTGAGGGCGCACTTGTGAATGTATGGAAGATAGCCGTTCTCCCTGCCGTCCGCAGTCAGGAACTTGATTTGAAACTCTGCGGGGTAGTCCAAGAAGCGACCCGAACCCTCCGACCGCTTGGGGTGGGAGAAGAACTTGAGAAGACCGATGATCTCATGACATGTCTCAACCTCTTCCCTGTTGCGCGGAAGAAATGTATAAGAGAAGTTGAACTCTCTGCGCTTGACTTCTTTGAACAGGTGAAGCGACATTGGGTTCACGACTTGCCGCTGCTGTGCGGAAGCGAACTTGGCAAAGGTTCCTGCTTCAGCACCGACAAGTTCGCCCAACGAGTCAAGCACCTTGAGATTTGCCAATCCAATCTTCTTGCCGATGTCCCTTGCTGCTGCGGGATCACCGCCTGCGATTGCCTTGGGAAGTTTTAGCGCATCCAATCCTGCCATGCTTGCATCTTCGTACTCCATCGCATATCCGACTTCCAATCCCGTAGGCATGTACAGATAGATGCGAGAAAGAATCGGTGCAGTTCCTCCTGCAAGACCCGTCTGTTCTTCTGTATAAGAATCCCGTCCCAATCCCTGACCCTTGAGGTTGCCGTCAGCAAATACCTGTTTCGCGGTATCTAAGATAACGCCGCCACCCGAAACTACCGCGCTGAGGGTGTTTGCAACCATCCCCACGATGTCTGTTTTCTGTTCGGCGGTTGCATCTGCCTCGGCGGCATTCTGTGCGGTTCGCATCTTGTCGATCAGGCTTTCGCCAAATCTAGCAAACGCCTCGCGCTTGGTTGCCAAGTATTGGGGATTGTTATCCCATATCTCAATGCACATGATGCTTTGGTGGGATGGATCTGTCAGAAGATCGTAGGGATACTTGTAGTACCCCGCAGCCCTCGTTGCATCCGCTTTGTTGATGAAACCGCCGCGACCATCATTGAACAACTTATCTTCGAATGCAGTTGATCTGCGCCGAAGAATGCCGTCGATGGCTCGGATCTCTCCGTAGGTTTTGCTGCTGCTGAACTCTGCCATATGGGTGTATTTAGATGGGATCTCATAAATAGCAGATACGGGAGACACGATCATCGCAACTGGAAACTCGTACAAGGGAAAGTACACACCAAAGCGTCCACAAAAGTACAAGGGCGATCCCAACATGTGCTTCTACCGATCATCGTGGGAACGCCGATTTATGACATTCTGCGACGAGAACGATGCGGTGGTTGAGTGGTCTTCCGAAGAGGTTGTGATTCCCTACATCTCGCCAATCGATGGACGGCGGCACCGATACTTCGTTGACTTTTGGGTGCGACTGCGGAAGCCTGATGGGTCAATTGAGGAATGCCTGATAGAAGTAAAGCCGAAAAAGCAGACAATGAAGCCCGAACAGCCAAAGTCAAAACGGATCTCCAAGTCCAAATTGTTTGAGATCCGCAACTGGATGATCAATTCGGCAAAATGGGCGGCTGCTGAAGACTATTGCGGGGATCGGGGTTGGAAGTTCAGACTCCTAACTGAAGAAAACATCTTCGGAAAGACTGCCAAATGACGAAGCAACAGGTAACAAAGGTTGTAAACCAGTTCGCACGAACCACCAATCTGAATTTGGGCGATGATCGGGCTACCCGTTGGTTGGCAACCAACCTGTCTAGAATTAAAACAACCATGCGACAGGATAACTACATCGACAGCAGCAAGACACTAATTCGAAAGCAATTGACGCCAGGGAACATGGTGTTTTTTGGATACGCGCCCAAGACCAAGGATGAACTCCAATTTTGGGATGAGTTTCCTGTGACGATCATCCTTCACCCACAGAAGGGTGGATTCCTCGGATTGAACCTTCACTATCTACCACCCTCGGCTCGGGCAGACTTCCTTAATAAACTCCTGAAGTATGTCTCCGATCCGAATTGGGTCAAGCACAACAACACATCAGTTGAGTTTCGCGTCACCTACGGTCTACTCAAGAACAGCGCGAAAATGAAAGCGTTCAAGCCCTGCATCAAGCGATATTACTACAGTCATATCGTCACAAAGGTAGCGTACATCGAACCTATGAGATGGAAGATGGTACCCTTCTTTCCATTGGACAAGTTCAAGGGTGCAACTCGCGCAGATGTTTGGGCTTTGGCATAATAGATACCTTATAGAACCATGGATATCCTCGGAAACCTACAAGCAACACGGGCAAGAGCCGCATACCAATCGTATGTCGGAAATCCCGACCCATCGTTTCAAGATTCTGTCTACGGGCGGGCGCGTGAAACGGGATGGGCGGCGGGTAATCGTTGGTTGGTTATGGTGTTCCCAAACCAAGCGGTGAGAGACGGCATCGGCATGAATTTTGTTCCTGATGTCGCCCGATTGGCTACCACATGCAAGTCGATCAACCTCAATGAACAGACTTGGTATAGCACCGAGCAGAACTATATCAACGCAGGCCCGAACCGTGTGTTTCCTTACAAGAGAAACACCAACAATGCTTCGGGCATCAAGGTGCAGTTCAATGTCGGAACAGACATGTTTGAAAAGGAATTCTTTGAGGGGTGGTTGCGGTACATTCAAAATCCATACACGCGGCAATGGAAGTTCTACGATGACTACGCCAAGGACAGTTTCATCTATCTGCTCCTCCTGCCGAACCATGTGCAGAACTTCGCCATGGCAATGGAAGCCATGTATCAGGGCAAGGTTGTCGGCTACAAGTTTACCGAAGTCTATCCGTTCTCCATGAACATGAACGGTGGAAACCTGAACTACAACAATGTACAGGAGCCGTTGTTCTCTGACATCGGATTCATGTACCATGACATGATCCCGCTTCAGGAAGAAACGATTAAGTACGACAACATCATTCCAACAGTCACCGATACGGGTTACCCCGTGATTGAGCGGGATCGCTACAAGGACATCCTCACGGCAAGCCAAGCGGGTATCGACAAGGCTGTCAATGGATTTGCCCTCGGTACGATTGCAGAACGGGCGGCGTTCAACAACATTCGTCAACAGCAACGCAGCGTCCTACAGGCTTATGTCAAGCAACTAGAGGAATACAAGGTGGATGATCTGCCGCGTGGCGTGGATGGAAGAGTGGTCTATTCCACACCGCGTCAAGGTGGACTCGACTTGGGTCTGACTCTCCTGTCACAGACTCAAGGCTTTTTCGGTGCAGGATTCTTTGGAAACGGATTTTTACCCTAACTTTTCGTCATAGGAGATCGTTATGTCACTCGCAGGAATTATCGCTTCAACGCCAAAACACCAAACAACTCTTCCCGTCAGCGGAAAGAAGATCGAATACCGACCCTTCATCGTCAAGGAAGAGAAGATCCTTCTCATGGCGGCTGAGAGCAAGGACGAGAAGACAATCAACACAGCCATCCGCGATGTGATCTCCGCATGCACAGGCGGGGCTGTGGATGTCTTCAAGTTGCCATTGGTAGACATGGAGTATTTGTTCCTGCAACTCCGCAGCCAATCCGTTGGTGAGACTGCCAAGCCAAATGTCAAGTGTTCAAAGTGTGAACTCCCGACTGAGGTTGAGATCAACCTGAAGGAGATTCAACCGATCACCGATCCAAACCATAAGAAGATCATCCCTGTTGTCGGGGATATCAGCGTGGTCATGAAGTATCCCACAGTCGATGACCTGAAGGATATTGACTCGCAGAGTGACATTGAAAAGGCACTCACCCTGTTGGTCAAGTCAATCGACAAGGTCTATCAGGGTGAGAAGATCTTCAATGCCTCGGAAATGGATCCCAAGGAAGTTCGTGGATTCATCGAAGAGATGACGCAGGAACAGTTCAAGAAACTCTTCTCCTTCGTGGAAACGATGCCCAAGTTGGAGAAGCAAGTTCAATTCAAGTGCAAGCATTGTGGTCATGAGAACAACTCGACTCTGAGGGGGATCACAAGTTTTTTCTCCTAGCCTCCACCCATGACAACTTGTTCAACATGCTCTCTGTGAACTTTGCGATGATGCAAAACTTCAACTACACGCTAGTTGATCTAGAGAGCATGATGCCATGGGAGCGGAGGGTTTATATCGATTTGCTGATGCAACACTTGAAGGAAGAGAAGGAGCGAATGGAGTCTTTGAAGAGCCAAAGACAGTAAAGGGACAGATAGATGGCTGAACCAACACAAGGCAATCCCACACCACCGAACAACCAAGACGGTATTACACCACCTATGTCGAATGATGTTGCAACCAAAGCATTCGATAAGTTTTTCGCTGAGATGGAAGACTTGAAGAAGACCATCGAAGGCTCCAAGAAAATCCTTGAGACACAAAAGAAACTTCAGGCGGATCTGAACAAAGCATCCCTCATTGAGCAGAAAGCGCGAAACGCTGTCACAGAGGGAATGAAGAAACTGGACAAGGAAAACGAAAAGTATAGAGACAAACAAGGAAATTGGCTAGCAGAGACAGAAGCGATGCAAGCCAAGTATGCCGCCGACATGGAAGAACTCCACAAGGCGCACCTAGAGACCGAAGATAGTTTCTTCAAGGCATCTGATGCGTTGATGGAAAACACAAAAGCCATGGGGCAGATGAAGGACGCGACACAGTCTGCGCTGTTTGGTTTGCGCGATCTTCGTGACATGGTGCGTGAGTTTGATCCCGAAGTGGCGGCAGGATTGAGCAAGGCATATGGCGAAGCCGCCAATCTTGTGGTTAAATCTAACAAGGATTTTGATGCCGCCAATTCTGAAATTGCAAGGACATCGGGCGAAGAACTTGAAAAGGCGTTGGGCGAAATGGCAGATGGTCTGCGTAAAGCAAACAACGCAGAGATGCACGAAGAAGCAATCAAGGCTCAAGAGAAGATATTTGATGCTCAAAAAGAATTTGCAGAACAAACCAAGAAACTCGCTGATGAGATGTCAACTACCGAAATTGCCCAAGAACTTGGTGCAGGCGGTGGCGTTGTCGGGTTGAGAGATATCAAAGCAGAGGTAGATGACCTTAGTGGTCTCACCGACAAAGCAGTCGCTCTCTACAAGGCAAAGAACAAAGAGGCGACTGACAGCGATGTCAAGAAGTATAAGGAAGAGTTCATCTATCAGCAGAAGTCTTTGATTCAGCAGAGACTTGAGCAAAAGTTCAACAAGGAAATTGATGAGCAGAGAAACAAGCGAATCCTGAAGATCATGGAGGAGAAAAAAGTCTCCAAGGATGTCGCGGCAAAGATCGACAGCGGAAGCAAAGAAGGCAAGCAGGCCGATGCTGACATGATCAAGCGGCACGAAGACACAATGAAGGGCTTCGAAAGCCTCAATGCCACTCAACTTGCGATGCTAGAGAATGCCAAGGACAGCGACATGAAGTTGGCTGAAAGGGAAGCAGAAGCAGCCAATGACTATCCGCCTTGGGCACAACCACTCATAGATGGAATTGCTAGTCTAAAGGACACAATGGGTGGCATGTTCAAGAAAGAGGACGGGTGGTTTAAGACCATCCTCCTAATTTTGTCCGTGACTATAGGGGCAGTTCTAGGATACATCTTCTACAAAGTGATGTTCATCTTTAACATCGTCAAGGGTATCTTTGGCTTGCTCACGCACCTTCCATTTGGAATTGGCAAAGCAATTGGGGGAATATTTGCAAAACTCGGCGGTGTTGGTGGCGGTATTGCAAAAATGTTTAGCGGCGTTGGAAGTAAGTTGGGTCTTTTCGGAGAAGGGATTGCCAAGGTTTTTCCATTCATTGGACGATTGGGAACCGCTTTCAAATTTGGCTTCCAAATCCTAGGAAAGGCATTCTTCTACATCCAACTTGTAGTAGATGCCATCTTTGGTGCATACAAGGGTTTCCAACAGTTGGGCAATATCAAAGGTTTGATCATGGGTGCAATCGCTCAGATCATCAGCGGGCTTACATTTGGACTGCTCGACTTCCAAAGCATCTTCGATTTCTTCAACACAACCATGAGCGGTGTATTCGATGGAATCGCGGGTGTGTTTGAACCAATCGTTGAGTTTTTCGGAAAGGCATATGACAACTTGACGAATGCCTTCTCGCGTGTGATGGCAGTTTTTCAAGGAGAGGGGTCTATCTTCACCAAGATATTCAAAGTCATTCAGATCGGCATCACAACAACAGTCAAGAACCTCGTCGCGTTCATAGGAGCGGCAATAAAGACTGTTTTCAATGCTGTTGTTGTATTGCCTTTCAAGATTGGTGAGTTTATCGGTGAGATGCTTGTCAAGTTGGCAGAATTGACATATGACGCTTTTGTATCTCTGTGGGATTGGATCTCTAGTGGTCGAATCTTGGCAGATGTCGCAAACTTTGGTACTTGGCTTTATGACGAACTAATCGGATTCTTCGCAGGAATCATCAATGCAATCGCTGACGGCTTGGGTGAAATCCCAATCGTTGGTGGCTACATCAAGGAAGCATTGGGCGGCGGTGCGGGTGGAGATGGTCTACAGACTGCGGTTGAGAAGAGTGCTGAAGTTGTAAAAGAGGCACAGCAAAGCGCAGACACTATGGCGACAAACGCTACCACACCAACTCAAAGTAGTGCCGTGCAGTTTGTAAACACTCCTATAACGCCGATTGCAACTCCAAGCGGTAAAGTACAATTTGCTGCTCCCTCTTATAATGCTAATACTGTCAATACGGCAACGATGAACACAGCAACAGCAAGAATGGAAGCCACAAACCAAGGTGGCACCGCTGTCATCAACACCCCGACTACAAACAATGTCATGAGTGGCGGTGGTGGCGAGAGCAATGTGCTGATGCCGACAAACAACAGAAACACGGAACCGACATTCCGCGCCCTGCTGTTTCAGGATTGTCCTGCCCTATAACACAACAGCCGCCCATTTCTGAGCGGCAGTCGTGCGCCTCCACGGCATGGGTTGATTAAGACTCACTCATCGTCATCTGCCAACTTCTTAAAGTAGGCAAACGCATCCTCGTCCTCATCCTCAGTCTTTGCTGCCTTCGCAGGAGCCTTCTTGGGAGCCTTCTCCTCGGAGACGGGAGCCGCGGCCTTCATCTTGCTACGGAAATCCTCAGGCTCTGCCTCCTCGGCACGGGCAGCGGAACCCTCGCTCGTACCGCCCTTGAGAACCTGATCCATGCGACCCTTCAGTTCCTCGTAGGACTTGAACTGATCGGCACCGACGAACGCCTGTAGCGGATACTGCATCTTCCACAGGGTTTCCAGTTGCTTGTCGTTGCCATCGAAGAGTTCCGATGCGGGTTGGAACGCGCTCTTCTCGTAGGACACATAACCGTCCACCATAGCCGCCTTCAACTTGAAGTTAGCACCCTGCCAAAAGTCAAAGGGATTGATCTTCGGCTCGTCATCGGTTGGGTTCATGGCATCCTGCAACTTGTCGAAGATCTTCTTACCGAACTTGAACAGGAAGACCTTGCCTTCGTTGTCGCGGTTGGTTGGATCGTTGACAACAAGAATGTTGGCGATGTACGACAACTTGCGCTTCCGATCACGGGCGATGCCCTTGTTCGACTCAAGTCCGCTGTTCCAAAGTTCGTTGTTCGCCTCGCAGATCGGGCACTTCTTCCCAATCGTGGTTGGGCAGTTGTCGATGAGCCAACCACCCTTGCCTTGGAAGCCGTGGCTAAAGAGCCGCACCCAAGGAATGTCCTCGCCTTCGACGGGCGGTAGGAAGCGGATCACCGCGTAGCCGTTACCCGCCTTGTCGCGCTCAAGCGTCCAAAAGCGATCATCGTCGTAGTTCTTCTTCTCGCTGACCTTGCTCATCTCCTTAGACAATTTGTCGATAGCAGACTGAGCGTTCTTCTTCATGCTTGCGAATCCTGACATGTGTGTATCTCCTGTGTGTTTGTGTGCTGTGTGTGAAACGATCTGACAAGTATAGCGTGATGTGTGTCTCAGTCAAGGGGCAACTTAGATGTTTTCTTTGTTCCTCTCAACATGTTTCGATCCTCAAACTCTGCCTTCAACTTCTCCCGAATCGGTTTCGTAACCAACTTGGCTACTGACTCAGGTTCGATTCCATGCTTATCACAGAGTTCAAGAATCGCGTCGATGTACTTTCCCTCCTTGCGGTTCTTGCATAGTTCTTCGATCTCTTTGCTGAATGTCTCTTCGATATTAATGATCGATCCCATTACGGAATCCTTTCGTCTTCTGTAGGGTTCGCCATTTCAATCGGCATTTCCTCAATAGTATCAACCCAACGGCGAATACCCGTTTCGAATTCGTCGCTTGTCAGTAGGATACCGATCTGCTCTCCCTTGTCTGTCATGAAACGAATGCAATGGTACTTCTCCTGCTCGGGAGCAACTACCATTTCATCGGTGCGGGTGAGAGACCACCCGAAATACTCAAGCAGCCTTTTGAGCCAGTTCATTGGCGATTTCCTGCACTTTCTTGAAATTGTTCTTTGCCCAATAGGAACGGATGACCTTTGCCAATCCTTCCCTGAAGTCGTTGCGATGCTCAACAAACTCCTGAGCCGTGCCCTCGTCGGTGGCAATCAGCACGACAAGCCGTTCGATGCGCTTGCCCGTTCGCTCTTCCCACATGTACGAGTATGCAGCCGCTTGGTGGAAGTAGTTCGTGATCCACGAACGCTTCTTCTCCTTGGATGCAGTCTTGAAATCGATGATGGCGGGTTCGCCACAGTATTCACCGATGCAGTCTGTCCGTCCTGCAAGCATGAGAGTATCCGACCATAGACCGTTTTCAATTGCATAGATCTCACCGATGTTCTGCAACAGCGGAAGAATCGGATCGAAATGCCAACGATCACCGATCTCCGCAGGAACGGAGCGATTGGTCAGATACTCCTCAACCAAGGAGTGTAACTTGTTTCCGCGATTGATCGCCATCTGCGACTTCTTCGCGTTCTCGGGATCCTCTCGCCACTTCTTCCACTTGTCGGCATCTTCATGGTTCACCACGGTGGTAACCGATGGATACCACTTGCCGTTTGTTGGCGATTGATAGTAGCGTCCCATCCCTTCCGCTTCCACGGAAACGAGTCTTGTTTCGTTTGTATTCATATTCAATAGTCTCTCATTCCGTGACGGGGGTGCGCCGACTTGATCTTGGAAATGACTTCCTTGAAACCGCTGTCGGGTTTACGAATGCCCAAGCGAACAGGATCGATCACGGGCGGGGCAGATGCGATGTACTGCTCAACCTGTTTCTTGCCACACTTTGGGCATGGCTTCTTGCATGGCTTCGCCCGATCCTTGATCATGAAGAACTCTTCGAATCGGTGGTCACATGCACGGCATAGATAATCGTAATTTGGCATAGCGAGTCTTCTATTTATACGGCTTCGCTAGCAAACCACGATGGGACGGGGGTCTTCGCCCACTTGGCGAAACGCTTCTTTTCACCGATGTAGTACTTACGATAAGCCGTGACGGCATCTTCGCAGCGGTACTGTTCGGGCATTGCTTGAGCAAACGGAGTGAGTGGTCCATCCTTGATGTTGTTAGGACACCCTGCGAGGATGCCCATCAGATCATGCATGGAGTGCTTCTTGCCATATCGCTTGGTGTACTCAAACATCAGACCCCATGCATGGTGCCAAAGCCAATCGTAGTTGGACGAAGTCTCCATTGCCCATCGTGTGCATGGGTGATTGACCATTGTCGCAAGACAAAGGACATCATCGTACTCGGAGTGAATCCAATGCTTGATCTTGCGACCGTTTTTGGATAGACGGATAGTAGGTTCGCCGTCAAGCACACGGTGTGCCGTAGAAAGCATCTGTGCGCTTTCAACGATCATCTTTACGACATGCTTGTCACAAAGATCCCGCGCCGCTTCATGCGGTGAGGATTGCACTACGAAGATGTTCATGTATCAGTCCTTGAAGGAGCCATCGTTCCAAAGATGCCACAGACGGTGTGTGAGGATTGCCCAACCAAGTCCAAGCCAAGACTCAGCGTGGTACACGCCTGCTTCACATTCCATGATATAGGACGGTGCAATCTTGATCTTGTCGTACATGCTAATGTCGATGGGCTTGGCATCGGGTGACAATTCTGCCTCGCGCACGGGCGCGGGTGCGGGTGCGACCTTTTTGACGGTCTTGATTTCACGCTTCTTAGTTGACTTAGCCATTGCGGTGCGCTCCCATCGGCTCGACATTCTCTTCCTTAACCCAATAGGTCTCGGAACCCCACTCGTTGCTGTGGGTGGTGACTAGGTACTGCTTGCCCCAATTGGGGTGCATCTCTACCCGCCGAACAACGGCGGTCTTCTGCTCGTCCCGCAGCCAAACCTTCTGCTGCGGTGCCTTCTTCTGTACTGTTTCGTTGCTTTCCATGTGTTTGAACCCTTTTTGATTTAAGGTTGCGATTGGGATAAGTATAGACCATGATTGGGTCGGTGTCAAGTCCCGACTGCTAAATAAGGGTGAGGTACATCATCATGCCAACTACCCTGACCATTCCTGAAGTTCTGAAGAAAATCTCGCAAACCGCAAAGAGCCGCGAGGACACCATCCGTCTTCTCCGTGAGAACGGAAGCCACACGCTGAAGCAGTTGCTTCACTACGCCTTCTTTGATAGCGCAAAGTGGTACCGCAACGATCTCCCCGAATACACGCCTGACCAAGCCCCCGAAGGCTTGACCATGTCGAGTCTCTTTCAGGAGAGCAAGCGGCTGTACATCTTCAAGGAGTCCTATAACCTTCCGAAGAATCGCAAGGACATCCTGATGATTCAGATCCTTGAGTCTGTTCACCCCGACGAGGCAAAACTGCTGAAGGAACTTATCAGCGGTACCTTCGGATACGGTTACGGATTGTCCAAGCCGATTGTTCAAGAGGCGTTTCCCGACATTGCTAATGTTGTGGTTGCTTCCTGAGAGCATATCGCGCAAGGAAGTAGGAGTCAACTATATCTGAGACAGGACTTCCACAGTCCTTGCTCTCTTTCTCCATGGACTTCATGAGATCGATCCCCGTCTGATCCTTGAATGCAGCATGCATGACGCATTTGTCTGCGTTTCCCTTCCCTGCCGCAAATTTCTTGAGTGCGGTGGGGGCAACGGTTTCGAATCGAATGCCGTCCTTCCACAACTTATGCTTCAACAGACCGCAGTTCTCACCGATATGAAAGACCTTGCCCTTGGCACCCATCGCGTAGTCCTCTATGACGAGCGCATCGGGATTGACTCTGCACTTGGATACCGCCCAATTCGAAATCAAATCGTATCTTTCCTCGGGCGAAAGGAAGTCGGGGTAGGTGTCACCGATACAGGTGAGGAATCCAAAAGTATGAGTTACTTGGTTTCGCTTGACCGATGTGAGAAACCAACAAGTGGCTCTGTCCCCGTCGATCAGCGTGACGGCGGGTGATGTCATAGAGTAGTCAATGCCAAGGACTTTCACGCAAGTATGTATTGCATCCCTTGAAACCTGTGCTAGAATCTGACAAATGAACATCGAACGAATCAAGGAAATGGTCGAAGCCGACCTCAAGATCGACGGAACCGAATTAGGTGACGAGTCGATCCGCATTCCACAACTGCACGGCAAGTACCTTAACATCTATCACGATGAGTGCCTGATCCTTCGCAAGTTGGATGCAGATTTCAGCATCCTCCGCAAGAAGAAGTGGGAGTACTACAACGGCAAGATGTCCCAACAGGAACTTGCCCAACTTGGGTGGGAGCCTTTCGGACATCGCATCCTGCGCCAAGACATGGATACCTACATGAGCGCAGACGAAGATCTTGTTCGTCTCGGCTCAAAGATCGATCTACAGAAGGCGAAGGTTGAGTATCTTGACAGCGTGATCAAGGGAATCAACAACCGCCAATGGGTGATCCGCAATGCCATCGAATGGCGCAAGTTCATGAGCGGGGTGACCTAAATACCTTGAATGAGCGTGATTGAAGTTCGTAGCATGAATACCGCTTATCTTCGTGTCATCGCGGAGAATGGCGTTTCATACGAACTTCAAGACTACTTCACATTCGAAGTCCCTGGTGCGAAGTACACCCCCGCGTACAAGCGGCGTGTGTGGGATGGGAAGATACGACTCTTCAATGCATACTCGGGGCTGTTGCCCTCGGGTCTTATGGACTACCTTGCGACATTCGCAAAGGATCGAAACTATGAGTTGCGAGTCGATTCGTCGGTAGCCCAACCTGAGATCAAGTTCGACTGTGAAAAAGTCAGAGGTTTCATCAAGTCACTAAACCCGACTGCCGATGGCAAGCCTTTGGATCCCCACGACCACCAAGTCGATGCGGTGTGTCATGCCCTGAACCAATCACGATGTGTACTCCTGTCGCCAACTGCTAGCGGCAAGAGCCTCGCCATCTATTCGATGGTCAGGTACTACCAAAACGCAATTGCTCCAAACAGAAAGATACTGATCATCGTACCGACCATCTCGTTGGTCGCGCAGTTGTATTCCGACTTCAAGGATTACTCGGGCACGACGAACTGGAACGCTGACAAGAACTGCCACCGCATCGTGGGCGGCGAAGCCAAGTTGACCGACAAGCAGATTGTCATTTCGACATGGCAGAGCATCTACAAGTTGCCTCGGGCATGGTTCGATAACTTCGAAGTGGTTATCGGAGACGAAGCACATCTGTTCAAGGCACAAAGCCTGAACACGATCATGAACAAGTTGATCGACTGTCCCTATCGCATCGCGCTGACAGGTACGCTTGATGGAAGCAAGATTCACAAGTTGGCTATCGAAGGATTGTTCGGTCCAGTTCACCGCGTGATCACCACGAAGGAACTGATGGAGCGGAACCTTCTGACCAACCTGAGAATCGAATGCATCATGCTTCGTTATCCACCTGAGATACGCAAGGGCGTGTGTGGATTGGATTATCACAGCGAGATCGATTGGTTGGTCAACTGCGAGAAGCGAAACGAGTTCATCGCGTTCTTGGCATCTGCGACCCGTGGCAATACCCTTGTCTTGTTCAACTATGTCGAGAAGCATGGAAAGCCTCTGTACGAATTGATCAAGAAGACTGCCATGACAGTCATCGAAGGGCGCAAGGTGTTCTTCGTCGCGGGAGAAACAGAACTTGAACAGCGCGAGGGAATTCGATCCATCGTGGAGAAAGAAGAGAATGCAATTATCGTTGCGTCCTACGGTACATTCTCCACGGGCATCAACATTCGCAGTCTGAAGAATGTCATCTTTGCTAGCCCCTCAAAGAGTCGTATTCGAATCCTTCAGAGCATCGGTCGCCAACTACGCAAATGCGAAGGAAAGCATATTGCAAAGTTATACGACATCGCTGATGATCTCCACCATGGCGACAATCTGAACTACACGCTACAGCACTTCCTGAAGCGAGTGAAGATCTACGAGTCCGAACAGTTCCGCTACAAGTTGGTCAAGTTGCCAATCGACATGCGGATACAAAGACCAAAGGGAGACGGCAAATGACGCAGTACTACCCAATCAAACTAGTGCGAATGATGACAGGTGAAATGATCGTCACGGGAATCTCCAATGGTGGAAAGGAATCGTACATCTTCGAAAAACCCATGGTTCTTGTTGCGGTGGCATTGCCCAATCAAAAGCCTAATGTGCCGCAAGAAGTCTCCGTCATGCTTCGTGATTGGATGGAGTTCAGCGACGATGAATACTACATCATCCCGAAGAAGGCTGTCATGTGCATCATGAAACCCAATAGAGACATCGTTGCCGATTACTCTCAGGCGAAGATCCAATCAGACATCATGAGCGACATGATTGAGAATGGAATGGTAAACGGCACCAAGACCGTGGAAGACCTAGAGAAAGAGATTGAAGACAATGAGGATGATGATGCCGAATACGAAGAGGGGCACGACGAGTTCCCTGGTTGGGGCGGCGATCCTCGGCTCGGCTAGGTACTAAAGGGTACTAGTAGTACTCTATGTACTCTCTAAAGAGGTTACTTAAGTAGTACTCTATAGGTACTAGTTCCCTCTTGAACCTCAAGAGTATCTAGTAGCGGCAAGAAGTAAATTGCCTTTGATTCAACCAAGTCTGTAAAGATTCTGCTGACAATCTTCTTTACTCCAACACAAGTCGGTGTTATAGTTCCCTCAACAACACGGAGAGATAATGGCTAAGAAAAGAGCAGGAAACCACTACATCGACAACGAACGGTTCCTAGAGGAACTGGTAACACACAAGAAGGCTGTAGCCAAGGCGAAGAAGGAAGGCATCAAGCCACCTGGTGTGACAAACTACATCGGTCAATGCTTTCTCGACATCGCTAACAACTTGGCGAAGAAGCCCAACTTCGCAAACTACACCTACAAGGACGAGATGGTATCGGACTCGGTGGAGAACTGCATCATGTATGCGACCAACTTCGATCCGAAGAAGTCCCGCAATCCATTTGCATTCTTCACGCAGATCATCTACTACGCATTCCTCAGGCGCATTCAGAAGGAAAAGAAGCAACTCTACATCAAGATGAAGTGCTTTGAGGAGAACGATCCCACGGGTCGTTTTCGAAACTGGATGGAGGAACAGCACAGCAAGTACGAGGACGGCAATCAAAGTCCATATGTGGAATTCATTTCGGATACCACCCTCACATCGGAATCACTCAAGCCCAAGAAAAAGAAGAAGCGCAAGAAGAAGACTACCAACGATTCAAAGCATACCTTGGATGATGTGATGGAAGATCTATGATTGCAATTATCAACGACACGCACTTTGGTGCCCGTAACGACAGCCCGATCTTCCTTGAACACTTCATGGAGTTTTGGGAGAAGGTGTTCTTTCCCACACTAGAAGATCGTGGCATCAAGAGGATCATTCACTTGGGCGACTTCCTAGATCGCCGCAAGTATGTGAACTTCTACACCCTACAACAGGTTCGGACACGGTTCTTGGAGCCGCTGAAGAACATGGGTGTTGAGATGGACATCACTCTCGGAAACCATGATGTCTTCTTCAAGAACACGAACCGACTCAACTCGGTCATCGAACTGTTCCGCAACTACCCCAACATTAGAATCCACGAACAGCCGACCGTGATTGACTTGGGAGAAACAAAGGTAGGATTGGTGCCTTGGATCACCAAGGACAATTCGGAGGAGTGCCTGAAGTTCATCGCGTCCGCGCCCGTGCGCGTACTCATGGGACACTTTGAGGTAAGCGGCTACGAGGTGCTTCGCGGTGTCGAACACCACGATGGTATGGATCCCGCCCTCTTCAAGAGTTATGAGGCAGTCTACAGCGGTCACTTCCATTGCCGCCACAGCAGGGCAAACATCCACTACTTGGGCACTCAGTATCAGATGACATTCGCTGACCTGAACGAGCGGAAGGGATTCAGCATCTTCCACCCACGCACGGGCGAGATGGAGTTCGTTGAGAACCCGATTCAGATCTTTCATCAGATCGAATACGATGACACTAAGGAAGACTACAACATCCTGAACTGCAAGCAGTACAGGAATACATTCGTTCGGCTCTTGGTCAAGAACAAGACTCGCCCGATCATGTTTGACAACCTGTTGGATCGCCTGAACGATGCCCCTGCACATTCCGTGAGTGTGACCGATCAGACCGAAAAGGAAATAAACAGCAACACGGATGTCGTGGACATGTCCAAGGATACCCTCACCCTGATCTGCGACGAGATCGATACCCTACAGGGGGTGCAGGATCCAGTACGCCTCAAGACCCTGATTCGGGAGATTTACAGCGAGTCGCTGCAAGGCTAAATATGATGAAATGCCTAAGCACTACGACACGCTGATTCGGGATATCAAGGAGTGGAGTACCGTTCCTACAAGTGGTAGCGGAGATGCCACCACACGGATATCCCTTAGGACAGGCAAGGCTGACAAGGCAAAGAAGCCGTCTGTAATCCAACTGAAGAACAAGTCTCCTTCGCGGGTAGAGATCGGTAAACTAAAGAACGCAAACTGGAGTTCGGGGGGTATCACATGATCTTCGGATATGACTGCAAGGCAACTGTCATTGCGGCGGGGAACATGTTTGGATACGACATCTTTACGGGTGAAGACTTCGTGAAGCCGTTCGTTGAGGGTGAGACTCTACAGTTACTCTACCCGCCAGACCACGGAAACAGCGGTTCCAACTTTGAGTTCGACTCTCATCTTGGATCGACCGTTCTTGGCATCTTCGCGCAAGAGCGAGGAAGATCAACTGTCTATCATCCCGAAACTGCGGGGCTGATCATCAATCCCGACTCTGTGTATCCATATCAGAGCGAGATCGATATCACCACTCTTCCGACATTCAATTCGGGGCTGAGACCGATTTCGGATAGAGATGTTACAGCCGACAATGGAATTGATTCATTCCTTCTGAAAGGATCGGTGATTGTTGGTTCTGTCAGCGGTGCTAAGAGATTCTATGCAGGCCCGTTCAAAGGATTCACCAAGGAAATAGAGTGTGTCTGTGAGGGGGCAACCGCAGTAAACGAGTTGGACGGAATGGATTGCAAGGGCAATCTCAAGGGTTCTTACTACGAGGATGGGTTCTCTCCTGTTCTGTGCAACCTTTTCAACTACTCAGACCAACCACGAACAATCATCGATGTAGCAACACCGTTCAATCCCCTGTTCATGAGCAATACACCATACAGCGAGTTGGATTACACATGGATCAATACACGAAATCGCTTCAAGAGACCCGTTCCATACAGTATGGAAAGCGACAGCGGCAAGGGAGTCTCTGCTGTACTGATCAGCAGCAGACATGCAATTGTGTCGGCATCCACAGACATCGACAATTTGAACCTTCGCTTCTATTCGGCGGTTAGCGGATTCATAACTCCTACCGTTTCATCCTCTGTCAATACATTCAAGCAGATGTGGGATGTGATTGGCTTTGTCGATGAAAACAGCAGCGCAGAGGTCTTAGCAAAGTACAATGAGATGGCTGCTTACTTCGATGATATCAAGGTCATCACATTCACAGGGAATCTTCCGAGCGACATCCAACCCATTCAATTGATCGACGCTTACGGAAGCAGCCCCGTCTTCTATGGATTGGCAATCGGTCAAGAAGCAAGAGGACATCATGGAACATTCTGCCCACCATTCACAGGAAGTTCATTCAATCCCTCTGTTCTCCCGACCTTGCTATTCAAGGGATCTGATGCATGTGTAAACATACCATCATCTGAATTGCATGAGATGGGAAATACTGTAAGAACCACCGCCGTTGTGCGTGGTGACAATGGCTCTCCCGTTATTACCTATTATCGTGGGAAGCCCGTGTTCCTTGGATTGGTAACAGGAGCAGGGTACACCTATTATTCAGACCCGAAAAAGTTGGTTGCGTTTGCATCGCTTCATGGAACGGGAATTGGGTCAAGCAAGCCAATCACATTCCCTTGGGGCACGACATGGACACCTATTTCATTCCTCAATCAGTATCTTTCTCTTTCGGGTGTATCCGCAAAGAGCGTGGTGCTGACTAGAGAGACTGTGGATACAAATCAGACATACCCATATCCTTCAGTTGCCTTTGGAACTGTTGCGCCTACATCAAAATCAAGACGGGCGCAATTGAGAAACACCGATCCTAGCGTGGGCGTGAAGATCAGCGAAGGTGGACTTGATAAGTTTGTAAACAAACCATATCTACAGCCCGAATCAAACGGTGAAATCGGAACCACCGTCACAATCGACTTCACGGCATAACGCCTACATACTGAACCAAAGGAGAGATACATTATGAGTACTGTGAAACTGTTTAGATTGAATTCGGGCGAAGAAGTGATCAGCAAGGTGTTGGACAATTCCCACACCCATGCGGGATCTTGGCTACTCAAGTCCCCTGCCATCATCCTCCCTGTCGGCAACGGCAAGTTGGGCATGGCACCTTGGCTCCCATACTGCGAAACCGACAGCATGGAACTGCCCGAGAAGGCGGTAGCATTCGTCGCTACTCCAAAGACTCAGTTGGTAAACGACTACAACGAGAACTTCGGTTCAGGTCTCGTCGTTCCTGACAAGAGTGTTGAAGCACCGCCTCTGCGTCTGATTACAGAGTGATCAGAACGCTCTGCTGAAGTTCCCACGCTTGGCGAACTGAATGCAGCGGTCGAACTTGTCCTGCAATACTTCCTTAGGCTTATGGCTAATCACGAAGGTATTCGTACCCGCCTTCGTATTAGCCATAATGTCTAAGAAGGCTTCGATTGCAGAATCGTCCAAACTACCGTCCAAGATCTCGTCTAGGATCAACAGGTTTGTGGTGATGGAGTTCTTCATCGACGCGATAGCCCTCCATGCAAAGAGAAGGGCTAGATCGATCTTCTTTTTCTCACCCTCGCTGAACGATGCATATGTGAACACATCACGGTGGCGAGACTTGATGGTCTCGTTGAACTCTTCGTCCAAGTGGAAGTTTACAAAGAAAGTCATCTGAGTCAGATACTTGTTGATTGTGTCGTTGATCACGGGAATGTAGTTCTTGATGATGCGGCTCTTGATTCCCGAATCCTTCAGCAGCGTTCCTGCTAGCGAAAGATAATGTTGCTCTTCGATGAGTTCACGCTTGTTATCAATCGCATCTTCTTCCGATGACAAAGCAGCGGATAGATCGTCCAAGACATTTCCGACCTTCACCGACTTCTTGGAAGTGATGGTCTTGATGTGCTTTTCCGTGGCTTCGATCTGATTCGTCTTCTTCATGATGATGGAATTCAGGTCGCTGATCTCAAGCATCACGACTTCGATTGCCTCAATCCGCTTCTCTGCGATCTCGCTCTCCTTGACGATGTCCTTGATCGCCTTCTCCATCTCCGCAGTCTTTCCCCTGCCCTTGTCAATAGCATCGCGCTTGAAGTCATCCGCGATCTTCTGAGAGCATGTAGGACAGGAATCGTTCTTCTCGTAGAAGGCGATCTCCTTGTTCAGGGTCTGCATCTTCTTTTGAATCTGTGACCGCAGTTCGGTGTACTTGTCGAAGTTTTTCTTCACCTTGCTGCCATCCACTATCGTTGCCGAAATGGCTTCGATCCTCTCCAACGAAGACTTGACTGCGGCACGGGCTTCTTCGATGGTTGCGTTTGCTGCCGCCACCTGTTCAGTCTCCCAAGCCTCGTCCATCTCGCTGCGCTTCTTCTCGTCCTCGCACATGCGCTTGAGTACGCTCACGCGCTCCCGCGCGACCGCGAGGGCAGATTCGGCATGCTGCAACTCCTCCTTGTTCGCGCTGACTCGCTCTTTGAGGTATGCATTCATGGACGAGAATACGCCGATGTCAAGAATGGTCTCCACGACAGCCCTGCGCTCCGCTGCGGTAAGGCGCATGAATGGGATGTAGTTTGCCGACCCAAGGATGACCACTTGGCAGAACGACTTGTAGTTCATGCCGAGGATGATTTCCTCAAGCATCTTTTGCCCGTCCCGAGTCTTGGAGTCTTGGTCAAGTTGCTTGCCATCCTTCCAAATCTCAAAGACTTTGGGAGCCTGACCGCGCACGATCTTGTACTCAGACTTGGTGTCTGAGAACTCAATCTCCACCACACAGTCCTTCTCGTTTACCGAGGAGACAAGTTGCGGAAGATTGATGCTCCGATAAGGCTTGTTGAAAAGGACAAAGGTAAGAGCATCTAGAAGAGTACTCTTACCCGCCCCGTTTTCACCCAAGATTAGGGTCGTGTCAGTTTTGTCAAACTGGATCTCCGTGAAGTTGTTTCCCGTGCTGAGAAAGTTCTTCCAACGGATCTTCTTGAACTTGATCATCGTGGTGTAGTCACTCCAAGTAGCATTCCGAAATTATACACCACAAAAAGGGTGATGTCAAGTCACTTGTTCCACGGCATCTTGGTAGATAGCCACTTCCAAAGCGGTGCGCCGATGAGGGCACCCGCTACGAACATGAGGACGCTCCACCATGCTGTTCCTAGAATGTGTTCCATTTGTGTTCTCCTTTCTACCTGTATTTAGGTCGTGAAGTACTGATTGGGCAGATGCCGCAGCACTTCCTTATTTGATTGTGTTCGCAGAGCAGCGGCAGAGACTGTTGGTTTAAGAATCGTATCTCCTGCTTGAATAAATGCAGAGTACCGCGACCGCATCAGTATGCCCTCGTATATGGCACTCCAATTTGAATACTTTTCGCCGCTGTCTCTGACAAGTAAGAAGGTTCTTGTATCAAATGACGATCTCTTGTAGGTTCTCATGTCCAGTATGAGAGCGTAATCGATCTCTTTCCAAGTGCTTTCAGCACCTTCAGTAACTGTAAACTGAAAACCGCCACATGGTTGTGTAACGGTAAACTCGTTGGTGTGGGCACAGATACAAGCAAGACCTGTCGATGTGCCTTCGTTAAGTCCACCAGGTGGATTGAATAGAGTGACACAATTACAACCATTGATAACATTAACTTGTCTCTTACAAGTACTTCCTGCACAGTCATTGTTGACTATGCTTGTCACATCTATTTGATATGGTGTGCATGGACAAGTTGGGGGTGCTGAGTCGTTGCAGGCAGGGCTATTTACTGGCGTTGATGTGATCCTGATGTTTGGGCATTCGCAGTTGTTATCAATACCCCCTTGGTCAGTTTCAACCTGAATGCAACAACATCCCAATGCCCCACCTTGCGTCGAATATGGATTGTTGGTTCCATCGCATGGGCCGCCACCGCCGCAATCACAATCCACACCGCCCAATACCTTCTGAGTCCAATACTGCTCACCATATGTCAAATCGCTAGATGATCTGTTTGTTGTATCTGTGATGTCGTATGTTGTGCTAGTTTGAATTGGTTTTGTTGCACCCCGTATCCATCCATTACCATTTCCTTGGTCGGGATTTCCATAACCCGCTAGGTTAACGCTTTCGCGGATGTCGTCTAAGTATCCAACGGTCCTCTTTGAAGTGAACCGAAGCAGTTCTACCTTCACGCAGGGATCTGCGTATCCGCTTCCTGATGGCACATATCCATCCTCGTATGTTCCTCCGTACATCATCGAAGAGAACATATTTCGTGCGCGGATCTGTGCATCGTAGCCAGTTGCACCCACGCTAATATCTCCCGTGCATGCGATTTCAACTACTGATGGCATCGGGTCAAAGAAGATGAACCCATCAGAGTTTCCGTCGATTGCTGCCTGAAGCATGTCGTATCGATATGTCAATGAAGAGTAGTAACCCTCAGATGCATTTGCAGTTACTCCCTCATACGAAGACCCATCGATGTCAATGTACTCATTTCCTGCGACTTGCTCGGTAACCGTGTATTGGGATTCGGGATCGTCATACCGAGTCAACGGTCGGGAAGGATACATCGTTGACAGCAACGGATAATTCCGCACCAACAGACTTCGTGCTTTTGCAGATGACAGTTCACACAGTTTCTTGTTTCTGTTGTAGTTCGAATCGGAATCGTTTCCATACTCGTAGAAAGGCAGCGAGTCTGTATAGGGGACACGAATATCGGGGCACAGCCAATCAACCGCGCAGTTGTCGAATACCATCTCCTGAATTCCATCGGTGACAACCTTTTGATAGAACTCGCGCAATTCTTGTGGAGCATTCATCCAACTGTAGAAATCCGCCGCGCTGCTTCCTGTCGGATGCTCAGGATCCCACCATGCGGGTGCGGTGTACCCTCCGCTGTTCGTCAGCGAGGCATCCCACACAGGCGACTGTCCAACAGGCGGGGCATATGCCATGACATATGGAATATGGGGAAGACCCGCGATAGCCCAATCGATGTTCGGATATTGATTCTTTAGGACTCCAAAGACTGCTTTGATTCCGTTCACATACTGAGTCGCGTTTGCTCCCGCCACCGATCCCGTGGAACCGCGAGTCGGGCCAACGATTCCATCTCCAACAATCTTTGTCCAATCAGGGGAGCCTCTGAGGTCGATTAGACCGAGTCCTGTCGTGGAGGCAGTCACGGGGAAGCGACCCTGTACATAGCCCGTAATCGCCGCTGTAGCCCCGAGGGAGTGAGTATAGAAGGTCAGCCCCTTGTCCGAGACAAACCACACAGCGAGGCTCCCTGTGGCTCCTGCGTTGCGGCTAATCGTGTTGAAGAAGGCATCGACATGCTGACCGTAGATGCCGTAGTCGTTCTGTGGTAGGGAGTAGGTGAGACCGCCCGAGTTCACCGTACTGGACGAGAACGAATAGGCATGATTGTAGATCTGATAATAGTCGTTTGCCATGGTACAGGTTCTTGGAAAGGTTACCTGTATTTAGCCCAACGGATATCGATCACTTTTTCTTCGGGGGGATTCGCTTTTTCATATCCTCAACCAAGAGCCGACCGAAGTTGGTGACGCTTTCCACCGTCTTGCCGACACATTGGCTGTTGTAGATTACTTCAGCGAGTTCGCGTTCTTTAGCCTGTTCATTTCTGAATCGAATGATTTCTTTCTTCGGGACAGGCTTCTCATCATGCTTGAAGGTGATGTTCTTGAGGCTGACCAAATCCTCCAAGTCATCGACATCCTCCAAGTCCTTATTTACGAACTCTTCGTAGTCAAGGATGGGCAGGGTGAATGCCTCTGCCATCATCGACCAACATTGGAGGATTTCTGTGGCGTTCTCGCCAAACGGCTCGACGGGTCTTTCGGTGATTCCGTTCGGTTCGCCCTTTTGGTTGTAGTAAGTTTCGTGGATCCCGTAGGTGACATAGTCGTTCAACCCTACGCGCTGCACACGCTTTACGAGGCGGTAATTCCACATGGCACACCTCCTGTGAACATCGGATTTGATGCACGGAAGCATCACAGAAACGAACCGATGTCGAAGGTATTTAGACTTGGGTTACACGCACTTCTTAAAGATATCTTCCACCTTTTTCGGTAGGGTGGAATGGCTCTGCTGTCTGAAAGATGAGGGCATTTTGCGGATGTAATAGGGAACCATGGGATCCTTCTTGAAATTGTCCAGTTCCTTTCGATGGATCTCCATAAGATGGTGAATATAGACATAGCAGTTTGCTTCCTGCTTGTATCTTTCGATGTCTATATTCAATTGATACTCTTTCATGACTTCGACTGCGATCATCTCACACTCACGCTCCATGGCACGAACGGCATCAAACGCCTTGTGTACGCGCCGCGTCTCATACTTCTTGCCACGAAGCCAATCCTCTTGAATGGTTGCGTAGTCGCCCATCGGTCCAAAGCAGAGAGAGTACAGTCTGCTGCCCGACAGCCATTGAATGAAGTGAGAGTATTCGTGCGCGAGGACTTCAATCCAACGCGGGTTTCCCTTCGCCACGCGGATCTGCTTTTCATCAAAGAACCCAAAGCACTTCACACCATCCACTCGCACAAACTTACCACGACTGAATACGAGTTTCATTCCGTATTCATTCAGGTCATGTCTTACCGCCTTGACAAAATCTCTCTCGGCGGTAGTCACGGTTAGAACCTCACAATTTCTGTTCCATTTTCTTTGACGATGACTGTCTTGTTATCGAACATAACCTTGGAGTTTGAAAGGACTTCTCCCGTCATTCCCGACAAGGATCTACATGCAGACATGATATTGTTGAGAGCGGCTTTGCCCTTCTTACATTGACATGCGTTTGGATTTGTATAGACTGCCATCAGCGCATAGAAATTGCCCATCACGCCATGGGCAGCGGAATTGGCCCCACCCCGCGAGTGAATGTGGTTGAATAATGATTGCATGCTATCGAATGTAATTTCACTCATCGGAGTTTTCTCCCACCTTGAAAAGAACCTTCTCTATTGCGCGGAATCCCGAGTATCCCAATTGAGACACAAAGTAGATAGGTGCGCCATATTGAAGTCCACAGAACCATGATGCCGCCAAAGCCAACCAAAATCCGAGGCAGTATCTGCATAGGAGGAGATCCAACAGGAACCCTCCATGATTGAGTTGCATGAACAAAGAGTACGAGAGCGACCAGTTGTCTTTCCGTTCGCGCTCGTACTCTAAGATGTGCGTGATGAAGTTCAGGAAAGGAAGTCTGCTCAGGTATGAGTACACCACACTTGTCTCGTAGACCAAGTAGAGAGCCAATGCGACCCAAAGTGATGCAAGAAGGACTTCCATGACGAACTCATTGTATTTAGCCTGTCCGAGTCAGGTCAACTACCTCACACTTGTCGCCCGAGCAAGCAAATGTTTGGTTTCCGACCGTGTTATCTTCCTTTTCATAATTGGAAAGCAGACTCCAATTTGCATCCTTTGGCATCTTGGCAAGGAGGGCTTCGTATTCTTCCTTTGTGCAGTCCTGATAAGGTGCCTGACGGTACGAGTGATCGGCAAAGGGAAGGAACGAGATTCCCGACACCTCATCGAAATGCTTGTACACCCATGCCCCGACATCCATCCATTCGTTCTCCTTGACGGTGACCGTGATGGACGGCTTGTGTTCACACCAATTGCGTTGATAGACGAGCCACAGGTTCAAGTGTTCAATTGCAGTCATGTCCTTGCGGAATACCGAACCGTCAGGAGACTTCATCGGAAACGAGAAGACCGTGGTGTGTTCAGGCTTCATGACATCGGCTTCGTTCGGGAAGCCCATCTCCTTCATCATCTGACACAGCGGATCCTTGTTGTCTGCACGGACGGTGCGGATGTAATAGGGCGCGTGGCGGGCGTGGATGCCCGAGGCAGCGTCCGTCAACTGAGACACGGTTCCCGATGGCTTGACACAGGTGATCGCTGCCGATTGACTGATACCAATCCGATCTGCCCACTCCGAGTTGGTGATGACAGCCAACTGACGGAGATTGGAAAGAAGCAGAGACAGACCAAGTTCATCGTGGACCCCACTTCCCGATTGTCCATTCGTCAACTTGCAATCAAGGATTCCCGTAAGCGATACGCCGAGAAGTGCTTCCTCGCGGCAGTTCTTCGCCCACTCTGAAGAGATGTATTGGAAGTTCGTCAGCGAGGCTTGCATCGTGCCGAGAATGGTGGCAAGGCGAACCTTGCGCTTCAGGCTCTCTTCCGTATCGTTTTCACGAACAACTACTTCCGTCAGATTGCAGAACTCGCGGTCACGCAGGATGATCTCGCTGCACGGATTGGTTCCGAATGCATGTGTTGGATCGCGGCGGTCTCCCAACTTCGCTACCGTCTTCTGCGCTGCGGCACGATTGAAGATACCGCGCTCACCACTCTTAGACTTGTAGAGAGAGACCCACTCCTCCATGAAGGTACCGATCTCAGGCTTTTCCTTGTAGGCAACGCTGTTGTTTGCGAGTGCCCGTTGTGCATTGGCTTCCCACCACGCACCACTCTTGGCATCGCGCATGCGCTCGTCCGTGAGATTGGACAGGCTGATGAGTGCCGAGCGACGAACACCACCAACCACGACGATCTCAGCGATCTTGCAGACGATGTCGTGGCATTCGATGGAGGTCAACTTGCGACCCGCTGCCCTCTTGAATGTGTCCACCGTAAATTGGAAGAGATCATTCAGCGGACGCGGACCACTTGCCCGACCACCGAACACCTTGAGTCGCGCACCCGCAGGACGAACCTTGGAGGTGTCCCACTTCGGTACTTGACCAACGATCAGGAGTGAAACGAGTTCGCGGTACGCCTTTGCCCACCCCTGCTTGGAGTCAGCAACGATGATCGTGGTGTCGGTGTCGGAGAACTCTTCTGCGATGGTTGGCAACTTGTCAACGAACTCGCGTTCAACAGAGAAGCCCACGCCTGTGCCGCACATGAGGACATACAGGATCTCATCGAATGCGCGGACACGATTGACATGTGCATACGAGCAGTTGTATCCCGCGATGTTGTCACGCTCAAGTGCCTCTCCCGCCGTCATCAAGCAGCGCATGGACGGAAGCACTTCAAGGTTGAGGACTGCCGTGCGAAGTTCCTCTCGGACTTCCTTGGGCAACTTGAAGTTCTGATTGTCCTTCAGGTGCTTGTCGAAGAAGTTGAAGTAGCGGTCAACCGTCTCCGTCCAAGTCTCACGCCGACCCATGTCAGGTAGCCACCGACTGTATCTGCTAAGGTGAATGAACTGCTGATACGCTGTCGGAAGGCTATGTGGATCGTTGCTCATTGTGTACTCCTGAAAGTTAAGATGCGAGGATATTTAGAGGAACACCCGCTTGTTCGCAGCGGGTGTTCTTGTCAGTCGAACAGATTTGTTCTGTGAACTACACAGGATGTTTTGATCTAAGTCAAGACACTCAGCCGATTATCCATTTAATGGATTATATGGGCATAGGGGTCTATAACCGCGATATTCACATTCCATCTGCTGCACATTTACATTACCGCCCTGCCCCTCATTCTGACAATCCGAGCAGTAAATTGGTTGTGGGACACCCTTGGAATTTGTGGGCACACAATCCATGGTGTTCATTTCGGTATACGCAACGGATCCTGCGTTACCGCCATTATCTGGATCACATCCAAACCATTGAATCAATCTAGCATTTCCCGTGCTTCCATATTCGGGGTCGTGTGATACCTCATCAAGGTGAACTACATGACCGAATTTCACGATTGGATCACTTGGATCAGATTGATTGTTTGTGCATTGAGTGTCGAAAAGCACATTTGCATTTCCGATCACATAAATGTGCTTCCACTTGTCGGGATTGTTTCCTGCCGCTTGGAATGCATCCTTATCCCACATGAACACATTCGGATAAATGAATGTGTACCCAACTGCTCCCAAGTTGGTTGCTAGGTTTTCAAGATAGTACCTGACATTTTGTTTACCGCTAGGAGACTGCACACCACTCGGATCGGCAGAAAACAAAGATGTGATTGCAGTTTTCAGATCAGGATAATTTGAATCAGCATCGGGTTCGTTTCCACCATGAACTTGGTACCATATTGCATGAACCAAAGACCAAACCGAGCATGTCGGGACGGGAATAAAACCGCTACTAGGGTTTACATACGACTGTGGATTGAAGCATTGGAACGAGTAGTAACCACTTCCATTCCCTGGGTTTCCTACAGGTGTAGAGTAGTGACCTATTCCCGAATTGCTGCGAACCGTAAAGCACGATTGATCTTGGCAAGCACCATATGAGCATGGATTTGTGCTAGGCGAATTCAACGATGTGTCTGCACCGAAAAGAGGAAGATTCAACACGCTGTTTGCCGAAGGCCATGCTCGACCTGAAATTGACAATTCGTTTTGTTTGATTCCACTTCCACCCGCCGAATCCCAAAATGTGGGTATTGTTCCATTGCATGATGGATCAGCACCCCAACCGAAATACTTGTACCTATTTCTTCCGCTAATCACCATGGCACGATCAGGCACGGAAAGTGCGTTGTATTTGAAGCAGATTGAACCACCTGTGATTTGCGTTGGTTCTGTTGACGGGCTATTTGGAGTTCTATAATAATAGTTGTGTTTTCTTCCCGTTCTCTCTTCAAAATCACAGATTCCGCTATACACAACAGGCGTTGAATCGTTTGTTGTATAGCAGTAAAGGGGAGAATTAATTCTGTATTCAACAGGTTTGCCTGGATTTGTGATCTCGCCGCCAATCAAAATTGGCTGACCACCGCATGGCGGGCCACCGATCACAATATCCTCGCAGTCAAAAACTACACATGGATTTATTCCACCATCGGGATCGGGTGGACACACACCCACGCATATCGAAGAAACATCATCGGCTTCATTACAAATCGGAGGTGGGGGACATTCTGCTGTTCCGACCTTGCGAGGAAGAAGTTTATGCCATGCGAATCCCATTACAATTCCTCTTTCTCAACTGATTGAAATACCCGCGCCTGTAATTCCTGATGCGATCACGAATCCCATTGTCAATCCTTCACCGACCGAGTTTTTGTTGACTCGCATGAGGGTCAGCATTGCAACAGATCCCGTCACCGCACCATTTGTGATTGTATCGGGAGAGAAGAAAATAGGTCGAGTCAATCCATCTGTCAAGATGCTTGGATCAAACTGTCCCGTGTATCCATTAACGCTGTTTTGCTTGATGATTACAGCAATAGTTTCTACTGCTGTGTTCAAGGCATGCCAATTTGACCCTGCCTTGATCGTCACCGTGCCGTTTGGTGTGATGTTATAACGCTGAATACTTCCCGACATGCCGTTGATGACAACTTCATTTGTACCCGAGTTTAGCGTATAGACCGTGGCTGCTTCAGTTGGATTTCGATAGATGCCGCCTGTGATATTTGTGTTTGCACCAAATGCCATGTTCGAACCAGTAATCGTGAATTTACTTCCCGATGCAGTTCCAAATGTAAGCGATGTGCCGTCGAAGACAAAGTTGTTGCTGGCCGTCATTCCGCCGACAGAACGGTATAGATTGCTGATGAAGGCGATTCCATGTTGTCCACCCGTGACAGCAACTGCGCCTGTTGCTCCGTTGAAAGAAGTTACACCAACATTGATAATGGTCTTTCCTGCACCAAGGACGATTGCTGATCCTGCCTGTACTGTGTCACCTGTGACTTGATATGCACCCGTCAGTACTAGGTGACCAGTAGAACCGATACCAAAGAATCGCGGGTCGAAAGACGCAGAACCTGTGGCAGCATAAGTGCCAAACGGAATTCTGAATACAACTGGCCCCGTCAATCCATTGAAGGAGGTGACACCGATGTTGTAGATCGTGTCAGTTCTGCCCGTTGTTGCAATACCAATACCCGACCCTGCAACGGTGATTACGGTGTCGCCTGTGACTTGATACGCAGAGGCTAGGTTGACTTCACCAGTTGCAGAGATAGTGAAGTGGGTCGAGTCGAAGAAAGCCATACCAATCTTAGAATTGGTGGCAGTCAGACCTTCGATTTGATAGTTGCCTTTCGATACCTTTGTAAAGGCTACTCCTGTTGCACCTTCGATGCTAATAGTGCTACCAAAAGTATAATCTTCGCCACCCTTGGTTTGATCAGTAAGAGAAAGCATTCTTCCTGTGATCTTTGCATGTCCTGTTGTGGTCACGCTAAAGTACACGGGGTCGAATGATGCAATTCCTGTAAGAGATGTCGTTGCAAACTTGTGACTGACAATACCCCCCGCGACATCAAAGCGGTCGTTGAAACCCGCAACGCCCGTCACAGCAACAGCACTCAAACGAACCGTGCCAAAACCATCTAGAACGCGGAAAGCACCACCGTCTCCTGTGGCTCCTGCTCCAGTTGGTCCCGTGTTTCCAGTTGCGCCTGCGGGGCCTGCGTCTCCCTGATCCCCCTTCGGTCCTTGGGAACCGACAACGCTACCGTCAACGATGTTCCAAACACCACTAGCGGCATCGTATTCCCACACGATGTTACCGTATTTGTACTCTGCGCCGTTTGTTACGCCTATAGGAGGATTAAACATGTCAGTCGGTTCCTTTGCTTTCCGCTATTTATGAGAAGGTTCCACCGTCGATCTTGCCGCTGCGAAGCAGGGGCTTCCAACCATTTGTCGAGTCGTATTGGTAAAATGATTCGGTTCTTTTGTCATAGACGATTCCGAATGAGGTCTCGCCGTTTCCAACGCTTTTGTGTATCTCCCAATCCAATCCGTTGTACCGCACAATGTCATTATTGTTTAGGTTTGGAATAGAGATGGGAGAGGAACTTGCATTTCTGATGATGTACTTGACATTCGCAACTGCGGAGATTGTCTCGCTAGAGTTCTCCAGTATCTTGTCAACAGAAAAATCAATATCAGAACTGTTCATCAGATGATAGAACGCCGAAGTCAGAACAGAGTTTTCTCTGTTGTTTTGAACAATGATGTCAGCAAATTTAATCGGCATAGTTCATCACAACTGTCCTGAGTTCTCTCCAGTATCGACTTTGATGACTCCGAGGTTTGGGTTATTTGTTCTGTAGATGTAGTAATCCTCAGCAAATCCATTCAAGTTTGCGTAAGAGTGAGAACTTGATCCTGGAATTCCTGCAAACCCTTGTGGGTCGAAACCACCGATGGGGGCATCATCGATGGAGAAGAAGACCGCCGCACCCAACCTCTTTGGATATGCGAAGTATCCAAAGAGATCTCCATCAGAGGTGTTTGCAGTCAAAGAAAGATTGAATGTTTGATCAAGGCTGTTGGTCAATGTGCGAACGAATCCAACTCCCGTAAGCGCAGAACCGCTAGCCAACGAAGATGCATTTGTAACGCCCCATACGAGGTGGTTATAGAAGTTGTAGGTCGGACCTACGATTGAAGAAGCCGCATTTCCTGTCCCGCGCAAACGAAGTGTCACGGAACCACCAATACCCGATGTTAGGGATACTCCTGATGGTACAGTTCCCGACAAAGTTTGCTTATCTGCTGTTGTGCTGAAGGTAATTGGGAATCCCACTCCTTCGTTTGCGGCTTCCACATAAATGTGTGCCGTAAGTGCAGGGCCCGAGATAAGTGTTGATGTATAGGAAACTCCTGCGATTGAGTAGTTTGAGTTTCCCTTCAACACATTCTTCGATTGAGCCGAACTTACACTATCAAACACGAATGTTGAGAAGGAGAAAGTAAAGTCTGTTGGCTTGAATACATCGTAGTTTCGAATGAAGTCGAAGGTAAGACTGCCATCATCCATCAAGAATGCAACCTTACGGGCCTGACCAAGATCCGTTCCTAGGGTGTTGTTCGAAGCGTGACTTATGCCCGAGTTGGTTTCGAACAGAGTTGCACCGATGTCAAGGCTACCCTCATCGCCCTTCGGGATGAAGTTGACAGATATTTGAGTGTTTGATGCAAACGCCGAAGCACCTGTCATTCCTACAAGCAAAGTGCCGACAAATTCAATATGGTTTGTGAAATCATGTGCAGTTCCAACTCGGAAGATAACACTTCCCGTGGATCCTGCCTCATTCACAGCCCGAACAATAATTGTTCCCTTTACCGTCGATGTGCTGTCATCCCAAGTCGCAAGATATCCCTGTTGACCATATCCAAATCTATCTGTTTTGCTAATTATGAATCCAGTTCCGCTCGGAACAATTCCGAGAAGACCATTAACAGTTCCCCACGGCTGACCCGAAGGATTGCTTGACAGCCAGTTGTATTGGAGTCCTGCTGCCTGACCAGTTGATCCTTTGATGCCAGTTGCACCAGTTGGACCTCTGACATAACCGATGTCTAGAAGATCAGATTGAGAACCATCGGCAAGTTGATACCTACCCTGCAACCAACCACTTGCGTTTACAGCAAGAGCCGTAAGACCGCTACCTGTGGCACCCGTGTTGCCTGTTCCACCGACAGCCCCTGTCGGACCTGTGCTGCCTGTTGGACCTAGAACAACGCCAACAATGAATTCGGATGTGGTTCCATCAGAGAAGATGTACTGCGCTACAAGTTCTCTGCCACCTGAAATTCCAAGACCCGTGATACCTTGACCAGTTGCACCTGTGGCACCTGTACTGCCTCTGACATAACCGATGTCAAAGAGAGCAGACTGAGATCCATCTGCAAGTTGATATCTTCCTTGCAACCAACCATTTGCTGCTACAGCAAGAGCCGTAAGACCACCACCCGTGTTGCCTGTATTACCTCTGACATAACCGATGTCAAAGAGTGCAGACTCAGAACCATCAGCAAGTTGATACTTGCCTTGCAACCAACCGCTTGTGTTTACAGCAAGGGCTGTAAGACCGCTACCCGTTGAACCCGTGCTGCCTGTCGTTCCTGCGGCACCCGTATTACCCGTATTACCTCTGACATATCCAATGTCAAAATATCCCGAGGTAGTGCCGTTGGCAAATAGCCATTGACCTCTCAGGATGCCTGTGATGTCATCTACGCTAAGTGATGTAAGTCCAGTACCCGTGGCACCCGTGGAACCCGTGTTACCAGTTGTGCCTACTGCGCCAGTTGGGCCTGTGTTGCCTGTTGCACCCATCGGGCCAGCAGGGCCTTGACCAACGCCTGCCACACCCGTCTGAACCCATGCGTTTCCGAAACGGACATAGTTACGGAAAGGGTCGCTAGACGGTCCTGTAGCAATGATCAGTCTATCGCCTGTAAAGCCTGCGCCTGAGAGACCATAAGGAAATTGAAATCCAGTTGTTCCTGTCAGTCCAAAAAAGTTGCGAGGCGTGGAAACTGTCGCGCCGTCAGCAAACTTTATTGCTGTGTCTGTTCCAAGTACAAGTTGCTTGGTCGTATTGTTGAACAGGAGCAACGCAGAACCCGAAAGCGACCCGTCTGCTTGCTTGAACTGAACCGACCACTCTTCGCCCGCGCCGCCTGTAAGAGAACCCGATCCAATAGCAACCCACTCTGTGCCGTTGTAATAATAGATCTTACTGTCGTACTTGTTGAATACGACGATACCAGTATTTGTTTTTGCGTTCGTTACATCGGTGTAGAGTTCATACGCAGTTGTTCCGCGCATGAAGATATCGTTGTTTGCCGCACCACTAGGAGTCGCATTTGCCCCCGATCCACCGCCCCATGACACCCAAGTAGCCGTACTTGTAACGACATACTTGGTTCCATATGAGGTTGATGGACTTCCGCCGCTGTTGTAGCGGGTTATGTCTGTTCCAACAATTCCATCGACAGTAAAGTCGATGTTTGCCGAGTGCATCAGATGGAAGTAACCTACCGAAGAAGAAACATTCTCCTCACGATTAAGTTGCTCAATGATGTCTGAGAATTGAATAGGCATGGATGCTCCAGTTTTCTACCTTATGTTGCGACCGTTCTTACCTCAATCAACGACCCAAAGTTTGGATTTCGGCTCCTCGTCACATAGAAAGGTTCCGTGAAGCCCAAAGAGTTGGAACTTGTCACAGACGCATCACCTGGGATGTCGAACTGACCCTGTAAATACATCCCGCCATATGGACTGTTATTTATGCTCTGTTTTATGCTGCCCAATCTTGTGGGGAATGCATAGTACATGTACTCTTCGTATTCTGTAGTTATGTTTACTGTATGTGGAAATGCGGTCGAAACCTCAGTTGTTAAGAGCGCATTCGTCAGGATAGACTGTATTTGAGTTCCGTTCAGATTGCTCTGTGTACTCTTTCCCCACCGCACTTCGTTTCCAATCCCTACGGTGAATTCATGACTGTCTCCTGCACCCCCGTTACCTGTCACCACCAACTTGAGAGTCACGGAATCACCAACCCCCGCTGTGATGGTTTCTGATGTGAATGTTATCGAATCCATCGCAGAAGTTGGAAAATAGACAGGAAACCCAGTTCCCTGCGTTGGGTCTGTTAAGTAGATCGCTCCTGTAACAGGAACAACCCCACCCGCATAGGTGACCGAAATGCTCTCTCCTGCCAAACTGTGATTCGTGTTGCCCTTCATCACGATGTCATCTATCGTCGTGGTGAAAGTATCGATGAGAAGAAGTGTGGTCCCCGCCGCACCTGTCGGACCTGTCGGACCTTGAGGACCGAGACCACTTGGTGTGAACAGAACCCAATCAGAGTCCGATGTTCCGCCGACCAATGCATAGTATGAATCGACATTCTGAACATACACCATCATGCCTTCTTCGCGGCGTTCTTGCGCGATGGCATTTCTTTGTGCAGTCGTACCGACAGAGCGAAGACCGCCCAATCCATACTGTGGATCAGTTACTGCATAGGTAGCCAACTCCGATGTCGGAGCGATGATACCCGTGATTGGAACTGTTCCCGTGATTGGCATGATCTATATCAAGCGTTTGAGTAGGTGATGTCCATTGAAAGTGCCCCAGGGAGTTGGTTGAAACTACGATAGATCTTGTAGTTCGTTGCAAAACCTTGGGCATTGGTCACGGAAGCAGTAACAACAGGAGATCTCATGGCAACATCAAACCCCGCCAGTTTGATCGTGTCTAATTCATAATAGTCGTGAATGAACAGGTAGAAATAGCCGCCCGTATCCGTTGTTGTGACGGTTCCGCTCCCCGTTGATGTGGTTGTGATCGATGTCTCGCTGCCGTTTGACAGCGATGTTCTGTCAGTCAACGAAGGATCAGTTGACTTGCCCCAATACATCTTCGACCACCAACGAGTAGACGCACTCCGAGAAACGGGGTTGCTTCCCTCTTGCTGCTGTCCCGTGAGTTGAAATGTCTGTGTGTTGGAGCCAATTGCCGTGGCTCTGAAAGCGGGATAGGAGACCGATGCAGAGTTGGCAGTCGGACTTCCTGCGGTCAGCCCAACGCCTGTGACCAATCCGCTGTATCTGAAGTACGCGCTGTTGGCAATCCAGTTTCCTGTTGGTCCTGACCTATTCCACGATACCCCGAAGGAGCCATTTCCCGCAGTCTGACCCAACTCATATGTCGGTGCAAGTCCTGTGGTGAGACTCGTAAACGCGACTTCTTGATATGGGTAGAGGATCTGTTCCAAGATTTCGATTGCCGTGGATCCGACATCGATTGTCGTTCCCTGCGGTATTCCTGCTATGTCGGTTGCGGTTGTTGGTTCTGTGGATGTCCATGTACTCTCAGCAGATCCCCCGCTACCACCAAGGATCTCAATCGAATTGTTTGCCGTACCACCGACATACAGTTTCCTGTCGGTAAGGTTGACCGCCATTTCGCCGTAGGTAAGTCCTGCGGGAATTACGCCTGGTTTGATGGTTCGTCTGACCTTGAATAGTGCCATACAGCATATTTAGTGAGGGGTTTTCCAAACGAAACAACATCATTTCCAACCGATCAAGTTGGAAACTCAGGACTCCAAACCCCGATCTCCTTGCAATAAGGGGCGAACCTGTTTTGTATGAATGTTGCATACTCATCGGGACGCATCGGGTTGTTGTTGATCCAACTGTCAAACCACCCGTAGTCCCAATATGATCCTTCAGGAGGAATCCAAGTTTCCATGTCGGCGTGAACCAATGTGAATCGGGAGTCCTTGGGGCAATGCTGCCACACCAAGTCGATGACCTCTTGGTTCTTTTCCACGATGGTGACCGAAGTCACATTTGGATTGTCCATCAACTTTTGGTTGACAAATCCAATTCCTAGACCGCCGATCAGCACATTCCCTGTGGCACCTTGCCAAAGAGGCTCATGCTGAAGGTACTCCAAAGTTGTATCTAACATCACGATCCCGCTCGGATTGTGCAAGAGGAATGTGTATTTGCCATATGGCTCCTCCCGCAGAGATGTAGCAGGAGTTCCAAGTGCATCTGTAAAGATTGTCGATGAATCTCCAGTTACAACTTTGATCGACCAATCGTTGATTGATCCTTCGGGAATGTTCACTTGTACTCTTGTCATCCGTATGCCCTGATTCGAATTCCGCCTGTTCCGCCAGTTGCTCCAATGATCTCTGCTGCAACGGCGAGTGCTTTATTGAAGCCACCACCACCACCGCCTGCACCCGCCAACTCAGTCAAAGCCCCACCCCCGATGCCTGCGCGAGTATTGGTGGAGAAGAGTCCACCCGCACCACCGTTGACCAAGATGATGAAGTTTGCAACATTATCGTCGTTGTTTCCACCCGCACCGCCGTTACCGCCGTTTGCACCCGATGTCGAGGTGAGACCGCCGTTGCTTCCGTTTGATGCAGACCTGTTGCTCTTGTTTCCACCCAAAGCCTGACCGCCAGTTCCCCCTCTTGCTATACCATTAATTAGAGTGGAGCGACCACCACCGAAGCCACCATATGCGATGATGCCGCTGAATGTAGTTACGGTGTTTCCGTTTCGTGTCAGGCTTGTGAGTGATGTGTTGCCGCCCGATGCACCTGTTGCAGAGGCAATTCCTGTTCCACCCGATCCGATGGTGAAATTCAATACATCGCCGCCAAAGGCTCCTGTATAACCATGTCGGACATACCCACCACCCCCACCACCTCCACCACCAACATAATAACTCGTTCTGCTGACAACCACCGCGTTTGCGGCACCGCCGCCACCACCGCCGCCATACAGTTCAACATCGATGTATTGGGTTCCCGCAGGAATCGTATATGACTGCGCTCCCGCAGTAATTCCGATCTTGGCATCAGCGAGGAGTTGCAGTTGTCGATTCTGTGCTGCGCGTACTACACCGATCATGAGAAGCCCAAGCCTCCGACGAATCCATAAATCGTAGTTCCCGCATCGGGAGTCACAAAGGAGACTACATCCACTCCGCTGCTCGTCAGCACGGGTTTGATCCCACCCGCCCACTTGATGTTTCCGCCCCACGCAGTCATGCCCGTGCCCGTCATCAGACCACCGTTGGTAATGATCATCGTGACCGAGGCAGCACCTGATGAAGGGGGATTGGTGAAGTAGATCGCGGTCGCGCCTGTCGCGCCCGTGCCTACGCCCGTGAGGGTCTGCACCTGACCGTTTGCAAAACTGATGTTTGCAGTACGCAAAGAGCCGTTGGCATATACGCCTTCGTTGACGATCTTTGTTCCGTAGATCGTCGTGGTGTCGGTGGCTGCATTGCCTAGAGTTGCATTGCCATTTACATCAAGATTGCTGTTGAATGTCGCACCCGAGGAAACATAAAGAGAACTTGCAGAAAGACCAAACCCAATAGAAACAGCCGAATCAAGCGACATACTTGCCGCATTCATGTAAATGTTGGAATTGACATCATCGACTTGAATGTATGTGTTGTTTCCCCCATAGTTTCCGTCAAAATCGCCAATCGTAATTGGATTGCCCGCTGCTTGGACTAGGCGCAAGTTAGAGCCACCAAACGCTTGAACAAAATTATCGACACCAGGTGTTAGTTCAAGGTGCCGTACTGCGGAACCGATTCTCAGCGTTTCGGTTGACGAATCGAATTGGAGACCATCGTCCGCAGAGAGAGATCCGTTCGAATTGAATTGGACATATGTGTTTGCTCCTGCCGCAGTCACATTGATCGTGACGGTGTTGCCCGATGTGGTGGTGGAGATGTTGTTCCCCGCGACAATGGTCTGTCCCGTGACTTGATAGGAAGCCGCAAGATCAACAGCACCCGCAGCAGATACGCTGAAACGAGTTGCGTTGAATGATGCAACACCCGTTACGCTTGAGGTAGCAACACGATTGTCAATCGTTACCGTGTTGCCCGAAGTCGATATAAGTTGAGAAGAACCACCCGAGACAACTGTTTGACCCGTGACTTGATAGGCAGATCCGAGTTTGACATGTCCCGTAGTATCAACCGTAAAGTGGACATTGTTGAAAGATGCAACACCCGTGGCGGCTGTGGTTGCAAGACGATTGGTTACAACAGTATTGCCTAGGACAAGGCTAGAGCCGCCGTCTCCCGTAAGGCTGATGTTTCCTGTCAGACCGTTGAACGAAGTGACACCGATGTTGTAAAGGGTATCTGTTCTTCCTGAAGTAACGAGACCAATGCCCGATCCCGCTACTGTAATGACTGTGTCACCTGTAACAGAAAATGAAGCGTTTAGACCCACTTTTCCTTGGGCATCAACATTGAAGATCAGACCATCGAAAGATGCGACTCCTGTGACCGATGCAGACGCAACTGGAAAAGCCGCACTTACGGTTTTGCTCTTGCCGTTTGTCACAACGACAATATTCGTTCCTTGGATTACCGTATCTCCTGTTGCCTGAAACGCAGCAACAAGATCTACATTACCTGTTAGTGATACTGTAAACCGCGATGGATTAAAAGAGGCTGTGCCCGTAAGAGAGTTGGTGGCAAGAGGAACAGAATATGTAATTGCACCCGTGAGACCATTGAAGGTCTGAACACCAATATTGTTGATGGTCTTTCCTGCACCGATGTTGATGAAGGAACCCGCTTGCACAGTATCTCCAGTTGCTTGATACGCAGACCCGAGTTTGACATGCCCCGTGGTGTCCACCGTGAAGTGAACATTGTTGAATGAAGCAACTCCCGTAAGGGATGTCGATGCGAATCTTGCCGTGACTCTGTTGTTGTCTTTGCCCTGTACTGCGGCACCATCTCCCGTGAGCGAAACAGTTCCTGTCAGACCATTGAACGAAGTGACACCGATGTTGTAAAGGGTATCTGTTCTTCCTGAAGTAACGAGACCAATGCCCGATCCCGCTACTGTAATGACTGTGTCACCCGTGACTTGATATGGAGCAGCAAGTTTCACATGTCCAGTACCATCAACGGTGAAGTGAGTGTTGTTGAATGAAGCGACACCTGTGGCTGAGGTGGAAGCAAGACGGGCACCAAAAGTGGTGGTTGTTCCCGATACGGTTTGCAGGATCGCGCCTGATCCTGTGATCTGTACGGCACCAGTTGTGCCATTTACAGACGACACTACCTTGGATAAACCTGCAAAAGCACCCGACAGATCCTTTGTCTGTGACAAATACAGTACAGAGCCATTGATGTTCTTCAGGAAAATCCGCTCATCGGCGGTGTTGATTGCCAATTCACCAGTTGCAAGATCAACAGCAGCAGGGGTGTTTCCTGTCGTAGACGAAGTGTAGTGCTGAATTGTGCTTTCTTTGGGCATAACGATTACCTGTATCCCTATTTAGAAGTTCCCACCCGAGACAATACCGATGAAGCGTGTTGCAGTTACAGTTTGTGTAAATGTTGCCCCTGTACCCGAAAGATAGGGAATGTTCACATTGTCGGGCAATCCGATTGTGATGTTTGGGCAGGAGTTGGAAACTACCACTTCATTCGTAGTTCCTGTGATGACGATGGCACCCGTACATCCATTGATATTTCCAACTACTGTAACATCACCTGTCACGCCGTTAAGGCTTTTGACTGTATTTTGTGCGATGTATGTGAAAGCGTCTCCGCTCTTGAGCAACTTTGTCTCGTTTGCCGTGACGGGAGCGGTAAGAACCTCAAACTCAATGTTCGTGGAGGACTTGGACTTTACGAACTGAGAAGACTTGCTGTTGAAGATCGTATCGTTGTCGAGAAGAATTCTCTCAGACTTCATCCGCTTGGTCTTGACCAAACCAGTTTCGCTTGCATCATAGAAAAGGATGAAGTCATTTGTTGGGTCGAGCGTGGTTGCGGAGTTGAATGTCAGGTTGCCGACATCAAAATACAGGTAGGATAGAGAACCATCCGAGGAAGATGATGCGCCCAATCCTGTGAACTGCTTAGAAAATGATCCATTTTCTCCACCACCAACAAAACCCTGAGATCTAAGTTGCACCAAACCATATTGCGGTTTTACGACAAAATGCGCGATGTCGAAGTAACCAACACCCGTAAGACCATGTTCGACATTTCCTTCACTATATCCCTCATAAGTGGATAGCGATGTACCTGCACCTGGTTGTCCTGATGGTATTCCGTTGTTAGTCACGATCACACTTGATGTGTGTCTTGCCGTGACCCTTTTTGTGTTCCCACTTACAGTAGAAACCCATATTGCTCCGCTTGTTGCACCATTCGCACCATCGGGAAGTATCGTATCTCCTGTTGCACCACCACCCGCAGAAGAGGCAATTGTGATCGTGTTTCCTGATCGGGTGAATGTAATGTTGGTTCCTGCGGTGATATTCACTTTGCCCGTAAGTCCAACATCCGTACTGCCTAGACCAATTCCAGTAACACCGACATTATAAATGATCTTTCCAGTACCTACGGCAATTCCCGAACCCGCTTGAACCGTATCACCCGTGACTGCGTAGGATCCCGTGAGGACTAGATGTCCTGTGGAACCGATGCCAAAGAAACGGGGATCGAATGATGCAATTCCTGTCAGCGTGTACGACCCAAGTCTTGTTGTGATTCTGTTGTTGTCTTTGCCTTGTACTGCGCCACCATCACCTGTGAGCGAAACATTTCCCGTCAGACCATTGAATGATGTGACACCGATGTTGTACAGAGTTTCTGTATTTCCCGAAGTGACAATACCAATTCCCGAACCCGAAACAGTAACCACCGTGTCGCCCGTGACTGCGTAGGATCCCGTGAGGACTAGATGTCCTGTGGAACCGATGCCAAAGAAACGGGGGTCAAAAGATGCAACGCCAGTAAGAGTGTATGATGCGCGACGAGCAGCAATCGTATCGTTTGATACCCCATAGACCGCACCACCGTCACCTGTTAGAGTTACTACTGAGGCAAGACCATTTACTGTCAACACACCTGTGTTTGATATGTTGATGTACGGGTCTAGGAGGGTCGGTTCATTGTCCCAAGCAGCAACAACACTAATTCCGCTACTGGAACGAATTTGCGGGCCTTTTTGGTACCAAGTCGGGGTAGTAACAGCCGTATATCCCTGAACAGTAAGTGCGCGAACCCCCGTATTCTCAATAACGATATTTCCCGTTAGCGAACTTACACGAATTCCATTAACGCCTGCTTGACCGTATGAAAGGGTTCCTGTTGTAACACCTGTCACTCCTGAATTCGTAATGACTTTGCCTGTACCGATTACGATTCCCGATCCTGCCTGTACGGTATCTCCCGTGACCTGATACGCGCCCGTGAGGACGAGATGTCCCGTTGAGCCGATGCCAAAGAAGCGAGGATCATAAGATGCAACACCTGTCAGCGTATAAGACGATAGTCTTGCGGTGATGAAAGCATCAAACTCACCTTGAATTGCACCACCATCACCCGTGACAACAGTAGCCGCAGCAACCGTAAAGTTTCCGTTCGCATCGGGTGCTTGACTGTTGATGGTGATGACACCCTTGCTGCGGACATGACCCGAAGATCCTACAGCAAAATGAGATGCGTCAAAAGACGCAACACCCGTCATGGCATTATCGCCAACGACTCGTACTGTAATAGAGTTGTTCAGTTTGCCTTGGACAGCACCGCCGTCACCCGTGAGACTCACATTTCCTGTCAGCCCGTTGAACGCGGTGACACCGATGTTGTTGATTGTCTTGGTCGTTCCCGACTGCGAGAAGTTGATTGCTGAACCCGCAACTATTGTGTCGCCCGTGACCTGATATGGAGATGTTAGCGCAACTCTTCCATCACCACGAACAAAGAAATGGCTATCGTTAAACCAAGAAACCCCCAAAGTTCCCGCTGTGTCGGCTTGTTGAGCAAAAACACTAACAACTGGAGGATTGCCATTTGGTTGTGTTGCCACCACGGAGACAGCAGTTCCACCCGTAATCACTACTAGACCACCACCGATCAAGTCTTTTGTATCGGTGCCATATTGATCTCTTATCGAAAGAGTTCCTCCCGCAATCTGAATCAAATTCCCCGCTGATCTGAACAGGGTGATGTTTGATCCTGAGGTGATGTTGATCTTACCTGTGAGACCCGCATCGTTGTTTCCAAAACCGATACCTGTGACACCGATGTTGTAAAGAGTATCTGTTCTTCCATTTGTAACGATACCGATACCTGAACCCACAACCGTGATGACGGTATCGCCCGTGGCTTGATAGGCAGCAGCAAGTTGAACATGCCCTGTCGCATCAACTAGGAAATGAGTATCACGGAAAGATGCGAGACCTGTTGCTCCCGCTGCCGTAGTCAACCTTGTGGTAATTGTATTGTTCAGTTTGCCTTGGACAGCACCGCCGTCACCCGTGAGACTCACATTCCCCGTCAGCCCGTTGAAACTTGTCACACCAATGTTGTACAAAGTATCTGTTTTGCCCGATGTGACAATGCCGATACCCGATCCCGCAACGGTGATGACTGTGTCGCCCGTGGCTTGATAGGCAGCAGCAAGTTGAACATGCCCTGTTGCATCGACTAGGAAATGAGTGTCACGGAAAGAAGCAAGGCCTGTTGCCCCTGCCGCCGTGGTCAACCTTGTCGTAATTGTATTGTTCAGTTTGCCTTGGACAGCACCACCGTCACCCGTGAGCGAGACACTTCCTGTCAATCCATTGAATGCGGTGACACCGATGTTGTTGATGACCTTGCCAGTTCCGATGTTGATTGCAGAACCCGCCTGAATCGTGTCTCCCGTGACTTGATACGAACCCGTAAGGACAAGATGTCCCGAGGTGCCGATACCAAAGTGACGAGGATCAAACGATGCAACACCCGTCAGCGTGTAAGAACCAAATCTTGCACCAATAGTGTTGTTCGTTGCACCATAGATTGCGCCGCCATCACCTGTAAGCGTCACGGCACCCGTCAATCCATTGAACGCTGTGACACCAATGTTGTTGATTGTCTTGCCAGTTCCAATATTGATTGCAGAACCCGCTTGAACCGTGTCACCTGTGACTTGATATGCGCCTGTAAGTACTACATGCCCCGAGGCACCGATACCAAAGAAGCGTGAATCAAAAGATGCAACACCTGTGAGAGTGTAAGATCCGAGCCTAGCACCAATTCTGTTGTTTCCATAACCAAATACACCACCACCATCACCTGTTAGTGATACTGCACCCGTCAATCCATTGAATGCCGTGACACCAATGTTATTGATAACCTTGCCAGTTCCGATGTTGATAGCAGAACCAGCCTGAATGGTGTCGCCCGTGACTTGATACGCGCCCGTGAGAACAAGGTGACCTGAAGTGCCGATGCCGAAGAAGCGCGGGTCGAACGATGCGATACCTGTCAGCGTGTAAGAACCAAGTCTTGTCGTGATAAATGCGTCTGCTTTGCCCTGAACTGCTCCACCGTCACCCGTAACAACAGTAGCAGCGGCAATGCTAAAGTTTCCGTTCGCATCGGGTGCTTGACTGTTGATGGTGATGACACCCTTGCTGCGGACATGACCCGAAGATCCTACAGCAAAATGAGATGCGTCAAAAGACGCAACACCCGTCATGGCATTATCGCCAACGACTCGTACTGTAATAGAGTTGTTCAGTTTGCCTTGGACAGCACCGCCGTCACCCGTGATCGAAACATTTCCTGTCAGCCCGTTTACACCAGTAACGCTATACGAGTCAGTTGTAAATTGGATAAGTGAGCCATTGGTTCCACCAATGAACAACTTGCCATCTACAAGATTTGCAGCGATTTCGCCCGATGTCAGAGAGGGGGTAGCACCCGCGACATCTGATCTGTATATCCGAATGTATTCTTCACGCGCCATGGTCGATCATACCTTCGCAGAACATTTGATACAGTATGTAGACAGCCTCCCCACAAGGAGGAGGCTGCTCAAAGATCGTCTTTTGCGATCAGAAGGTGCCGCCATCGATCTTAGCAACGACCGTGGCAACTGAGTATCCCGATCCTGCATCGTTGACGAAGGTGGTGGGTTCGACACCACCCGACAGCCCCGTAAAGAATTTGAACTTGCCGCTGTCGGAGGCATCCCTGAAGATACCCGCAAACCGCTTACCGCTGCTTGTGTACTGTCCATAGAAACCGAGGTCAACGCTGTCGGCTGCGTTACCTGTTCCCAACATGATCAGGGGGTCTTCAACAACGAATGAATCAACATTTGCTGTAACTACCGTTCCGTTGACTGTTAGGTTTCCTGGAATTGTTACATCATTTGGAAGACCAATTGTAAAGGTGGTTGTCGATCTGCTTACATCGATCTGATTTGCTGCACCCGTGATAGTGATCGAACCGCCAAGCGCAACAGTAGATCCGCTGTCTGCGCTACTTGCCTTGAGTCCAATTGTGTTTGAGGAAAGTGTAACAAGCCCCGCTGTGCTGACATTAAAGTTTGAAGACGAGAACGAAGCAACACCAGTAACGCTTGCGGATGCAATACGATTGTCAATAGTTACTGTGTTTCCCGAAGTGGAGACCAACAGGGATGGACCGCCCGAAACAACAGTTTGACCTGTGACTTGGAATGGGGCGGTAGGGGTTACAAGACCCGCTGCACTTACTGAGTAGTAAGTCGAATTAAAAGCAGCAACACCTGTCAGGGTCGCAGTAGCCACTCTGTTTGTGATCGTGTTGTTTCCAACCACCGACTGAGAACCACCATCGCCCGTGATGGTGATTGCACCTGTGAGACCATTAAAAGTCTGCACACCGATGTTGTTGATGGTCTTGCCTGCACCGATGTTGATGAACGAACCCGCTTGTACCGTGTCGCCCGTGACCTGATATGCAGCAGCAAGATCAACTAATCCCGCAGCAGAAACCGTGAATCGTGTTCCGTTGAAAGATGCAACGCCAGTAACGCTAGAGGTTGCAATACGGTTGTCAATCGTTACCGTATTGCCCGAGGTCGATACTAGTTGTGAGGAACCGCCCGAAACAACTGTCTGTCCCGTGACTTGGAACGCAGCAAGCAGATCGACATTTCCCGTAAGAGAAACTTGGAATCTGTTAGGATTGAACGATGCGGTACCTGTCAGCGATGTTGTGGCAAGGGGTACAGTAAAAGAGACTGCCCCCGTCAAACCATTGAATGTCTGAACGCCGATGTTGTTGATCGTCTTTCCTGCACCAATGTTGATGAAGGAACCCGCTTGAACCGTATCGCCCGTGACCTGATATGCAGCAGCAAGTTTGACATGTCCAGTTGTGTCTACCGTGAAATGGGTATTGCTGAAAGAGGCGACACCTGTAACGCTTGTGGAAGCAAATCTTGCACCAAATGTTGTGGTGGTTCCCGATACAGTTTGTGTGATCGCACCCGATCCCGTGACAGTAAGATTGCCACCCGTACCGTTCAGGGAGTTGACAACGCTGCCACCACCGACTATACCATCGACATATGTCTTGACAGCGGATTGCGTGGGGATAGCGTACTGACTGTTTGTAGAGAGACTTCCGCTAGTGACTTGGGCACCGACCCAAATCGAATTCCCCGCAGCATCACCAACGAACAACTTTTCGTTTACATCTGAATAGGCAAGTTCACCGAATGTCAGACCTGTTGGAGTGTCTGTTCCAGTTGAACGAAGAATTTGAATCGTACTCTCGCGGGGCATTGTCAATTTCTCCTAGGGTAGGTATTTAGTGTCTTAGAAGGTGCCGCCGTCTGTGAGTTGATTTGGAGTCTTACCTTGGAGGTACTTTGCATTCACCTCTAAAAGTAGCGAACCATCAAGGGCGGGCAGCGCACCTGTTGCCCCCGCTCCGAATATTGCACTAGTCCCAAGCACGATGATGTTTCCCGATTTGATTCCCGTCTTTATGGAAACATGACCAGTAGAGCCTAGTTGAAAGTAGTTGTCATCGAACGATGCAACGCCCGTGGAACCTGTGGTCGCAAGCGGCGGTGGGCAGCACTTGGCAGCGGTTCCCTGAGTTGTTCCATCACCAAACTGTATGAAACTATCAGTTCCATAAAGAGTTCCGAGTTTGATTGAGCCTGGGGTCTCTAGTCCGAGATCGGTGAGATAGTTGAATTTGAGGGCATTGTCGGCACCGAGATCAGAACCGTCTCCCGCAAAGGATACTCCTGTGTCAGCCCATGCGATGGCACCCGCAGTTCCCTTGACCGTGGCATATGGCTTGCTGTACAGACGGAATGTCTTGTTGTCAGCACCCGTCATCGTGAGGGTTAGATTGCCGCTGACTGTGAGACCTAGCGCACCTGTGATGCCATTGATGCCCGACACATAATCTGTGGGAATTGCACCTGTCGGGCCTGTGGGGCCGACCTGTGTATACATCACCTGTGTTGCGGTCAGGATGACTGATGGAATTGCAGGGGCAGGAGAAACAGCAGGAAGATACTCAATCGAAAGATCTGTACTCGTTGTCTGCCATGCCAACTCTAGGTAATCGCCTGCGTTCACCTTCAGAACATAATTGACGCTTCCAATTGCATGACCGTTGATACTGCCGTGTCTTTCAACAACACTCCACTTACTATCGGTATCTGCGACATTGCTGCCGTTTTTCTTCAACCAAATGTTTGCATCATGTATTTGGTTCGATGCGTTTACAAACTGCACAGAATAGATGATGCTGTACACACCGCTGTCTGAGAATGTCAGCCGACTGCCATTTGTGATGGAAACCCCGAATGAATCGGGATCTGTATTGTTGTAGGTTAGCAGATATTCAGAGTTTGCAGTTGTGGCTGTCTGATCCTGAGTTGACCAAAATGAACCCCAATACCCCAAGGCACCACCCGCACCTGTGGCACCTGTCGGACCAACACTTCCCTGACCGCCCACGCTGCTGATGGTAACGGCGTTGCTGTCGGGATCTGTCGTGAGGGCAATGTTTGTTCCTGCGACAAATGTAAGTGTTTCTTTGTCGTATTGAACAGCAGTCAGACCCGACTGACCCGACACGGAGATGAACTTGAACGCCTCCCCAAGACCACCACCTCCGTCATAGAGTATGGGTGCCCCGCCAACAGGCTTGATCTTCGAAAGATCGATGGACAGGTGTTTCTTGGTTTTGTCGAGTTTGAGAGGATACTGAACAGATAGGACACCCGAGTCGCCCGTGGCACCTCTCTCGCCATGTTCGCCTTGATCTCCCTTGTCGCCCCTCTCGCCCTTCTCACCGCGTTCGCCTTGCGGACCTACAGCCCCACGCTCTCCTGCCAAGCCTTGAACGCCTTCAGGGCCTCTCTCGCCGCGTTCGCCTTGCTCTCCCTTGTTACCTCTTTCCCCTTGCTCTCCCTTTTCTCCTCTTTCGCCTTTCTCGCCTCTCTCACCTCGTTCGCCGCGTTCTCCCTTGTCTCCCTTGTCTCCCTGAAGTCCTTGTAAGCCTGTATCTCCCCGCTCTCCCTTCTCGCCCTTTTCCCCTTGAAGACCTTGAATTCCTCGTTCGCCTTGGGGGCCCTGTGATCCCTCTGCTCCCGCTTCCCCCTTTTCGCCCCTCTCGCCTTGGAGACCTTGTTCACCTCTTTCGCCACGCTCTCCTCTTTCCCCACGAATACCTGGCGACCCCTGAAGACCGCGCTCACCCCGCTCTCCTCTTTCGCCACTCTCGCCTCTTTCGCCGCGTTCACCTTGGTCTCCCTTGTCGCCCTTGGCACCTTTCGCGCCTCTGACGCCTGGGATTCCATCCTCGCCACGAATGACTTGTGGCTCCTGTGGTGAACGATTGCGCTTTGCTTCGGCAAGAATATCTCTTGCAGAAGAGCGTACCACGGGTGTAGGTTGTGGATTGGGTTCCTCTGCCCGAGGCTTTGCTTTGGGAGCATCCTCTAGCAGAATGAAGGATTCGTCAAGGACATGCCGACCACCCTTGAGGATGATTGGATTCCCGTTGCCATCGAAGAAGCATGCCTCTCCGATGCCTTTGTATCGATAAGTCTTGCCGCCCTCACACGCCTTCGCGGGTGCGTATGTGAACACAGAACCCGCCTCATAATCCATGAGGGGGCGAACAAGCATGACTTGTGTGCCTACGGCAATACCCGAACTCAGTCGAACGAATTCGACGGATCCACCATCGTCGGCATTGATGTAGTCATTGAATCTGTGAGCCATCGTAAACCCAAGGGGGGCAGTTTACGAGGTATTTAGGGGTGCCTCATTTGGCAGTCAATGCCTTCCACGAAACAGGAAACAAAGGTTCAATAAGAGTGGAAATGGCATCGGCGTATTGCCGAACTTCCCATTGTGCATGGGGATCCGAACGCAAGGCGTACACACGGGCATACGCAGCGAGACTGCCTGTCCACCACCATTCCGTGTAAGTCCCCTGTGGAAGGATGAACCGTGCCTGCTCAGGTGCGACCCCCGAGCCGATCAGGAAGTTGTAATACCCGTGGGCTTTTGCTATCGATTCTTCGTAGATCTGTGTCAGGTGTTCCGTCATCGCATCGTGGTCGATGAAGTCCTCGCTGCCCTGCTTGGCACCATTCGTGGGCTTTGATCGCCATTGTGGGATGTAGAACTCAGGCTCGTTCGTCACATAGCGACGAGACACTTCGTTCTCCACGAACCCCTGCTTGTGCTTGAAGAGTTGTGTGCGGATGGAGATCGGTGCCTTGATACGCAGGGTGATCTGCGGATGTGCGAAAGGAGTCCAATGGTTGTGCTTGGCAAGATAGTTGATGAGTTTTTCGTCTCGCTCACCGAACTCTTCGCTTTCCTTGCTGAATGATACACGGGCAGCATTGACAACCGTTAGGTCATCACCCATGTGAGAGACATATTGAACAAATCCCACCCCGTCCAAAACGGGGATCGATTCACGAACTGCTTCCATTGTTTACTCCTGCTCTTGTGGTTCCTGAGTCGTATTGATGGCTCCGCGAATCTCAGGCTTGATCGCGTCGATTCGCTCTCCTACCTTTTGGTAGAGGGAAGCATAGATTGCTTCCTTGGCTTCGCTTGCCTTGCCATCCATGACTAGGTCGATGATCGTGGGGACATCACCAATGATCTCATCGGTATCGGTCTCAGCCACATCAACTTCGTTTTCCATGATCTCGTCATTCTCTTCGGGGTTCATTCAGAGTCCTCCATGGCTATTTAGCCCACCTCTTCATGGCAATATGTCCCGCAAGTCCTGAAAATGCATTTCTTATGATGTCATGTTGGATGTTTGTCCTGCCGTTCCCTGCAAGAACCATGTCATTGATATCCTTCAACCCACGGAATCTCTCAGACCAAACACATACCTTATGACCGTCCTCCAAAAGACGCTCCATCGCTTCGGCAACTTGCTTGTTGCGAGGCTCATTGTCCAATGCATAGATTAGGTCTGAATCCTTCAGTTCATCGGGAATATTCGTGGCATCCGACAATCCGACCATGGCTACGCAGTTGTCCAAGAACAGACTGTCCAATGGACCTTCGACTACGATGACTTGCTTCTTGGGATCGCATCTGTCCAAGCCATACCATGTCTTTCCCGCGTCCTTGTCTGCCTTGACTGTCAGATATCGAATGGTGCTTCGATCAGGCTTACCATTCCCAATGATACGACCCTGTGCGCCAACCACCTTGCCATCTGTATCCAAGATCGGAATGACGATTCGTTCATCATCCCCTGCCTGTACATCGGGGTCAATGTTCTTAGCCCACTCGCCATAATCCTCTGAGTAATAGAGCCGACTCAGACTTTCCTTTGGCAAGCGTCTCTTGTGTGCCCACTTGACGGCGGGGTGATCGTCAGGCAGGGAATCCAATCGGGGAAGAAGGGCGAGGATCTTATCCTCTCTACGCACGGGCGCGTGTGGGAGCGCGTCCGCGTGTGTGCGCGTGTGCCCGTGCGAGACCCCCGTTTCCTTGAGTACTTCGAAGATGTACTGCTTGTATAGATTGGGATCTAGCATCTTCAACAGCCAACCTATGCTTGCGCTATAGTCGCAGTTGTGACACTTGCAGGAAAAGGATCCCTTCTTCTCGTACAGATAGAACCGAGCCTTGCTCTTGCTCTTCTGACTGTCACCACACATGGGACATCGACACACCGCAAGACTCTGCTTCTTCCATTGAAAGCGGTCTAGGCGTGGTGATAGCAAGTTGATGTACTTCGTGTCGATGTGGATCGGCATTAGATTTGGAATACTGTACCCCACGATCTGTGGGGTGTCAAGTAAAATCGCCCATGATGAGCAAAGTTATAGGATGTTATGACTTGACGATTTTGGAAATCGACAAATACAAAATCTTATCAATCTACTTAAAAGTCAGCAGATTCTTATTGACATGCTTATAGATAGCCGTCAAAGTTTGCGCTTCAACTTCTTGTTAAGGTCTTTGGTCTTCTTCAGGTTACGAGCGAAGTACATGCCACGCTTGCCTGGTGGTTCTTGTCCTGGAGACACACCCGCGATGTTCCCACCCCCGACATTGTTGACGGGAGCATCTTCGCGCTGAACAGATTCGATGGTGAAGACTTTTCCTTCATGCTTGTAGATCGGATGTCCCAAGAACTCATCCGATGGAAGAAGTTCTTCCTCTAGCACGATGGACATTGCGATTCCATGGATAGAAATCGTTCCCGCAGGAATCGCAACTGGCTCTGCATTTTCCATGATCGTGCGGTGAGTCAATCCACGCTTGGTCAGTTCCTCAAGCATTAGTCTTTCGATTGCGCTTTCGGGCATGTCATCGCTGCAATACTCTTGGATCTTATATCCATACTCTGCGACTGCATGTGGGGTGTACGGCTGCGACCAAATGGTAAACGGTTCACCCGCCTCCATGACTTGGCGCAGTTTATAGATGTACGATTCAAACCTATTCTTGCGCTCAGGGAAGTCCCTCCAAGGGCAATTCATGAGATGCTTGAAACGCTCTGTGATCAGGTGTTGAATGTCCATCAGATGCTCCGCAGTTTCTTTATGATGTCCTTGTCCATTGGAATCTTGACGAGGTCAATGCTCAGGTGAAACCGAGTCGGTTGGCTGTCGGGCAAGTACTCCAAGAAGACCAAGAATGTCTTCAGTATGTAGTGCAAATCCTCGTCTATCTTGAAGAACAGGAGTTGCGTCCCTGCCTCCACCCCGAAGACATTGCAGAATGTGATTATGTGATTGAGGATCAGACGATCCCGAAGGACACCCGACTTCTTGTAGCGTCGAAAGAGACGCTTCAGGTAGACGATACGGGCAAGATCTTCTTCGAACTCTTTGACCCCCATGCATTGGGGATTGTCGTAGTTCCGCATCGCGTATCGGACATAGTTTTCATCGGTCAGGCTGTCGCCTTTCATTACGAAGAGCCATGGCTATTAGCCGTTGGGCACGATCATCGCATGGACTTGAGTCAATCCATTTGGCAACTTGTTGGTCTCAACACGGAGTGCGAGACCATGACCGAGCATGGGGGTGATTCCGTCATCGTGATTTGTTCCGTAGGTCGTGCCGTCAGAACCAAACACGCCACCGAAACGAACAAGAGGAAGAAGTTCCTCTGTCTGTGTTGAGAGACGCATGGCACAGTCACGATCCATATGGAAATCTAGACCGACCATCTGAAGCCGACCCTGTGCCTGTTTTAGGGCAGACACAGGGTCGATGTATGGCTTCGCAGATAGCGCACCGAGATAGGTGTTGATACGAGCAATCGCTGCATTCGAAAGAGAGGACAGGTTGATGTCGGTGCCATCAAGTGCGTTGTCGCCATCCTGTGGACCTACCCGACCACGAATGCCCACCATGTCATATGCGGCATGGGCAGCGGTTTCGTTGATTGTCTTTCTCAGTTCTTTGAACGATCTCATGTTAACTCCTATCAAGCGGTTGTACCAAAGGACACATAGAAGGTAGTGGCAGCAGTCAGTCCACCCGCACCATTATCGGTGACAAGAAGAGTTACTGTGCGAGGTCCGCTGTTTGCAGTTGCACCAACCTTGTTGATCTTGAACACGGCGATGTTGTTGTTGATGTCCGAAGTGGGGCCAAAGAAGGTTTCATAGATCGCGGAGGGAACACCAGTTAGGAGAGTGCTTCCTGAGATGATGTTACCCGCTGCGCCGAACTGATCGGTTACTTCAGAGAAAGAAAGATTCTGCGTGAAGTTAGCGTCATTTGCAACAACCTTGATGTAAGCGGTCTGACCACCACCAAACTGCAAGGTAGAGACTCCGTAACCATTTACGGCATAACTTCCATAATTGGCACCACTTCCAGTAGCAGAGTTGGCGAAAGAGAGACCAAGCCCATCAACACCACCCGCAGTTGCGCTGTCGCCGCTGAACGGACATGTAAAGTACGGACGAGTGTTTGCCGCTTCTCCCGATGCAGCCGCGCCACCCGTAGCCGAAATGCGACCCGCATAGGATGAACTCGTAACGCCCGTGATCGATGGATCGATTGGCATTGCAACGAGAAGTTCCATAAACGGAGTACTGAATGTCAGGGAGGTCGCACCTCGGACACCCATCAACTGACCGCCAAGCGAAGTGCCGTCAAGTGGAAGTTCCCAACCCGCAACTGTGCGGATGCAGCGAATCTTTTGCGATGCGTTGAGCCATGTAGGCTTAGATTCCTCGCGGTCGTTTGCGTTCCAGTAAGACATTTTTGTGGTTCTCCTCTGTGCTTTCTATTTATCCGCCGATTTTCGGTGGGTTCTTGCCCTTGCCTGCTAGACCGTCATTGGTACCGAGACTCGACTTGGAAGTCGGCTTGGCAGTCTTGCTAGCAACAGAGGCGGGGGTTTCTAGTTCATTTGCCTTATGCGAAGGGTTCGAAACCTTTCCTGCGGGAACGACTGCTGTCTTTCCCTCAAGGTGCAGTTGAACTGCCTTGGCAAAGTCATTGGCTTCCTTGGTGGTACCACGGCAACCACAATCCTTCACAGCCTCATTGAAGAGATTGACAAGGGTGTTGCGACGATCCTCAAGGACGGTCTTTTCTGCAACGATCTTGGCGGCTTCAGCAGCCTTCTCTCCCAAGCAAGGGAGGATGTCTACATCGTTGCGATGTTCGTTTAGGAACTTGGTGATGTCAGCGACCACCTTAGAGTTGAATGGATTGTGGAACATGGTGTCTCCTGTTGATACTGGTTATTTATAGATGCGCGTTATCCGCCCTTTGCTTTCTTCCAAAGATCGGCATCAGCAGTCTTGCGGGTCTTGCCACCCACAATGAAAGAGTTCACACGGGCGAATGCCCATTGATGGCTTGTAGCACCAGGACGGTGTCCCCCCTTCCATGCAGCCATGCCCCTGTCATACACTTTCTTGAGGATGCCGTATGAAATGCCGCTAGCCTTTGCTTTTTTTTCCAAAGCGGCGATGCGAGCCTCTGTAATGTCTTGTTTCAGGGACTTGTAGTTTTTCATGACTTCTTCTCGGGGTTGTAGCCCCATACCTTGAGTGCGAGCAACTTGCGTGTTGGGCGACCCTTCTCGTCACGCATGCCGCCCTTGGCACCCTTCATGCGGTTGATGAAGTTAACTTGCTTACCCGCCCATTTCCAATCGTTTGGTGTCCACTTTTCCTTGGGGGTGTCAAGCATGCGGATGATGGCACGGGCAGAGTCACGACCACTTGTGATCTTCTTGCCTCCTGCTCCTGCCTTTCCTGCCTCCTTGCGAGACAGACCCGCTTCCTTGCCCTCGTCAGAATCAAGGAACGACTGAATCTCCTTGCCCGACATGTTTACGAGTTTCTGCCACTCCTTGTAGAGAGCCGACTTTTCCTCTTCCGACTTCTCTTCGCCAAGCCGCTCACGCTCTCCTGGAGTGTCCTTCTTATATGTCTTGACGATCTCGTCGCTGCCGACCAACAGCGGGCCTCTCTTGCCCATTGCAGTCCATTGCAGGACAGCATTGATCTTCTTCGATTCGTTCAGCCAGTTCTCTGTGGTATCGGTTTCCTCGCCGTGCATCTTCCACGCAGTAGCATAGAAGACTTCCTTCCAACGCTTGCCATATCGCTTTTGGAACTCCTTCTTGATCTTCTCTTTCTTGGAGAAGCGACGAGCAGGGCCGCTTGGAGGACTGACTTCGACCAAGAGGTAGTCAAAGTCTTCGTTGATGTCGGTCTTGGGCAATTCGCTGCCCATCTCGCTATCGCGGATTTCCTTCAGCAAATCAATGTATGAACGAGTCAATTGGGCAGCCTCCTGCATGTTACGAGTCAAGCAACGCTCCTCGTAGGCAATTGCCATACGAAGTTTGATTGCGTTTCTTTCATCAGATTCATCGATCTTGGACAGACGCTCCATTGCATCGTCGTGTTCGTAGCCATTCTTGAGAGCCTTCAACTTACCCTTCTTGGCGAGTTTCTTGTACAGGGTGCTGTACTTCGATGGCTTGGTCTTGATGTCTTTCTCATCGGGATTGACAAACTCCCATGTCTGTGGATCGTCATCAGACATTGTCTTGCGCTTTTCAAGACGCTTCTTGCGAAGTTCGGCTTCTTTCTTGCTCAGACCCGCGACATACTTCTTGGGTAGACCCGAACCCTTGTCCTTTGGGCTTTCCTTTGTTTTACCTGTCTTGGTCTTGAACTCCTTGCCCTTCGTGACATCTGCTTCAATAAGGGGATTGCCTTCCATCTCATCGCCCATACCGAGCATGCTGAGGAAACTCATGGCACCCGACACCAACTTAGTGGCGTAGACACCAATATCAATACCACCCGATTCCATGAACTTGTGGAATAGTTTGGCAATGATCTTGCCAATCTTGTTGTCTTGGGCAAACATTGAAAGGGTAACCCCTGCGCCCGAAGCCTTGTATGCCTGAAGCATGACTTCATCGCGGACACGCATGACTTCTCGCTTGAAATCTGCGGGTGGAATCTTGCCTTTCTTGTTCACCAAAGTGAAGACCTTTGCGCTGACTGCGGGAGTCTTCATGATCTCCGCAACAGCCTTCGCAGCATCTTTGACTGCGGTCTTTTCAACAAGTTCTTCCTCTTCTTCCTCGTCGCCCTTGCGCTTGGAGTTGATATCGGGCTGTGGGTAGATCGCTTCTGCGGGATCGACAACCATGCCTGTCTTACTGAGGAACTGCAATCCAATCAGCACCTTTGTGGACATGTGACTGCGGTCGCCAAGGCTGAACTTGATGTTGGGATATTTCTTGCCATGGAACTCAATGTCCATGAGAACCACAAGACGCTTCTTCTCACCGATACCGCTCTTGACGGTGATGCGACTGACGATCTTTTTAGTGACCTTCTTGCCATTGGGCAACTTGAAGGTGACTGTGTGATCGCCGTTGTCCTTGATGTCCTCGGCATGGATCATGTTGTAGCCGCTGTTGCCCGTGTCGATCTTGGCGGTGTACTCCGCACCATCGATCTTCACTTCTTCACGCACGGCTAGGTTGGAGAACAACTTCCAATGTGCCTTGTTGAGGATGTAATCGACCAAGTCCTCTACAAGTTCCTCCCCCTTGACATTGTTCTTGCCCTTGCCATCCTCGTAGTAGCGGTAGTAAATGTTTCCGCTACCTGGGCTTGCATTCATCTCAATGATGTATGGCTTGCCCTGATTGATGACATGGTCGATACCGACATAGTAGCACTTGCTTACCCTTGCAGCCCGCTCCACCAACTTTATTTCCTCGTCAGAAAGTTGGAAAGACCCGCCCTTTGAACCACGGGCGATATTCGTGCGGAAGTCCTTGGGTGCCTTGTCTCTCTTGGCACACGCAAAGATCTTTCCGTTCAGCACGATGCTGCGGACATCGTTCTTGAAGTCAGGTAGGAACTCCTGAATGATGACTTCTGCCTTGTACTTCCATAGCGTCTGAAGCACCGACTTCAGGCTCTCCATGCTTTCGATCTTGGAGACACCGATGCCTTCCGCGCCCGTGAGAGTCTTCACAATGATCGGGAACTTGCCACCGACTTCCTTGACCGCAGTTTCAATGTTCTCCTCGTTGGCAACGAATGCCGTGCGGGGGTGGGGCAACTCATGCTTCTTCAGGGCGATTGCCGTCTCCAACTTGTTGGCGCACAGTTCCATGCCACCACGCTCGTTGACCATGAACACGCCATTGTTCTGTAGGATGGTCATGATTGCGACTCCGATGTCGCTATTCATCACGCCACCGCGAACAATAGCAACCGTGTCGCTTGGATTGATGGTGCAGTCCTTGCCTTCACCGTCATAGTTCTTGATGACGATCTTCTTCGATGCAACGCTAGAAATGTCAACCTGAGCCTTGCTCGTCTTCACGGCATAGAACTCAATCTTTCGTCGCTTGCAGATCGCTTCCATCTTCTCAATGGTGTCGCTCAGATCCTTCTCCGACGATGTGAGGGCTAGGATGGTTACCTTGTCCTCTCCATCCTTGGCTTCGAAGATGTACTCTTCCTTGAGGTTCAATCCTTTTCGGACATCGTTGTACATCTTCTTCTTGAGAGCCATGTCGGTTCCCGCGACACCTGTGGCAAACTTCTTGAAGTCGCCATCAAATGCTGCTGCTCTCATCTTGGAGGCAGACATGCCCTGAACGCCCTGTGCATCATCGTCACGGGCTTCCCCTGCCTGTACGACTTCGAAGTTGTCGAATGAGTACTTGCGCTTCTTTGGATCGCGCTCGGCGGTTCTGCCCTTGTACTTTGCGATGTTCTTGAAATTCTCGACCTGATCGCTGCCTGCAATCATCACGATGTTCTTGTAGCCCAAGTCACAGACATGCAGAACCGCAGAGTATGGATCTCCCGCCTTGTTCAGAGGGAACTTCGCCTTGGGGAAGAACTTCTTCAAGTACTCCACCTTCTGCTTATGTGTCAGGGGATTCTTTTTGGGATCCTGTGAGGTAGAGGCAAAGATGAAGTGATCGGCATTCCGCTTGGATGCCTCGGAGAGAACTTTGTCAACAAGCACACCGTGACCGATTGTCGGTGGGTTCATGCGACCGAATGCAATGACTACCGTGTCTTTCTTCGGTGCTTCCGTGAGGTGCTGTGCAAAGTTCTTCACGACTCGTTTACCTTTCTATTCTGTCTGCTGAACCGCAGACGATTGACCAACTTGACCGCCGTACCCGTTCTGACGATCACGATTCCTTCGGGGTCGGTGGGACGAATACCATCAGCATCCATGAAGAAGTGACCAAGGGCAGAGACCGCATACAACTTTCCAAGGATCATCTCCTTGACCTTTGCGATCTTGTTATGCAGTTCAAACATAGCATTGAACTGATCCTCGTAAGCATCGATGAAAGCGAGGATGTCGTTCATGGCGGTTTCCTTCGCCTGTCTCCCCTTCTCGGTCTTCAACTTATTTAGTTCCTTTTCCAACTTAGTCTTTACATACAGTTTCAGACCACTTGCGCTGAAACTGGTCAGACCGCCGTTGATCGTGCTGTTGATGTAGGGGAGCATCAGCGGCATGAGGTCTTTACGGGCAAGCAGGGGCTTCAGGAAAGGCTTTACCTTCTTGGCTAGCGTCTCGCACTCGGTGATGCCCCGAAGCGCGGTATCGCCTTCCCCGCCCTTCAGGAGGGCAGGGGTGAGGTCGTAGATGTTCGGATCGGTGAACCAAACATCAGGATGCTGCTTGAGTTTGCTAGCGTTGAAGTTGAAGGTGGTTGCCTTCAAATCGGCAAGGGTCTTGCCTGAATACTCGGTGTGGAATGTAATTCCAATCTTTGCGGCTGCAATCCGCTTGCCGATTTCGCTGTCAGACGGGACGGTGTATAGAATCGTATTTGGTTGGAATCCAATATGTGGCTTTCCGCCAATCGTCAGACTCTTCTTACCATCAGCGGTGAACATCAGGTCGCCCTGAAGCACACCCTTGATTCCTACCTTTGGCAAATACTTCAGGCATTGAACCAACTTGTCTGCCAAGTCCTTGATGTCAAATCCCTTGCGAATCTCTTCTTCGGTATGAAACACCTTCTGCACTTGCTTGCCGAAGACACCCTTGATAGCGACGAAAAACTTCTTGTTCTCGGGATTGATGCCGCAGATAACAGCAGGCTTTCCATCCCATTTTGTGGACATTCCTAGCGATGTGTTGCCCGTCTTGAGACTCTGAACGATGTCCTTCATGAAGGCAATCGCATTGTCCAAGCCACTCCCACCCTTGAGGAGCATGAGATCTTCGATGTGATCTAGGTGCTTGTTCTGCTCAGTTTGCTCCATGAGAGGGAGCATTTGCTTAAATGACAGCATAGGGTGTCTCCTGTGCGGTTATTTAGGCTCATATGAAATAGGCGGGGCGGGAGTCGAACCCGCATGAGGGCGATTATAAGTCACCACCTTTTACCACTATCAGGCACCCGCCCGTAGTTTAAGACCAACCCTTTATGGTTGGCTTCTCGCGCCCGTACCCGCCCGTGCGCCTGTGTGCGCCCCCGCCCCCGTGCGCGTGAGGGGCATCGTCTTCGTCTTGGTCATCGGCACCGTTGCCTTGAATCAACTGCTGTTGCGATTCGTCCACATCAAACAACTTCATCTTGGCACGGTCGATCCCGATCACGAACTTGCGATTCGTGGCGACATCGTTGTAGCGGTTCTTCAACTGCTTGACCATGACCTGTCCCAACTCGTCCAACTGTTCCGTGGCGATGAGGGCGAACATGAAGTCTGCGGTGGCGGGTAGACCAAAAGATTCCGATGTGTCAGTCAGTTCCACATCGGTATTGCCGAAGCCCGAACGATTGGTCTGTGTTGCGGTGAAGATCGGCACCCCAACCTCCACAGCCAAGCCGCGAAGTTCCTCTGCAATTGCCTTGACATAGGTGTACGAATTGACATTTCCGTTCGCCTTGAAGCGAGACGATGCACAAATGTTCAGGTAATCGATGAAGATAACATCGGGCTTGAAGTTCTTCTTCAGGCGCAGTTCATCCAACAAGTGACGGAAGTGATTGGCATTCGCAGATGCCGTGGGGTACTCCTTGATCAGAAGTTTGCCTGTGATGCCCATGGTCACCTTGGCAAGCCGCTTGGCATAGATCTCCATTGGCAACTTCTTGAGATCGTCTAATGTGATATCCATAAGGTTAGCATCGATTCGCTCTGCAATCCGCTCCTCTGCCATCTCACAGGTGATGTACAGGACATTCTTGCTCTGTGACAAGCAGTTAGCGGCATGGTGGCACATGAACAGGGACTTGCCCACGCCTGTACCCGCGAGGATGACATTCAGAGTCTTGTCGGGCACACCGCCGTTGGTGATCTTATTGAAGTAGTCTAGGTCGAATGGTGTCTTCTTTTCTACGCGGTGGTAGAAGTCGTACCGCTTCTCGGCATCCTCAATGAAATCGTGACCGATGTGTTCATCGAACGACACGCTGAGTGCCTTGGTCAGGATCTCGGGGATGGCGTTCTTCGACCGACCCTTCGCCTTCTTCTCGTCAAGGAGTTCGATGGACTCCATCAGGGCGTTGTAGACCGCCTTGTCCTTGCAGAACTTCTCGGTCTGATCAACAAGCCACTCCTCATCAGGCTCCTCGGTGCCTTTGTCCATCGTCTCTACCAACTTGACACACTCATCAAACTCACCCTGAGATAGACCGTCCTGTTGATTCAGGATGATCTTCAGGGCTTCGCGGGTGGGAGCGGTGGAGTACTTTTCGATGAACTCAGACACCGTGTTGAACAGCCGCTTCTCACAGGAGTCGTGAAAGTACTCCTGCTTGAGAAATGGTTGGACGCGGCGTGTGAACTCGGGTCTGTGAAGAAGACTGCGTAGGATGATGAGTTCAATCTTGTCGCTCATATGTTAATGCAGATCATAACATACCTTCTTCAGAAGGCAATAGAAATCATTTCTGAAGAACAAAGATTCCACACCCATTCCACCAACCACTTGAATCGTCTGAGCCGTAAAACTCTTGCTTATGAAGCGTTTTAAGTTTTAGTTCGTTTATGGCACGATATGTTCCATTTTGAACTTTAGACCATGACCAATCATCAACCATGAAGATGAAGGTTTCTGCCATCGAATCGTAGTAATGTTGAAGTGCGCGGTACTGATTGATCTCTTGATGCTCACCATCGTAGAAGTAAACATCAATATTTGAGATGCCTCTTTCTATTGGATTGAATGAGAAGCAATCCTGATCGATCAAGTTTGGCTCTCCTCCGATCAATCGCTTCCAATTATCAACAAACTCTTGACGAGGTCCACCAAATTCAGAGAAGTCATCGATAACTGTGTAGTTGAGTCTGCTGTGGTTTCCACGGAGGGCTGCAATTGCAGTAGATCCCTTCCACACCCCAATCTCCAAGTAGTTCTTTACGATTTCCTTAGAAAGCAGTCTGTTTGCAAACCTCTTGTATTTCGCTCCCGAAAATCCCTGAATAGAAAGGATATCGTCAGTTACATTTGACGGCTGCGTGTCATCTAGAGACTCTTGTAGGGAAGTAATGAGTTGTTCTACTCTGTTTGTCATTGTGTTGCCTCTGTTGTACGAATGTTCTCACCTAGCCATGCCATGAGTTTTACCTTTGGTGTCCAATCAAGAAGTTCCCGTGCTTTTGTATTGTTGCAAAGAGTATGTCGGGCTTCACCTTGTCTAGGAGGAAGGAATTTGATCGTACCATCCTCTCCTGCAATGGTTCTAGCGATATGAATTACAGAATGAGATTGTCCTGTTCCGATGTTGATGATTCCACCATTGAAGAATTTGGTAGAGGTTCCTGCTAGTATGTTTGCTGACACAATATCGGACACATGTATGTAATCCCGTGTTTGCATCCCATCTCCAACAACTGTAAGAGGCTTACCCTCTTCCTTCTGCCGCTTGAAGACAGCGACCACGGGACAGTACTGCCCCTTGTTTGACTGCCCCTCCCCGTACACATTGAAGTATCGAAGACAAACAGTATCCATGAACCGTGGCTCGGCATACAGTTTGCACAGTTGCTCACACATCAACTTGCTTGTTGCGTAGATGTTCAGACAATCGACAGGCTCGTTTTCGTCCTGTCCACCGCCATAGCCACCCTTACCGCCGTTACCATAAATTGCGGATGTGGAAGAGAAGACAAATCGATTGACTCCACCCTTCTTTGCACAGTCCAAGATATTGAATGTCCCTGTGACATTCGATGCAAATGTCTTGGCGGGATCAGCAATGCAACGCTGAATGCTAACCTCCGCTGCCATGTGAAACACAGTATCAACTCCCTCAAAATCCGAAGGGACTAGGTCATTGATGTCTGAATTGATGTTGATGGCACGATCATTCCACTTGAAAGATTCATGCCCTTCCGAACTTTCGTTGTCCACACAGATGACTGTGTGTCCTTGTTCGATGAGTGTGTTGACTAGGTGTGAGCCGATGAAGCCCGCACCGCCAGTAACCATGTATTTCATTGTGCATACCTCATGATGTAAATTTCTTCAATTGCTTGCTGTGGATATGTAGGCTGAGAATTTTGGCTCTATCTCCCGTTCTGCGATCTACCACGGAGAAATACCGTTTTCCTTGCTTGTCCCGCATCTCCTCGAATCCCCACTTTTTCGTTGCCAACATTCTTCCAATGTAATGATGACCAAAGATAGTGCCAGGTGGATTTCCATTGTTACATCCACCAAAGAACTGACCGATGCTGATCGGATCAAAGATGCCTCCGATGAAAGACCAAAACTTTGAGAAGTCGCCTTCGACCCAAACGGGAAGAGTATTCACATACACATCTCCCAACTCTCTCTGAACACGCTTCCACAAGTACATGTCATACGCTGCTTGTGGATTGTCCTTCTCGTTCATCATCTCCCAAAACTTGTCATTGATGTCCATCAAAGACCTGTAATCCTTGATGTACACCATTCCAAAGATCAGGGCATTTTCATGCTCGGCAGTCATGGCGGTTCTGTTGTACAGACGCTTCACTTTTTCGGCTACCTCATCCATATTACAATAGATCATGACATCGTTGTCGAACGAGAATGTGTTCTTCAAGTTGTGCTTTTTCATGACCTCTTCAATATAGAAGGGGCGCATCAAGCAAGCCTTCCAAAGAGGATCCCGATCTCCTGCCCAATGCCCCGTCGAGTCAACATCATACCTAGGCTTCAGATCAGAGATTTTTTCCCACTTGACATTCAGCCGTTCGAAGTTTTCTTTGTTGGAAACATTCTCATCGTCCAAGATAACGACGATATCGCTGTTAGGCGACCACTTTCTCGCTTGCTCTAGAGATGTCCAAATGTGGTTTTCCCACGGATCGTAGTGGGTGTTCGTCTTGGGATCGTATGACTTGTTTCCCATTTGAAAAATGACAATAGATGATTCTGACATGATGATTACCTTTCAGGATGGATTTCTTGTGTGAATGATGCAGGGGTCTACTGGATTGCTGTATTGAGTTATGTCCTTTTCCGAGTAGACAAATGTGTTGTGCTTCCATGAGAGCAGGCTCATGATGCTTTGGTCGTGTCTGTGATCCTTGAACTCTTCGTAGTTGGGCAACCGCTGTGTGTTGGGCAAGTCTGTGAGAATCCTAGGATCTTTCGCGTACTCCAACCACTCCTTGACAAAGGACATGCTGCCCTCCGTCTTCTTGCATACGAAGATGCTAGCCATTCGCTGATCTGCTCTTCGCATTTCCTCTGTGTCCATGCCCATCAGGACAAAGCAGTCTCGTTTTGTGAACATGCCGTTGGTCCCACACCAACCGAATGTGAGGATGCCCATGCTGCCGATGCGATCTTCTATAGCATCTATGTCAAGCCATTTCCATGGATTACTTTGGAAGTACATTCCTGCGTCCGTGTACATGAGCCAATCGTTGGTGTTCATTTGCTCCAAGTGACGGAGAATCAGGTATGGCTTCCAAAGCCAGTATCCCGCACCTCTTGTCTGAGAAAGCGTATACGCATTCTCTTCTCTGAAGCGATCATCCAAGTCTTCAAGACCATATCCGATGCTCTTGTCGAATCCACCGTGAGATAGTGCGGTATCGCAACACAGTTTCTGTGATGCTTTGTATCTACCGTGGGCGTAGTTGATGTGAATTTTCATGCAGTTGCAGAAAGATTATTAAAGAACTGATCCACAATCTTGGAGATGTATGAAATCTGTTCCTCTGTGATAACGGGGCTTGTCCCCAAGAAGAAGGTGTCTTTGGTCACCTTGGTTGCCACGGGGAAGTCATTCTTGGCATCCATATCAACTGCTAGATGCTCATATCCAGGCTGTAGCAGAATGTTGCCACCGAAATAGTTCCTTGTTTGAATCTTGTTGTCTTCCAAGAACATCGTGAGATCGGTTCTCTTGAAGGGTGCCCCATCTCTGATTGTAAGTGGAAATGCAAACCAAGCAGGATCGGCCTTTGGTGTGGGGATCGGCAAGTGGAAGTACTGCCCGTACTTGGAGAACACATTCAAGAGCAGGGAGTAGTTTCGCTTTCTGATGTCGATGATGTTGTCCAACCGATCAAGTTGAACAAGTCCCATCGCTGCTTGCAGATCAAGAGGCTTTAGGTTGTAGCCAATCTCCTCATAGACATACTTGTGATCGAAGATCTCATCAGGCATGCTTGGAAGCCAGTTGCTGAACCGCTTCTTGCACATACCGTTCTTAAGACAGGACGCAGCCTTGCCCGAGCAATAACAGCCTCGCCCCCACTCCCTCAGACTCTTGATCAGCATTTCCTGCTCTTTAGTTCTAGTGGCAATGAAACCACCTTCGCCCATCGTTATGTGGTGGGCAGGATAGAATGAACAACTAGCCATCTCACCGAACGAGCCTAGCATCTTGCCATCGTAGGTGCTTCCCAAGGCATCGCAGCAGTCCTCAATCAAGATGAGGTCATACTTTTTCACGATGTCCATCACGGCATCCATGTTGGGAGGATTGCCTAGGACATGTGCAAACATCAATGCCCGTGCCCCGTTCTTGGCGGCTTCCTCCAACTTGACCACATCCAAATTCAGAGTATCGACTTCAATGTCGATGAATACTGGCGTGAATCCGTTCTGAATGATGGGGTTCACAGTAGTCGGAAATCCTGCAACAGGGGTGATGATCTTGGACCCCTTCGGAAGATTCCAAATCTTCCGCGATGTGAGAGCAGACACCATCAGGAGGTTTGCGCTAGAACCGCTGTTTGTGAGACAGCCGTGATCCTTTCCAAGCCGCTTGGGGAACTTGTTTTCAAACCTAGTACCGTTCTCTCCTAGGCAGAGCCAACCACCCAAGAGGCATTCAATGACTGCGATGTACTCCTTCTCGTCCATGAACGAGCCTGAATACTGCACCCAATCAGTTCCTTCCTGCCAAGTCTTTTTCTTGGAAGAAACAATTTCGGTGACCAGTTTGTTGATCAACTGCTGCTTGTCTTCAAGACGAATGTTTAGTTCCACCACTTGTAGATACCTCTTGCTTGCTTTGGTGTCCAACCTATGTTGCGAATTTTACTGGTGTTCAGCGAGTAGCGCAAGTCTTGTCCCCACCGATTCGGAACAAATTGTATCTCGTCTCTTGTTTTTCCAAAGACATTCAAAAGCGTTTCAACCACCTCAAGATTGGTCATGTGGTTGTCTGCACCGATATTGAAGGTATCGTTCTTGACACCGTTCGCAATCAGGGTGTAGATTCCATCTGCATTGTCCTTCACATAAATCCAATCTCGCACATAGGAACCGTCTCCGTGGAGAGGAATCTTCTTTCCAGTTTCAAGGCAGCGAATCGACTTGGGGATCAACTTTTCATAATATTGCCGCTGACCATAGTTGTTCGAACTGCGGGTAATCAGGTAGTTGATTCCGTAGGTGCGATGATAGGAAAGAACAAGCATTTCCGCTGCTGCCTTGGACGCGGAATACGGGTTGCTAGGAGTCAGTTTGTCAGACTCGCTGAAAGACCCATTTGGTCTATCTCCATAAACCTCATCTGTGCTGATCTGTACAAATAGAGGTCTCTCATGTGGTGGCTTGCCACGGATGATCTCAAGTAGATTGTGAACCCCAATGATGTTGCTTCTGATGAAGGGGTTTGTATCGTTGATTGAGTTGTCAACATGAGTTTCGGCAGCAAAGTTGACAAGAACATCACAAGAAGGGAGATGCTTTATCTCGCAGATATCTGCCTTGTGGTGCTTGTAGTTTGGATTGCCATCGAAAGGCAGTTCCTCATTTGAGCAGTAGGTCATGCAGTCGAAATCAACGACCTTATGCCCCTCTGCAAGAGCCTTTTCGACAAAGTGACTACCAATAAAGCCACGCCCGCCTGTCACAACTAGTTCCATGATAAACCTTTCAGATGTCAAATGCCTAGAATTTTGTCAACCGCTTGCATCGTATTTATGGATGGTCTGTATCCATAGGATCGAAGTTTGTCGTTGTTGAGACAAACATCTTTCACCTGTACAACCCGATGAAAATGCGGAGTTTCAATCGACACCAACTCCGATGATGAGTTCAGTTTGTCCTTGCTATATCGTATGATGTCGCCAATCTTGCTTGGCTCAGAGTTGCTTATGTTTATGATCTCGCCCACGGGGGCGCGAGTCACGGATGTGTTGATAGCCCTACATGCATCTTCAACATCCATGAAATCTCTGATGTTGGAACCCCCGTCATAGAGTTTAACTGGCTCGTCTGCTCTCAAGAGGTTGATCATGTTTTGCAGAGCGTTCTTCTTGGGGGAAACACCCCTATCACCGCTGCCAATGATGTTGGTTAAGCGAAGTATTCGGTACTTCATCCCCATCGTTTCACAGTAGCAAATCAGCATCTGCTCTGCCGCTCTTTTTGTGATGGAATAGAATCCTCTAGGATCGCAGGGATCAGATTCCTTTGTGTCTAGAGTGCAGTTCATCCCATATACAAACCAAGAACTCACAAAATTGAAAGTGGCAGTTGGATACTTCTTTCGTGAAGATTCCAACACATCAATCAACTTGCTGAGATTGGTGTCGATGTCCTTGTGCGGTTCTGTAAAGATGTGATAGTTGTGAGTCGTACTGATGAAGTACAAAATGCTGTCGGACAGCGGCTCGTCTTGATCCCGAGGAACCAACACAGTATCACCGCCATACATCTTCGCGTATGTTCCACCAACAAATCCTGTGCCACCATATACAGAGATCATGATGTTAGGCCCCAATCTTCATCTGTTCAATCCACCAAGAAGACTTCAACATATTCATATTCCATGTTGTCTTACTGAACTCTTCGTATGTCTTGTTTAGAAGGTCTTCAGTCACATCTTGGTACGAATTTACGAACAGAATCGGTAGATTTCTCTCTAGCGAGGAGTGAACATGATTCCTCTGAACAATAGGAATCACACCACAATAAAGAGACTCCCACATTCGATGTGTATCAACTCCATTACCACGCGGGCAAAGCATGAACTTGTGATCAAGAAGTTCTTCTTTGTATGACCCCAATTGACCACCCTCTACGGGCTGACGAACAGTAGCCCACGGCTTGTCCGAGAACATTGGATACAGAGGCTCACGAACATCAGGTCGAGTCCATGTACGATGGTTCACATAAAGAAGACGGTTGCCTTTTGTTTTGGCAGCATCAAGCCCCCTCTTAGCGGTTAGACCCAACACACAGAAGTCATCCGCGATTCCTAGGGGGACACCGTGTGCCCTACTGCACTCATTATTACATCCCCACCATGTGACTGAAAGTTTTGACTGCATCGCGTCAAAGATAGAGTCGGTGATTGCGTAATCACTTTGTCCCGTCAGTAGAATGAAAGGAGTGCTACATCTGTTGTTGTTCAGGTACGCAACTAGATGTCGCAAGTAGTCGAACTTACAGTAGACTACGGATTTTGGAGTTAGGGCAGCAAAGTTAAACAGATTGATATAATCGCCGTGATGATTGCTTCTACGGGCAACTTGCTGTGCTGTTGGGGGAATTCGATATGCGCCATCCAATGCAGATATGGCAAACCAAAAATCACATTTGGATATTAGGTTTTGAGAACTTAGTACCTCTGTTGGCTCAATTTGCAGATTCATAGTTCGTGTCGATTCTCCCTGAACCATGTCTCCCCTGGGTACATGTGAGGAGTTTCCATGCCCGTTCTAGTCTTGAAGGGCGTAGCCATGCAGCCACATGCTTTGTTAGTTCCTGTCGGATCCTCTTCCATCTTCATCCCAAACATGAAGTGAGTATTGTAAGCGGTGTACTTACTGTTTGGCTTGGTCTTGGTGTTCTTTCCAGGCAAGCACTTTTCGTCGCAGTTGTAGAGCAGATTTGGTGTGAGATAGTTTCGCATGTGGCGACCAAAACGATTCTCAAATCGCCACATCCAATCGCCATCCTCCTCACCAAAGCCAATCAGTCTCTCGTCAAAGTATCCAACTCTTGATGGATCCGTCATGTCCTTTCGATACACACAGAAATGACCCCAATGGTAGTTGATTCGGAAGGACTCGTCGCTCTGAGTCCGATTTTCAACAAGCATCTTCTCAAAGTCATCGAAGAACCCATCCTTGAAAATGGTGTCATCGCTGAGGATCAGGGTGTAGTCATGGCTTGTGAAGTTCACGGAGGTGTTCCACATGAAAGAACAACCACGCATAAATGGCGACATCACAAGGTAGGTGTTTGGGAAGTTGGAGGCATAGTTAAGCATGCCCCTTCGATAGTCTTCACTAAACGGCTCGTTGTTTTGACCGTTAACAAAGATCACCTTCTCAACGCTCGGTCTCTGACGGTGAAGGTTCGCAAGAAGAACCTTGAAGTACGAATCGAATCTATAGACATATGTCTGAACTGCGATGCTGTAAGTTGGTTTTTCCATGTTGTAGTCTTTCAAATCTTAACTCGTTGAATTTGATCGTGTGGGATCGGCTGAAATGGTGCTTGCGAAACAGTCGAAGACCATTGATACTTGCACATCACCTTGTCGATTACCAATTCTGTCTTCGCTTTTGAGATTGCGTCCATGACAAAGATGGTGTCCTCTTGAGTGTTTGAATCGCCAAAAGGAATGTTTCTTGCAAACGCAGTCTTCCATGCACACCAATGCCAAGGCGGTCGATTACAAGGAATGGGATTGCCGCGATCATCTGTGGCTAGTTGATCGAAAGGAAACTTACAGTTGTGCTTGAGACTTGTGCGGATAGTCCACGACTTGCCATCGATGTTTGCATCTTGGTTATAGCAAATGACATCCACATCCAAATCGTTGATAATAGCCTTCCGCATGGTTTCAACGAAGTCAGGGGTCACATCGTCATCATCATCAATGATGCATGTGTACTTGCCTTGAGCGATGTGAAACAGGCACGACCTCTTTCTGCCAATGCTCATGACCCTGTTGTCCATGATAGTCAGCACTTCAATGTCCTTCTGATCACCGATCTGTGACAGAAGCCTAGCATAAAGAGGCTCCAAATGCATTCGTGTTCTGTTCGGAAGGCTCGGAATACCGATTGTAAGTTTGATGTTCTTGTTCATCGTGCCACCTGATGGTTGTGCGTCTCTTCGAAAGTCTTGCTGCACTTGTAGTTGTAGATCACTCCCTCAATCCACTCCTCTTTCTTGAGGTAATGGCGAATACCCATGCTGAACGAACGGTCCTCCCCGCTGTTCCATGGTGGAAACCCAACCTGTACAGCAATTGCCCTACGAACAGCATTGAGGTGGTTCGGGGGTCGATAGTACACCTTGCCCTCATGATCATCAATCCATTGAGTATAGCGAAGCGAGTGAATGAACGGTCGGCTATAACCATCTGAGAAGACGATCTCGCCCGTGAGGGACGAGCAGTCGGGGTTCTTCGTCAGAGCATTCAGAACCTTTTCGATATAGTCGGGGCTGACCGTGTCATCGTCATCAACAAAGGCAACATACTCGCCTGTTGATTGGGTGAGCAGCATGTTGCGCTTCTGCCCGATGCTCATCTGCCTGTTGTCAGACAGGGACAGCACTTCGACATTTCGCTTGCCGATCTGATTTGCCAGTTCGGCTTTCAGTTGCTCAAGTTTGGGCTTCCGCTCCTCTAGGCTAGGAATCAGAATAGAAAGTTTATGCATTGGTCGCCAAGACATTCTTGATCTCCTCGGGCTTTAGGTCAAAGTTTCTTGCAAGACGCTCCTCAAAAAGCGGCTTGTCGTGTGCATACATTTCGGGAGACTCGTTCCGCGCATGGAGTGCATCGGGAGTCGTAGCCCCAACCCATTGGTGCTGAATGATGACATGATCAATGAACACGACCTTGCCAAGCATCTTCGCAACTTCCGTGAACTCATTGTCGCAGAATACGGACTTATACCCAGGGTAGTAAAGGTACCCAAAGCGTTCGAAATACTTGCGCCCCAAGATGGATAGTGTGATCAACTTGTTGCCTCCTGAGAATCCATCGTTAAACCACAGGACACCATCCGTGTCGGGGAAGAACTTCGCCATCGCCCGTGCAATGACATCGTCGTAACCTCCGTGGATAGGAATCATATCATCGGATGCAAGCAGGATGACATCGGGATTCAGGCGACGAACCACATCCAAGTCAGCGTTGATGGCAGAGATCTTGCCCGTGGACTTGCCACATACGGGATGGATACGCCCCTCAAGTTGTGAATTCAAACGACTGAACAGCGACCACATGTTGTCATTGTTCATGCTCGGATCGTCGTGATCAAACGAAACAACGAAATGTACCTCATGCATCCCCGAAAGGAAGTTGATGTACTTGTTCAATACTCCCACAAACTTTTCAGGTCGCCCCCGCGTGGGGAACTTAATCACCATTCTCATCGGTCTCTCCCTTGTCATCATCGATGAACTCTACGACAGCATTCCCCGAATAATCGGCGGCATACTGCTTGGCTCGGCTGTAAAGAGATGAATCAACCTCACGGACATACTTGATGAAGTTGAGTGCGAAGTTCTGAATCGCATCATCAACCATCTGCTGCTCCTCTTCAGTCATCTCCTCGTCTTCCTCAGGATGCTCGTCGCCGTAGTCGCGGTCATCGTTTGGTAGATTGATGCCACACTCCTCGGCAAGTTCCCGCATAGAGCAACCGAAGACCATGGCGGGTGTTCCCTCTCCAAGCCAACCGCCCAAGCAGTTGTGTTCAATCCATTCAACTGCCTCGTCTTCCTCCATGTTGTCTCGCTTGATCAGAATGTCAATACAGCGACCATAGTCATAGACCGCGATTGCGCTCTTCTGACCGAATCGGCGCAGGACACCGATGAATGCGGGTTCAAAGCCGTCCCATAGGAGCGGCGGTGTATCATTCGACATCCTTGACCTCCTCCATGTCCTCATCCTGTCCGTACTTGAACTCCTTGGCAGCAGCCTCATCAAGAGCCTTGATCACATCCTCTGTGAACCACTTCTCAGGATTCTTGATGATCTTGGATTCAAAGTCAGACTTGCCATCAGGGAATTGAACCTTGTTTGCAACCTTCTTGAAGATTGCATGCTTGATGCCTAGATCGATCAGACCGTAATACCGATCAAGACCGCTATCGAAGTTCAGGAGGACATCAACCACGCGGTTCTCCTTGGTGAGGCGGCTCTTGTAAGCCTTGCAATGAATGATGTTGCCGATGATCTGTCCGTCACCGTCCTTGTGCTTCTTCTTGGACAGGTAGATGATCGTAGTTGCGGCGTACTTGAGACCGCTGCCGCCACCCATCTCCTTGGTCGGGACATATGCACCCACAACATCGTAGGTGTGGTTCGTCACAATCATGGGAATGTTATGCTTGCCCAACTTGAGGGTCACGGTGCGGAAGACAGACTTGATGACCTGACTGCGGGTCATGTCGCGGACTTCCTTGCCTTCTGTGCTGTCGTTCATCTCCTTGGAAGTCGAAAGCATTCCAAGAGAGTCAAGCACGATCATCATCGGCTTTCGCTCTGCCTTGTCCAACTTGCCGTAGTTCTCAAGGATCTGAAGCACCTGATGACGGAACTGCTCCACGGTGGAGACAGGGAACACGGCAACGCGAGTCTTGTCAAGACCACGCTCGGCAATCATCGTGCTTGTCACAGCCTGTTCGGAATCGAAGTACAGGATCGCCCCGTCCTTGTTGTCCTTGAGGAACTGCGCTGCGATGCCTAGGGCAAAGTATGTCTTGCCCGTGGCAGACTCACCCGCGATTCCTAGGATCTTGTTGTCGGGGATTCCCCCCTTCAGACTGCCCGATACGAGGGCATTGAAGGCGTAGGAGCCTGTATCGATGAAGCCACCGACATCGGCTTCCAAACCATCGTTTGCGATAGAGGCGTATTCGTTACCGCTGTTCTTGACGAGTGTCTTCAGAAAGTTCATTGTGTATACCTCACTAGGTTGATTTAGTTAATCTTACACCAAGCCATCGGGCTTGTCAAAGGGATCCGAGCCATATTTACAAACCTTCTCAAAAGTTTCGTATGTGTAGCCAACTTCATTCAGAGTCTTTAGGACTTGCTCCAACTCCTCCCGCGTGATGTGCGCGTCCGCGTGTGTGCCCGTGTGTGCGTCCGCGCCCGTGGGGCGAATGTCATGGAAGATGATGCTGATGCCCTTCTGAGCCTCTGCGGTCTCCCGTAGCCCCTCTAGGACGCGCTCCATGGCTCCGCTGCGGATCAGGGCTTCCCGTGGCTCCTCTTCCTTACCGAGTCTGTTCGGACTGAAAAACATGCGTTGTCCTGAGTAGAAGTGCGACTCGTTCCCAGGTCTTACATAGCAAAAGAATGGACTCACGGCTGAGTAAAGAGTCTCATCAAAGTGAGAGTATGGAAATGCGAAGTGGGTCGGCTTGAATCCCGCTCCTGCCATGTCTTCCATTGCGGGAAGCACCTCGTCATCGATGTAGCGGTCGATGTCATAACGGCGACTGTACACCAATGCATCCTTATGACTCTTGCTATGACAGCCAATCACATGACCATCCTCGCGCAGTTCCTTGAGCATCTGAAGTTCGCTGACTTCCAACATGTGGAACGAATCGACATAGAACGCAACCTTTGCGTTGTACTTGTTGAACAGGTCACGGCATGCATACCAGTTCGACACCGAATGGTCATCGAACGAAAGGTGTACATGTGGGTACTTGACCTTTTCCTCGCTGAGAAATGATCGGAATGCCTGAGCCATACGCTCTATTTAGGTCAGGCGAACAGACCTTCCAACGAGCCTTGCTCCTTGACCTTCCACCCGATGCAGTTGAGAATGTTCGATAGTGGTTCGATGAAAGCCTTCTCAAACTGAGTCTCACGGTCAATGAAGCCATCAAGCGCAAACTCCTCGGGGAATGTAGCGGGGAACGAAAGCACTTTCTCCTTCAGCGGATTGGGAACCTTGAGTTCAACATACTTGATCTTCTCGCTGTTACGGATCAGGGGATACTTCTTTGACAGCCCCATCTTCTTGATCCAATAGTTGTAGACAAGCGACCCCTTGACATGCATGGGTGTGCCCTTCTTGTAGATGCTTGCAGCATCAGCGTAGTCATCCATGCCGTTGCACCCACGCGGGAACGCAATGTCATAGATCGGAAGAGTCACGAACTCGTCATGAAACTTCTCCACGAAAGAATGCAATGCGCCTTCGTCAGCGGTCAGGATCAACTTGATCGCTTCCTTGAGTCGTGTGCGGACGATCTGCGGGGTGGACGAACGGGCGGTTTCGATACCCATGATCTTGAGATCGGGATCGTCCATGTAAACATTGTCTTCGCCAAGGTGAACCGCAAGCATGTAACGCTTCTTGGCGGTGAACACACCCTTTGCAGCGATGGCTTCTCGCTTCATCGACATCCGATTGGCGTAGGCATTCATTCGACCCGACAACTGCTCATACCACTTGTTGATCTTCGGGGAGATCACATCGTTGCAGAACTTGTCAACCATCTCGGTGGTCTTCTTTTTGTCCTTCTTGGGGAAAGCCTTGGCAACAAGCGGACCAAGCCTGAGGTACACCGAATCTGTGTCCACGGCAATCACATAGTCCTCGCCCTCCGTGCTGCAAGCCTTGTTGAGGAAACGGTTGAGATTGTCCTCTGCCCAACGAATCGACAACTGCCCCGACACGGTGATCGCTTCTGCCATACTGAGGTTGTAGTAACGGCAGTACTGATTGCCCAAAGCACCGAATGCGCTGTTCAACTGCACCTTACGCACCAACTGGAAGTTATGAAACTTGGACACTTCCTTCTTCTTGGCGGCAACAGTAGCGGGATCAGCCTTGGTTCCCTCGGTCTTGATCCATCCCTTCGCGTCAAGCATGCGCCTCTTGTATTCCTTGCGTTGGGCATACATGGTGTCCATGAGTTCGGGGAGGAAGCCTCGGACATCCCTGCGGTACATCGTGCCGTTCGCAGCCACGCAGATGTTCTTCTGCTTTGCCATGGAGAGGAAGCCCTCCAAAGAGGGATCCTTACCCTCGGTCAGCAACGAGTCCACGGACACGGCAGGAACCCTGTCGCTCATGATGGTCTCGGGGCTGAGGTTGTACTGCATGATCAGGTGAGGATACAGCGAGTCCAAGTCGAAAGAGACCACCCACTCATGTTCACCCACGATGGGAGTCTTGACATATGCACCTTCGAACTGGTTGTCCTTGTCGTTGCCTGTCTTGGGCGGGATGGCGATCTTCTTGGTGCGGAGGTGGTTGTAGATGATGCTGTCCCACATGCGTACCTGTGAGAAGACATCCCCGAAGTTGCTTCTTGCGCTGTACGCAAGTGCCTGTGCGAGTTCGATCAGCCGCAACTTGTCTTCCAACTTGGAAACAAGCACCGTATCCTTGATGTTGTACTCCATGAACCGCTGAAAGTCCTTGCGGTACAGGTCCGTCAGGGTACCGACATCTGAGTAGTCCATCTTCGTCTCGCCCAACTCAACGGACGCGATGTGCTGCAACTTGTATGACTCGGGGGTAATGAAGGTGAACTTCTTGTACAAGTCCATGTAGTCAAGGATGGTGATCCCTGAGAACTCGTACACCATGTTCTTGCGCTCCATGACATAGACCTCGCGGGAGCGGTACTCGCCCCACGGGGACAGTCTCTTGGCAGACTTGGTTCCTAGAACCCGTTCGATGCGGCGGCAAAGATAGGGCATGTCGAACATGTTGACATTCCACCCCGTGACGATGTCACAATCCAACGATTCCCAAACATCCAAGAAGCCGTGGAGCAACTGTGACTCTTCGGAGTAGCGATGGGCAACCACTCCCTCGGGAGCCTTGAAATCGCCCAAGCCAAATGCATGGATCTCCTTGCCCTGCATGATCGTAATTGCATTGACCTTTTCGGATGCCTCCTCGGGGGTGGCAAATCCGTTTTCGCTCTCAACTTCGATGTCGATGTAGGAGATGCGGATCAGGGTTGGGTCGTATTCAAGTTCACCCTCGCTGCCATAGTTCTCAGCGATGAACTGATACTGTGATTCGATATCGCCGTAGACTGTGAAGCCCTCCACATCGGAGTACTTCTTGATGAACTCCCGTGCTTCGAACATGTTTTCAAAGTCAACGGGATCGACCCTGTTCCCGTCGATGGTGTGCCATGAATCAGGCTTTACCTTCTTCGTGGGTACGAACAGGGTTGGTCGAAAGGTAAGGGATTCATGCACACGCTTGCCATGCTTGTCATAGCCGCGATGCAGGAGTCTGCCGCCCTTGGTAACAACATTAGTGTAGAATGGATTCACTCAGATTCCTTGCGGTCAACGGCGAGAATGATGTCTTGGTGAATGATATCACAAGACTCATGACCGCGACCTCTTCCTTTGGTGATGTCCCAAAGAACCTTATCACCAACACGAATGTCCTCGGTGACCTTATCGCCCACCGAAACAACTACGCTCCAAATGTTTGGATTCGTGATCTTCTCTGTATAGATGATCCCTGCGTCAGTCTTCTTTTGCTGACCAAGACCTTCTGTTCGTACAGAAACCCACTTGCCGATTGTCTTCAGTTTACTCATGTGCCCCTCTGTTTAGGATATGGTAGTGTCTTGTTACGGGCTTCGAACTCTCTGCGGAGTTTCTTCGTCTCTGCCTTGGTTGTGGCAAGTACATAAGCATACTTGTGCTTCGATGGCATGTCAATCGAAACCGATTCAGATTGCTTCAACTTGCTATGGGATCTCAGCGCAGCCTCAACCAACGGGGGCACATTTGCCCAAAGCATTCCGCTGTTGTCGCACCATGACTTGTCCCATTGGATTCCCAACTCTTTGGCATACTTCTTGTATGCACTTCGTTGGCGAAAGAAACGATCAGATACGATTCGACCTGTGTATGGGTTGATGTATCTCGTAGTCGTTCCCGATTCATTGCCCAAATAATAGAAGTTGCATGCCTGATAGATGGTACCAATTTCTTTTGCTGTGGGATCGGAATACGCGGTGAACAGCCTGTACTGCGTGTTCTTTACCATCCACCCTATGCTTGACATGAGGAACGATGATGCAAGATTCTTTGGACTCCATGAAATACATGCACCCCTGCTGATCAGGCGTTCGATGTTTTTTGTATCTTCGCCAAGCAACTTGCTGAATGCATTTGGTAGGTTCATGAGAGTCACCCCTGCGAGGATGTCCTTGCCCATAAGACCTTGATCGGGATCGTGATAGTATGCACCAAACCAATGTGTGGTGTACTGTGAGAGATTGCCTAGCCACTCATGCCGTTCGATGAACGCGGTGGCATCCTGACGATCACGCTCCGTGGTCAGCGGTCGGAAATGAAAGTCTGCGGCGGTAAGAGTCTTGATGCGCTCAGGATCGATGCCACTCTCTTGAATGTCCTGTTCAAGATTGTTTACGCGGATATCGTACTGCCAACAATGGTTCTTGTCGTAGTTCTTGGCGCGTTCGATGATGTCTACCGCAGATCGTTTCATTTCTTGCCGATGTATTCATGTGAGTAGCAGAGGCGATGGGCATGCTTCATCTTGTAGCCCTCTTCGTATGTGCTTCTGCCCTTGCTGTAGTCCTCGCGTGTGCGCTCGTTCTTGCTCGTCGGCTTCCACAGGGGAGACCGATTCCTGTACTCGCCCATGCGCGGGTGTGCGGTCTTGGAGAAGTACCGACAGCCCTGACGGACGAAGAGTTCAGCCGTGGCATCAGAGATTCGTACCCCTAGCCCCAAGCCTTGGTAGTCAGGAAGCACCACCGTCCTATGACCACGCCAAGCATTCTTCAGGTTTCCATTGGGGAACGAAAGGGCAGCGGAGAATCCGACAGGAGTTCCGTCCCAAGCAACGATCCAACATCGTGCGCCTTTATTGATGTTTCCGTCGAGATAGTGATGGTGGCGGAACATTGCCCACGCTTCGGGTGAGCAAGGAAGCATCTCCAAAACGATTTCGGGTTGCCTTTCATACCCCCTTGCGGTCAACTTACCGCTGCTCGTATCAAACACCCAATCGGGACGCAGCCATTCGATGATGTCGTAGTGACATGACGCGAACACCAAGCCCTTGATGTTCTTCTGATCGGCATAGCGGCGAATCGAATGGGCACATGACTTGGCGACATTCCTATCTACCACAGATGTGAACTCATCGATCACGGCACCGTCTTGCAGCCGTCTAGCCAAGTCGGCACGGAACTTCTCTCCTGTGGACAGGACATGATATGGACGCATCCATGCGGGAATGGAGTTGAAGCCTACCGCTGACAGCCGCTCACGGGCATCCACGGCGTTGTTGAAGTGCGAACAGACCGCTAGAGAAGGATCCCAATCGATTCGCTGCTCTTCACCAAACTGACGGAGGATGGTTGACTTGCCTGTTCCCGATGGACCTACGATCAACCCGATCCCATACTCCGATGGGAGTGGTGGGAGAGCGGGGGGTGTGAAGGTGCTTGTCCCCGTGAACGGATAGTCAAATGCCGATGACAGTTCCTTGACGGTATCATCGACCTTTACATGACTGATCAGTTCTGTTGATTTGGTAGGCTCATCGAAAAGACTCATGTTTCATGCCACTTCTTAAGGATCCAACTGGAGGAATTCTTCTTGTCCTCGCCGCCGACACCAAACACAAACGATAGGTTGCTGTCTTCAATATCCATCTCGGGGATGTTTTCCTTGGTCCGATCACCCCCGTTTGCAAACACGATGTGTGCATCAGGGTACAACTTTCGCAGGGTGATGATAGCCTGTTTCGCGCTGTTATCATCGTCATTGAAGGCAATGATATCATCAACCATCCACAAAGACGAGACAATAGTTGCCCGTTCGTGAAGAGGCATGAATGGCTTTCCCTTCTTTCGGGTCAGCCATTCATCAGAGTTGAGACCTACAACAAGGCGGTCGCCAAACCCTCGCGCCGCCTTGAAGTATGCGATATGTCCGCTGTGAAGGGGGTCGAACCCCCCTGTCATCAAAACGACCTTCTCCATCACAACTCCTTCTTAATCTTATTCCAGTACTTCGTGGTGTTGTCCCACGCCTTCTTTTCCTTTGCCTTCTTGCTGTGCTGCTTCTTCAGGATGTTGCACCCGCCGTTGTGAATTCGGGCAAGTTGCTCAACAGTCGCATCAACGGGCGCGTATCGCTTGAGATAGGCTCGGACAACCCGCTCGGCGTACTCAGGATTGAAGCAGTCCTTGTACGATCCTCCAAGCGACTTGTCGAAGTCAACTGCATCCTGCCAGTATCCTTGGTGGATCTGATAGATTCCAATCGCAGCACCTCCGTCCCCAACAGCCTTCGGATCGTTCCGCGACTCCACCCGTGCCAACGCAGGAAGCAGTCGGTCGATGTTGTCTGTGAGATCTGCATTAGCAAGTCTGCACGGAAGGAGAAGGCTCGTAAAGAGGATGACCACCAAGAGGATTCGACGGGACATGTTCATGCTTCTGCTCCTTCTTTGACTGAAGGTATGAATAGAAGAGGACTGAGTAGTTGATCAGGTCAAGACAAGTGTCCTCTACAGACTCGTCCTTCACCTCTAGGGTGCCCGATTCAACAAACGATGAGAGGCGGGACATCTTGTCGGTCATGCGGACAAGCATACCCGCTTCGGTACGGCAGATGCCCATGGCTTCACAGCGAGTGAAGTTGGCGAACGGCTCGTCGCCGCCCTTTCCTGCATAGTCGGCGTTCTTCTTCTGCATCAGGGAGAAAGCCTTGTTGCAGAGGGTCTTGTGGTGGGCAAGCAGTTCATCACGATCCATTATTAAGCCTTTCCTGTTGAGCCGAAGCCGCCGCTACGGTCGGTCTTACCCTTAACTTCATCGGCAATCTGCACGATGTTCGTGTAGATTTTCTCGACAATTTCCCCTTGGCAGATGCGGTCTCCATGGGTTATGCGGACATTCACGGTGCTAGTGTTGGTTACTGGCACCATGAGTTGGTGGGTGTAGTCGGAGTCGATAACACCCTCACAGTTCGAAAGCATCAGACCTCCCTTGAGCGCGAGACCTGAGCGCATGTGTAGGCGCACGGAGTAGCCCTCGGGAATGTCTAGGACAAGTTGAGTCGGGAGCAGGGCGCGTTCGTTCGGTCTGATAACGATGGCGGCATCCTTGCTGCCTTGCACATCGTCCACGAACGCGAGAGCCTTGTAGTTGACGCTGTTGGCTCCCCACATGTCAACCTCGCGCTTACCCGCAGGGAGGCACACGCGCACATCGAAACATGCTGAATGTTGGGTTGCGTAAGCGGGAAGGAATGCATCGGGGTGCAACTTGTGGCACCCAAGGGTCACTTGCTTCATGGTGTAGATTTCACTTTGCATTACGAAGATTGTACTACGGGTTTGGCTTCTCGTCAAGGGGTTTCTTGCGAACACCAATCCGATACTTGGGAATCAGTTCCCAATCTTTCTTCTCACCAAATGGAAGGATCTTAAAGTGGGAGATCGGGCATACAGGATCTTTTGTTCCCTCAGGGTTCACGATCTTTACAAGTCCCCATTGCTCCAAGAGATTGACGATTGTGTTGCGCCGAGCCTTGTCAGAGTCGCTGAAGTCATTCGCCAAGCCATCAAGCATAAAGAGTTCTTTGAAGTGGACAATGTAGTACTTGCCCCTCTTATGCAAGATGTGGCAAGACTGATACAGTTTGCGTTCAGTCTTGGACGAGATGCCAATACGAGTAAGCGTCTCTTTCACCTTCAGAAAGTTGTCTGCCGAAGGAAGGGTTACTTCGACTAAGTTGTTCACTATATCTTCTGTGTTCACGGTTCATGCTTTCCATGATTGTTAGTCATGGATTATTTAGCATTAGAACCGCCTTTGCTCTTCAGGAGAGCATCTAATCGCTCCTTAGGCAGTAAACGAATGTATTCAATCGCCCGCTTGCGTCCAACCTTGTAGGCAAGCATAACAGCCTCAAGCAGAGCCTCGCTCTCTTCCTCAGGCTTGATCCACTTGTCGAATCGCTTGCGCTTGCGGATGGAGTTGTAGAGATAGTCATACTGCATACGCTTCTCAGTCAGCGGCATGCAGTTCATCTCGTTGGCATACAGGATCGTATCGGGGCTGAAGGACAGACCGCGATTGACCACGAAAGGAACATAGTCCCGTTCTGCATCGGGACTCATGTCCATCATGTTTCCTGTCTTTTCGTTGATGCTTTTGATGTAGTCGAAAGGGCTGAGTTTGCTCATGTCATTTCCAAGCCTTCAATATCGATATCATCAGACTTCACATTGACGATCAGGCGCATAGGGAGATAGATCCACTTGCGCTTCTTGATGTCATACACGCTGTGAAGATAGAACTGATCATAGGCGTTTGACCCATGATACCTGTCGATCAGGGGTGCTTCAATGTAATCCTTGCCGACAACGCAGATTCGGTGCGAAACCTTTGTCTTGACTCGCTTGCCGTTCATGTCCTCATATTCGATATCCAAGTGATTCGGATAGATCTTTTCAAGCAGAGAATCCAACCATTCGGCAAGCATGACATCGGTCATGCCCGTGATGTCGAAGTAGGTTCCCAAGCCACCGTTGCCGCTTTCATCGCTGTGCTTCTTCGCCACCTTCATGGAGAAGTAGGATTTGCGCTCCCGAAGAAAAGCCTGACGGGCACTTTCACATTCCTTTACGAAATCGGTATATGAATACTTAAGATCAAGCCGCTTGTTGATCTTGGAGACCTTCTCCAGTTCATCGTCCGTGATGACGCTAGACAGGAGCATGATCTTCTCCAAAGGATTCACAACCTCGCTTGCTGTTGTAGATCGAAGACCGTCAAACTCATCCCAAAACTTAGAGTTAACTTCAGAAGTCATAGATGACTTGAACTCATCGATGTAGTCCTGAATGTTGTACCTCTTGCCGATCTCATGGATCGTGATAGACAAGTCGTTGAGGCTGTTTACAACCATCCCGTGCCTCCCTTCGCTACCTGTATTTAGGCTTTGAAGGTGCATTCGGATGCCAAGGCAACGCAACAAGCGGCTAGGTTGATCTCTTGATCGGCGGCAAAGGCTGCACGGTGCTGATACTCCGAAAGGGTGAGAACAGCCTGTGGAATCGCTGATGTTTGCAACTCATCCAACAGGGTCTCATAGATCTTGCGGAACACATGTGCCGTATCCCTGTCTGAATTGTCAACCACCCACTTTCGGATCTCTCCAAAGTTCTTGGTCTTGAGAGCCTTGACAAGAGTCTCGGTGCTGATATCGGACGCGACAAGGATGCCTGTGTCGATAGAGCCTGAGACAGCGTATCGCTGAATCTCGTTCAGCACCCTGCGAAAATCGGGGAAGTGCTGAATGATGAGTTCCGCTAACACACGCTCGTCATATTCGATCTTCTCTGTATCCAAGATCATTTTTGTGCGCGAGAGGAACTGCTTCGCCATCTTCGGCTTCTCCTTCGCGGGGATCTTGAAGTCGATGCATGTGCAGCGGCTGTGCAGCGGCTCAATGATCCGATGCTTGAAGTTGCATGTGAGTATGAAGCGACAGTTCTTGGCGAACTCTTCGATGAAGCCACGAAGAGCGGGTTGCGTTGACTGTGGATTCAGATAGTCAGCCTCATCTAGAATGACTACCTTGATACCACCGCCCAAAGAAACAGCGGATGCGAACTGCCGAATGCGAGTCCGAAGCGTGTCGATGCCACCGTCTTCGGATGCATTGATGAACAGCACATCGCGTCCCAACTCATCGCAGAGGGCGCGGGCTACGGTTGTCTTTCCACAACCCGCGCCCCCTGACAGGATCATGTTGGGAATGTCGCCCAACTTCACGATGTCCGTGAAGGTGTCGGCAAGTGCCTCGGGTAATACACATTCCGCGACCGTCTTTGGACGGTACTTCTCTACTAGTAGGTCGTTCATGTATTATCCCTTGGAGGTGGTGCTGTCGGATTCCATCGCTACCCAATAGTTGACAGGTACCGTTGCTCCGCTGAACTTCGCAACACGCTTCTCCGCGAGATATACGGTGTAGTCACCATGAATCATCTTCAGGTTCTCCACCTTGAACCAAAACTTGAACGAGAGGTCGTTGGGATTCTCGCCCACAGTCAGACTCCAACTGTGTGCCGTGGGATCCTTCTTGTCACAGACGCGGATGCAGATGCCATCGTCACAAGACTCCACGCACATGTCGGGTGCCTGAAGAACCGAAGCCGCCTTGAGAATGGATACCAAGTCGGCACCACTCAGGTCAAACGAGACGAACTCCTTTGGCATGTTGATCTTCTTGTCAGCCTTGGTCAGCAACTGAGGGTCGCTGTAGAAGTACTTGACCGAAGCCTTCGAACCCGTCGAACTCACCGTGACGAAGTTCTCGTTGAACTCAAACTCGGCATCCTTGAACAGGCTCACCGTAGACAGGAACTTTGCCATGTCCCAAATGCCGAACTCCGTATCGAACTCCTCGGCAACCGTTGCCTCAGCAAGGATGGTCATGGACGGCGAGACGGTAGTGATTGTCTTGCCCTGCTTCACATGCAGATTGCTGTTGATGGAAGCGAAGTTCTTGAGAATGTTGATGGTGTCGGAAGAGATCTTGATCTTGTTCATAGTCGCGCTCATTGTGTAGAAGCCTCCTTGGCTCAGGTCGTTTGGGTAATCATACTGTGTGTATGGTCGAAGTCAAGTGGGGAAGAGAGATAGTTGTCCCGATTCTTTGAGATCGTTGATGATCGTTTGGACAGGCACGATGTACAGAAGGTTTGCCATCCGATTGAGACGAACAACGATGCCAATACATTTACCAGTATGAATGTCGTAAACACCACCGCCACTCAGACCACCTGTTCCGTTGTTCGTGATGACAAAATGCTTGTCCTTGTTCCACGGAACGGCTCTATTTCGGTGTGCTACGATTCCTTCAGTCACCGTGTTGTCCTCGCCCATCGGTGAACCCGCTGCATATACCCCGTCTCCAACCCGTGGGGGCAAGGGCATGAAGGTAGTTCCACCCCTGATGCACCGAGTGTCCCCCACGGGCCGAAGGATCGCCCAATCAGATTCGGTTTCGTATGCAACGACATCAGCGGTGAATATCTCTTTTACATCATCATTATCAGGGTCAGTCTGAGAGACAAGATAGAGTCCCTTTCCATCGCCAATCACATGCGCTGCTGTCAGGATGAAGAGTTGTCCATCCTTCGTATACGCAACACCCGATCCAACTGAAATTGTTCCGTCCACACAGGCATGTATCTCAACGGTACTACGAAGCACCTGTTCAGCGATAGTCTCTTTTGTATCCTGTGTTGATGATATTGAGGGCGAATTGATGGCGACTCCCATCAGAAGAATCGCGGCAACTGCGAAACCGAACAGCCTGTTTCCCATAGCACACCTCCTCAGAGGGGTGACTCGCCCAAAGGTTATTTATCATTATGTAATGTCATCGCGGACAAGAAATCTCGGAAATGACCCTAAGGGGATTCGAACCCCTGTTATCTCCGTGAAAGGGAGGTGTCCTAGACCAACTAGACGATAGGGCCAAAGAAAGGGGGGAGGGGACTACGCCCACTCCCCCCAAAGCGCAAAGGTGTTTCCCTTTGCTTAACGCTTAGAGGAGGACTTTTCCTTGAGTTCGTAGAAGTCTTCCTTCATCTCGCTGAGGTCACGCCACACGGCGGCAAGATCCTTTTCAGAATCATTCTTGCGCTTCTCTTCAAGCGTGTCGATGTGCGTGTACAGATCCTCAAGTTGACGCTGATTGCTTGCGCGGCGTTCCTCTTCTTCTGCCTCCTTGAGAACCTTCTTCACACGATCATTCGCATCCATGATGCACATTCCTGCCTGATTCACGATGAGACCCATCGCAATCCACAGCAGGGCATTTGCGCCACCCTGATACGCCTGATACGCACCGAAGCCGACAGCGACAAGACCCGTAAGAACAAACAGCCCACCGAAGTCAACCTGTTCGAACCACGACTTGCTCGTACTGCCGCTGTAATACCGATTCATTCTCACAATGCTCATATCAAATCTCCTTGGTGTCTGTGACACCTTCTTGGGTTCAAGATCATGGGAGATGCTAACAGGTCTCCCATTCATGTCAAGCAAAATCAAAGGCTTCATATGACTGTCAGAGAGCAATATGCTCTGTTTGGAGTTCCACGGTAGTAGCCGAAGATAAGAAGGTGTCTCTTGTTCTGCTTGCCGCCGCGAACGATTGTTCCGTACTTTATGATTCGCTGACCCATCGTCCGCTGCCAACTGTTGCTAGCAGCAAAGGCTGTGATTGCGCTTCTCATAGATGTATCGATGGTTCCCTTGAAGAAGTACCCCTTGGTGGAGCCGCCCCATACATTCGACTCCTTCATGAGTTCTACAAGTTGAAGAATTTCCTTGTAGCCTTTGCTATCAGCCTTGCCGTTCTTCCCCAACTTGGTCGCAAGCAACGCCTTCATCTCGCCCGTGGGGGCGCATGTGCGTGTGCGACACGCAGTCACACGGGCGTTGTTGCGAAGTGATTTAGCCACCGCTCTTCTTCTTCTTGATCAGCGTGATCTTTCTCTTGACATCAGGACGCTTCATGAACTCCTCAACATCAGCAAGTGCCTGTAGTTTGAAGGCAATGTACATGTTGGAGGAGAACTTGCCCTTTACATCACCAAGCATCGCTACCAGTTTTACCGATTCAACTACTCCAATGTACTCGGCAAGACGCATCGCATCCCGCTGAATGTCCCTCTTCAGGGTGGACACCTTCATGGTTCCATACCCGATCAAGTGAACCACAGGATCATTTACATCATCGCTGAAATCCAAACTCTTGGCATTGATACCATTTATGGGCAGGAAATAAGAAGGAGTGTCCTGCTCGTTAAGCATGTTGCGAATGTCGTTCACAAGTGGATTGTTGAATGGGTCTTTCATATCCACTATTTAGTCCCAACTGCTATCAGGATTCTGCTCGGAAAGAATCTCATACTCCATGCGGGTCGCACAGTCTTCGCAGAGAGTCTTGATCCAAGAGCCGTTCTTGCGCTTGCAGAGGGTTCCAAGGGTGCCGCAGATCTCACACACGCTGCCCGACAGGTTCTCTGTCATGTCTACGAGACCGCGAATCCTATCGTTTCCACCCCCATAGTAGAAGCGGAGAGTGCCGAACTTCTCCTTCATCTGAAGGATCTGAAATGGAGTGTCCCCCTGCGCGAGGGAGGGATCGCGTTCGATCTCGCGGTCGATGGCTGCGGCTAGGTTCTCAATCAGACCATCCCATCCGTACCCGAACTCCCAATAAACAGTTCCGACAGATCGTTGTGGATCATCGACTTTGGTGCCGCTCCCGAAGACTCGGGGGTAACGGGCTTCGATGTCTTCTCTTCGCTTTTCCTGCGTGTATACGAGGTCTCCGCAAAGTTTGTTGACGGCTTCAACGACTCGGGAGTCTGAAGAGCCGTTTCGACTTCCTCCCCCTCCTCCTGCTTGAACCTCACCGCCCTGTAGTTGGTCTTCGACGCGCTCTTCTTGTGTATCTCGTTCAGCCATTTTGTATCCTTTTCTGCATCTGATTCGCTTGCGTAAACACAGACAACACAACCATGGTCTATTAGATAGCCATGATCGTCATTTCCATGAAAGACCCTTACTGCCCATTGCTTTGCTTTTGCCACTTCTTCACCTCTTTGTATGCCTTCTCGTTGTATTCTACGGAGATCAGCACGGCAGCGTAACCATCATGCCCTGAATCGATTGGCTGAATGGCAGCGATTGTACCAAGGTGATAGAACTGCTCACCAATCATGAGGAAAGGCCCACCTTCGAAGTCATACATGTCATGACCCCCGCGAGTAAAGCATGCCTTGCCCATCACCTTGTAGACACCGCGCTCGACATCGGTCGGCTTGATAGTGCGAATGTCCCCGTAGCGACTTCGGACATCGAATTCAAAGTGCTGCCAATTTGATTTGGTGTTCATAGCGTTTAGTATACCTCAGGAAAAGAGGCGTGTCAAGTGGGAGCGGAGGGATTCGAACCCCCGTAGACAATGTCAGCAGATTTACAGTCTGCCCTCGTTGGCCGCTTGAGTACACTCCCGAAAGCCACCTATCGGATTTGAACCGATGACCTGTTCATTACAAGTGAACTGCACTACCGCTGTGCTAAGGTGGCGTATTCCCTCGTATGGATTCGAACCATAACTAGAAGAATCAAAATCTCCTGTGCTACCGTTACACAACAAGGGAACTGGTTCGGAAGGATTCGAACCTTCAACCGTCCCGTTAACAGCGGGATGCACTACCGTTGTGCTACGAACCATCAAGGGTGTCTGACGGGACTTGAACCCGCAACGGGGAGAATCACAATCTCCTGCACTACCAATTGTGCTACAGTCACCGTAAGCGTAGTGAGGGTCTTGAACCCCTTCTCAATCGCTGCTTGCAAGTCAACGATCCTATCCAACCTAGTGTCGGGCTACGCGAAAAGCGAACGATGGGATTCGAACCCACGACCATCGGTTTGGAAAACCGAGACTCTACCGCTGAGTTACATTCGCGTGAATGGAGTCGGGGGGAATCGAACCCCCGTGTTGACATGCTTTCCGTGGTGCCTACTACGCCAATAGCCTTCACTTGTTCAGATCCGCCGCTGAAGGCGACTTAGCGGATCAGAGTGGGACTCTTTGTTCTCGGCTTCCTTCGGCGTTCCCGTTCCCGAAAGCCCAACCGCTGATTTGCTCCTTACACCCTAGCGGTGTCGTAGTGCTTGGAGGTCACGCTGCGAGAGCGTAACGGCGAGTCTGCTTGTTGGCAGTTTTGGTTTCCATACGCTTTTAAGAGCCTAGCATGGTTCCTCTTGGCGCATCACTCATCAGTCTTCATGCAATCGATGCCTGATCGACCCCTTATGAACTTGTCAAGACATGTAGTCTAGCACACATCTTGGTTCTTGTCAACCTCACTTTAGGCGAAGTAGATACTTTGTTTTGTTCAGGTCGCCTACCATCTCGTCGCGGATGTTGAGAAGATCCGTGTCCTCGGGCTTGAGCATGGCAGGAACATCCTTGGTCATGTACGCAATAGTTTTGTCGATGAATTCGACACAACCCGCGTTGTCCTTGTAGTTGACCACGGTCAGTTTGTAATCGTTCTTGGCAGTAGGAACGCCATAACGCCCTGAGAAAGTCTCAACGAACTCATCGATGTTGCTACCCAGGGAATCATAGAGACCTCCCAAAGCCTGATGTTCGGCGTAAGACTTGGTTTGCCAATGGAAGACTCGGATTTGAGCCTGAAGGGTGAGTAGGGTGGTGATGAGTGTCATACCGCTATTTAGCCTTCCTCTGTGAGGTACTGGCTGATGTCCTTTTTCATCTCCTCAATACTTCTTTTTGCATCCTCAAGGATCTTGCGCGAAGCCTCGGCATAACCAATCCGATACTCCTCCCAATAGACAGTCTTATCACTAGTTGCGCTGCCCCATCCCATAGGGGAGGCGTTTGGCTTCCCCGCTTGGCGGTCGTTCCAACCATCCTTGTACCCCTGACCAGGGGAATAGATCACATCACTCATGACTTCTTTCCCTTTCCAACCTTGCGGGTGACGAGGATCTTGCCATCGCGGACGCGGATGTCAAGAGGAGTCCCCACCCGAATCTTCATCTTGCGACAGACCTCAGGTGGGATGCGAATATAGCACTTCTTCTCACTTGTCTCCTGACCCGTCTTGGGGTCTAGGTCAAGGAAAAGAGATTCTTCGATGGGAACGATCCATGAAGTGGGTGGCTTCTCCGAACGCTTCTGTTTTGGCTTGGACTTTTCACCAAAGATCGCGTCATAGTTCCTGTCGAACTCGGACTTGTTGATTGGGCGATACGAGTCGCCCTTTCCTGCACCGTGAATACCTTCCATAACAACTCCTTTCAATCACTAGTAGCGCGAGTGGGATTCGAACCCACACTATGTTGATTTTGAGTCAACTGACTCTGCCGTTGGTCTACCGCGCCATGAAATCATTGTACAGATCTGAACCATGCAGTCATAAAGGAATCCGCTTCCTGATATGACTCAAACACGAATGGCTTGCCCTTCATCTTGCTGTAGAACTGGCTCACCTTCATCGGCTTGAAGTCTCCGACAGAGACCTCTTTCCCCATGCCTGGAAACTCTACTGCATTTCCATCCTCATCCTTGCCTTGTGTGCCGATCAGCATGCCCTTGCCATCGAACGACTTGTACAACACGGAGTCTTGGTTGTACTTCGATCCCAACTTCTTTAGCATGCCCTTCAACTTACCGCTGTCATCGCCTTTGTCTCCAATGACGAGAAACGCCTGTTCCTTCACATCCTTGGATACCTCGGAGCCGTACCCTTCGATGTAATGTCCTTCGACCTTGTAGAAGCCAAACCCCGCAGAACGAATCTCTGCTTGGAGTTGTGCATTCCGCTTCTTGTTCTCGGACACAGGATAGCGACCGCGATAGGCGGTGATGATCCCGATGTTGCGCTCCTGCGTGTGCTGCCACAGGCGAACGAGCGATGCCTCGTCAAGGATCTGCATGCTGCTTACTTCATTTGCAGTCTCTGTGAGATTCTTTAGGGTGTCCTTGTCCATGCTGCGCCTTTCAGTAACCCAACTTCTTTAGCGCAGCAATTGTCTCTGCCGCACTCTTGTGCTTGATCCCGATGCCACCACGGGCTTCCCATTCCTTGATGTTCTTTCCCCAATCATCGATGAGGATGTTGGGAACTCCCTTGGTGACAGCGTAGTCCTTCTTCTGATCCCGCAGGAGAACATGGCTCTTGGCGGGAAGGGGGCGAAGGTTCTTTTCGATCCACTTCATCTTGTCCTGCTTGGATTTTGACTGCCACGATGTCGTGTGAGCGGACAGGATGTTGGGATCGTGCTTGGAGATGTATGCCCACAACTGCTTGCCGTCCTTCATCCAAGGAAGTTCCGCAAACAGGTGCGGGTGTTCCTTGTCGATGCGAGGCTTGAGTGGATTGACATACGAGTCAAAGTTCTTGTTGTTCAGGTCTTTGATACCATAAAGGTTGGCGATGCCGCCGATGATGTCCACCAAGACACCGTCCATGTCGCAGTAGATCTCGCCCTTGACGGCTTCGTTGATGTGGTGGAGGAATGACTTCATGACCTGATATTTAGTCGAAATGCTCTCGGTGGGGTTCGAACCCACGACTCTCAGATTAAAAGTCTGATACTCTACCAACTGAGTTACGAGAGCGTACATCCCCGACAGGATTCGAACCTGTAACCAACGGATTAGAAATCCGTTGCGCTATCCTATTGCGCCACGGGGACAGGTTGACTCAGTACTCTCGTTTCCACTTGATCACGGTGCCGATGTTGAAGGAACGCCATGCTTCCTTCTCCAAGTCCCAAATGGAAATATTGCTTTGGGGCTTGGGCTTCCGCTGCGGAGGGGCAGACGGATCGGTCGGCGGTACAGCGTCAGGATTGGCGGTGTCCACCTTGACGGATTCCTGCACGGGCAGAAGACTCTGCGCGAGGGTGCATCGCATCGTCCGTTCGGTTCCATCCGTCTTGGTGAAGATCACCGTGCAGATGCCGCCTCGGAGACCGTCAAGGATCTCACGGCGGTAGGTTTCTTGTGCGGGGGTGAGGGCGATAGGTGCTTGGGTGTTGCTCATATCGAAAATCTTACCACATTACTCAGACTTGTCAAGACCCAAATCGCCAAACGGATCAGAATCGTTCTCGTTGGGTGGGGGAGCGTCCTGCCACTCTCCTTCTAGGTCGCCGCCGAAGTTATTCGGACTGATCGGGAACTTGATCTCCCCATCCTGCGGCGGGGGGAACTTCATGTTCATCAAATCATTGATCATCTTATTGAAGAAATCGTGCATCTCTTCAGGAGAACCATGAAAGAACCCGTGCATGATGTTCTGATCAGCCTCAGCCAACTTTCCCAAGTCCTTCTTGGTTGGGCTTCGCAGGGTTCCCATCTTTTCGAAGTTGCGAATGTCGTTCGCAGAGATCACCTTACGCATGTCCATGCAGAGGGCATGGAGTTCCTTGAGGTCAACGACCCCCGAGTCTTTGCCTTCCTTGGTGAGGACACGCAGCGTCATTTCGACTACCCGTAGGTACTCCATGAGTTGCTGCTTCTCGCGCAGGAGGGCGGCGTTCTGAGTGATGAGCGACTTGACTAGGCGTGGTTTGAGCATTCCCAAATACTACCTCATGTTAGATGACTTGTCAACCCCGAACGCCCAAAGCCTTCAAAGTTGTTGGGTGAACTTGCGTCCCGCCGCCCGATGCAATCGCAGAAAGGGCAGCGGTCTGCGCCTTTTCAGGAGTAATGTCGGGAGTGGGAGCATACTTCTTAATGTAGTCCATAATAGCAACCAAAGACTCGCGGTTGATCTCGCGGCTTCCTGCCTTCTTGACACGGAAGTACTTGAAGTCCATGATTGCAACGCCTTTGAGATCGTGATTCAAGGCAATCGTCTTACCACGGTTTGTGCCCGACTGATAAGTGTACTCACCGCCCTTCTTGATTTCAATGGTGTTCGCCTTGCCGCCGAGAATGACAGCGATATCGCCATTGATACCGAGAGAAGGATAGGTGCGGAACATGATGTCCTGCATGGTTCCTGCTGCACCACGATGTGTCTTAAAGAGAATGTCGGTGGGCACAACGCGACCACGGGTGAGGTTCTGCTGAAGGGCGATCTGATAGTCCGTGAGAATCCATACGATATGGATGTTCTCAGGCTGATAGCCACCCTGCTTGAGGAACTGGAGGACACCCTGCTCCCCGCCCATTTCTCCGACAAGCGCACCCATGTCCTTTAGAGTCATGTCGAACATGACATTCGGAAGTTGTGACCGAGTCTTATCCGCAAAGAATGTCATAAGTTGCTTCTGATCCAAACCAAGACCCTTGACCGCCATGTGCAATTTGCCTGTGTCGTTCGGATCCTTGAGATCAAGTGTACGAAGCAGAGGGATGACATCCTTGATCGACTGTGCCTTTGGAAGATCCATCTTGGCGGATGCAATCGCATCGCGCATCTTGAGGAGCGCGTCCTTGATGTCATCGGGATTGAAGATCTTGAACTTATCTCCCTGCATGAGATTCATTGCAGCGAACGACTTGCCCGATCCTGCTCCACCCGCAAGGATGACTGCATTGCCATAGTTGCCGCCCTTGCCAAGGATCAGCAACTTCTCCTCTAGGTACTTCTGAATCTCTTCGTAGAGGGGGGCGTTCTCTTCCTGAATGTGTTCGTCGCGCAGTTGGAAAAAGGTCTTCATGGCATTTCCTATTTATGGTCTCGTACTAATGGTTGTCTTCTGTGCCGAGTGGGGTGCCATCACCGTATTGTTCGGGATCGCATTGCTCTTGGGCTTCCCGCCCTTCTTCAAGGACTTCTGTTGCATGATGTAATCGTCCATTCCCTTGCGGAACTGAAACCAATCCTTGCCGCGTTGAATGATGTCTTCTTTCATACGGGCAACTTTGGATCAGGACTCATGAAATTGTTCTTCTTCATGGCGGTCATCATCACCATCTTCTTCATCTTGCCATCCCAATCAAGAGTGAACGGCATGTTGAGACTCTTACTCACATCAAGAATGATCGCCTTCCAATCGACGGGGTGATCCTTGATCTTCTGTGCATGCTTCTCATATGTCTTGCGGAAGGCATCCTGAATCTCAGGAATCGTGACCGTGCCACCATAGCCACGACTGCCGTTGATGCGTTCCCAAAAGTGTCGGGTGAAGGCGATGTCCAACTTTGCCGATGCGAACATGGCATCAAGGACAGACTCAAGTCGCTTCAGGTCATTCCATGCCACGGGCGTGTGCGCCTGCGGCTGCACATACGAGTGCCCCCGCGCATACCCGTGACCCGTGGTCGGGCGACCCGTGACGATGCCTTCGCTGACATCCTCTGTGAAGAACGACATGAGTTTGGGGGAGACGCGAACCTTGCGCTTCCCGATCTTGCGGGTGCTGCTGATGAAGGTGGTCTCTTCCAATTTCTCGTCCAAGTCCCACGGACCATAGTGTCCCGTGCTTCTCAACTTGCGAGTCATCTCAATGTAGGTGTATGTCTTGTATGCACCCTTCTCGTTCGGTTTGATCTTTCCGATTGCGTAGTAGACACGCTTGTCAATTCGGATGTCATTGCCATTCGATTGATCGATCACCATGTCACCGTCCTCCACCCATGCGTGGGGAAATCGTAGCCCTGCCACAGATCCCTGCCCATACACCAAGGCATGGACGAGGACGGGCTTGCCTGAGGTGGACTTGATCGGTTTGCCGAAGAAGGCTGAGTTGAAGCGCATCATGAGATTTACTGCGGCTGTCATACAGTCGCCATCTCCATCGTGTCGCTCCGTTAGATATTGATTGAAAGACTTGGTCATCTATTCCTCGACTGCCAATCAGGAGTGATTGGAATACTCTTATCGCTCACGGCTCTCTTGCTCTGCGCTCCTGCCGCCTTGAGCCATTGCAGGACATGTGTTCTTCGCGTGGTCGCTTCGACTGCATTGGTGACTTCCCAAGGCCCCATTTGATCCTTGTCATCTGCCCAAGTTTCAACATCGAAATCTGTGGGAACTTGGTCAACTGCAAAGTTTGCACCGTCATAGCCTACTGCCCTTGTGTAGACCATGTTGGCGGTGCTATTGCTCTCATGGATGTACTGCTTGAAGGACTTCATGTCCTTTATTTAGCCGTAAAAGAAAGAGGGAGACCCGAAGGTCTCCCCCTATCCAATGTATGAAATGTTTTACCGACTCACTTGGTCAGCGTGGTGACGGCGGCTTGCACCGTCTCCCAAGCCACCACAAGACCCTTCAGGGCGAAGGGGAGGATGGCAAGGAACAGAACCGCATGAATCGGGTTCTTCCAGCAGAAACCACAGCCAGTAACGGGGCACTTGTTGTTAGCACTCATTTTCGTTTTCTCCTTTGTAGAAATTGGAAAGTACATTACAAACCTCAGAACTTGATGCCGACTCCGAAGGTGACGATTGCGTCAGCCTCAGGGGTGGCGACATCCTGCGACACAGGGACAAGCACCCCTGCATTCAGATCAATGTTCGACGCGACATGCCAGTTGGCGACAGGACCAAGGAACAGTTGGTTCTCACCGCTGTTCACATAGTAGACCTGATCGAACTGTACGCCAAGGTCGAACGAATTCCACTTGTAGGAAAGGTCGGTGCCGAGCGTAACGACATCGGAGTCTGTCTTGGCACCGAGCCAAGTGATATACGACTCCCCGCCGTCGAAACGATATTCGGCAGTCTGCTTGAAGTCGAAGACCCACAACTTGCAGTCGAACGCCGCGTTGATGTACGGGTTGACATTCGCGTTACGGAAATACTCCGAACCCACAGGCAGATACACACCGCCGCCAAGAGCCAAATCCCACTTACCGATGACATCGTTGTTTCCTCCGATGAAGTCCCACGAACCGCCGAGGCTGATGTTGCTCACGGTTGTGTTGTCATCCTGCGAGTACACAGGAATGTTGAGATCAAGGCTGATGTCCTTGGTGAGGTCAACGCCGAGAGTCGAGTTGAAGGCGAACAGAGTGCTGCCCGAACCCTTGAAGGTGTGGATGTCAACGGATTCGCTGAGGTACCACTTCAGGTCAGACACCGCGCTGATTGCGGGTTCTGCCTGAGGAGCCGCCGTCTGTGCCTGAGCAACAGCAGCGGTGGAGATGAGAGCAGCAGCAGCCACACTCGTTCCGATCTTACTAGTCATGTTTGTCATTCCTATCTTTCTCCTTTGCACCGCCCGTTCATTCGGGAGGTGCGGATACTTATACCTGATGATGGTGAACCTGAGCGCAATCTTAACCAACTCCAATCAAGTGAAAAGAGAAACCCCCACCACAGAGCGGCAGGGGCTTATCTTTCTTTCGGACTTGACCGCTTTCTTTTCTGCTTAGGTCAGAACTCTGTCCTTGATCAATGCTTCGATGGTGGTCGCATCGACATTTCTGACAGCCGTTCTGTACCCGATGGCTTGGTGAACGAGATCCACTTTGCCCTTCGCGTTGGTGGCTACCTTATAGTTCTCACCCTTCACCACGCTGCCGCTCATCATACTCTTGCTCTGAAGCGCACGGAGTCTTTGACCGACATAGACCATCTTCGATCCTTGTACCGCGACACGATCCTGCTCTTCGATCACTTCACCATCGATCTCTGTGATCTCAGATACGGTTCCCTTATCTACTAGTTTCTTCCAAATCTCCCATGCCTTCCCCTGCTGCGTTTTGGCTCTTGTGTACATGCTCTTCAAGTTTTTATAGGATGGAACTGCTCCTTCAAACGGAGGAACCGCTCCTGTTGCCTTGTACCAAGTCCTCAGATCATTCTCACTTGGAACACCCTTCGCCTCTGTGACATCGATTTCTACACTCTCTGCCTTCACATACTTGACATGGTTGCGGATCGCCCACTTCTCCATCACGGGCTTGCCGTCCGCACCTTCATCAACGGCGATGTAGCAGACGGTTCCCTTGACATTGGCTGATCTCCATTGCTCCTTGCGGTCCCCACCATAGGAGACGCAGACTTCGTGCGGGAGACCATGGCTCTTGCCCCATGAGTCGGTTGAGTTGCGGTACTCAAACCGCTTCTTATAAGTTGCCTCCGTGAAGGCACCGACGATTCCCTTCGTGTCCAAGGGAGCGTATGCTTCTGTGAATGATTCGAACACAGCCTTGATCTTAGAGTTGTTGCGATCCTCAGGCTTGAGGAATTCACGAACTCCCTTAAGAACATGTGCAACCATGTTCTTCGGTTCTCCACGCAGGAAGTCGGTTAGCCCGTCGATCATTTCCCACACAGGGCCTGAGTCACCGTTCGGAACTTTCATAGTTCCATTGAGACCACCCTTCTTATATGCCTTCTCTAGGTCATCGATCAAACCATCGGCATCCGTCTTGGTCAGGGAGTCTGTTCCCTTCCACCACACCTCGCTGATGTCGAATGATTCGACCATCGACATGCCGTGCTTGTCCATCCACATGGCGACAGCCTTGAGCAACTGACGAGGAGCGAAACGCATTTCCTTGTCACCGACGAAGCGTGTCGTGCTGTCGGGGAAGGCAGTCAGAACCAACTTTGGATTACCCTGCTGCTTCGTGTTGAAGAAGACCTTATGTGGTGCAATCGATGTGCGGGTGTTCTTCTTGGCGGGTTCTTCGATGAAGCCTACCTCGCCCTTGTTTTGAACGCTGATGAGCCAACCCTTGAGACTGCCCTCCACGAACGAAGTGAAGCGATACTTGCCGATGACCTGTTGGGCTTCGGTCAGTTCCTCGCCGTCCTCTTCGACGCTCTCGCCCCAACTCTTGTTGACGAAGGCAGCGGCTTCTCTCTCGCTATTCATATCCTTGACCCACTTGCCGCTCATCGTATAGATTCCGATGATTCTCTTGGAGTCACGCTTGCCAGGACCCGTGAGATATTTTACCTTTGCCTCTTCGATATCTACTTCTTCCTTCTGCACCTTCTGCTTGGGAACGAGTACGCTTGCAGGCTCACCGACATCGACCACATAGCCACCGCCATGCTGCCGTGCCTTGTCCGTGCCGCCGTCATCGTAACGGACGATCTTGCCGCTGACCATCTTGCCCTTATGCGGAACCTTGACCTTGTCGCCCGCCTTGAACTGTTCAGCGACTTCGACTTCTTCCTTGATGGCGACCACGGTGACCTCGCCGCCCGACCAACTTCCCTTGGAGCCGACCTTGGCTTCAGGCTTCTTGGTGAGTCCCTTGGTGAGAGAAGCGAAGTCGCTAGGAGCATACACCTTGATCGACATGCTCTCGGGACTCTTCTCCTTGGTGACAACCAACACGCTGCCCGTGGGCTTGCCCTCAAGAGACTTCTTGGCAGCACGAAGAGAACTGACCATGGAGGATCCGCCGATAGGATCGTCCTTGACCATCTTCTCGGCACCCGCCATCATGCGGACACCTTCTTCAACATTTTCAACTTCTTCCTTCACTCCTGCGTTTCTCTTCGCAGCGGCGATGGCTTCGTCCCTAGTGGCATATCTGCCGATCACCGTTCCCTTGCGACCATCGGGGAAGCGGACACTACCTTGGCTGTAACTTAGTTGGTACAACACGAACTTGCCGCTATCTCGGTCGAGGCGAAACCCATAGGTGCCGATGTTCAAGTTCTCCTCGTTGACCTCGACCTCTTCCTTAGTTCCAAGATATTTGACTTCGTTCTTGTGCTTGGCGATGTCATATCTCGGATTGCTACCGACATTCACCATCAGAGCGTCTGAGCCAACCTTGACCACGACTCCACGACGAGGCTTGCCGTTGACCATGGTCTGCACGGCATCACCAACACGGAACTGATGTGTATCGGTTGCCTCTGCAACCTCGACGCTCTCACCGTGGAATGTGTTGAACATCATCTCTAGTGCAGCGATGTCCGACTCCCGTGACTTGTCGCCCATGGCAGGAGCGACCTTGTTCTTGTCTAGGAGTTGCTTGAGTTCCTTGCGAACGGGATCGGTCTTGGACAATCCCTTCATCTCTGCTGCCTTGAGTTTGGCACCGTACTTGCGACTGATCTCCGCAACCACAGCCTTGGGCAGACCTTCGACCCAATCCTCCATGGCTGCTTTGACTGCGCCCTCTGTGATGTACTCTTCGTGAAGCGATTCAAGCATGAGGAACAGATGCGACTCTTTGTCCAAGCCCTCTGTCTTGAGCATGCTGAAGTCAACGGTGACGATGGCATTGGTTCCCGCAGGAGCCTTGACCTTGTCGAACGATGTGTTGATCGACGCGGGTGAACCCGTGGCTTGACGCTTGGTCAGACCGTTGAAGGTGATGATGAAGTCCCGTGCCTTCGCAGCGTTAGCGAAGTACAGCATCATCTTCTTGTCGCTGACTTCCATCTTGTTGATGCCCTTTTCGAAACCCATCTTTTGGATGAGTTGACGCATCTTGGCTTCGAACTGCTGCTTGCTGTAGCCGAACATCGCGCCGCCCCCGCCTGTGGCGAACAGGGGTGCTTCGTTGATCGCCTTCGCCATCTGCTCGTTCTTAGAGGTGGCGGCACCGCCGAACTTGGCGGCTTCTGCGAGGATTCGTCTTTGGAATTCGTTCATCATAGGGTTAATGCTCCTGAGTAAGGAGTATTTAGCCTTTGACAAACGGGGAAAGAGAAAGAGTGGGGAACCTGTTCAACCACCCACGGCTGCTAATCGTGCAACCTTGCTCCTGTCTTAGTACCCCCGCTAGTGGGGCGCAGGACGGCTTTACTAGACGGATGTAACTATACAGCGACGAAAGTTGCTGTCAAGAACCTTGTCGAAAGATTCTTTTACTTGGCTCTACCGCCAAGGAACTTCGTGTGGATAGGATCGCCCTTCAGATGAATGCCGACGATCTCATATCCGTTTGTTTTGAGTCCCGCAACATACGCATTTAAGTGTCGATTAAATTCGTACTTGTTGTCGGTCGTCTTCAGTTGCACGGGTGGGAACACCGCATTGACCGTGGTCTTCTCGCCCGTCTTTGGAAGAACGATTCGATAACGAACGACAGCCCTGATGTCATACTCATCATCAGGTTCGTATGCGTTCGATTTGTACTTGAAAACCTTGAACGAGTCGAATGTCGATTCGCTGATGTAGTCCTTGTATGACTTCATGGTCAGCCGTATGCCTTCCCGCGAACGAAGAAGTGATCCTCATGCTCCTTGAATCCGAAGCACTCCCGAGCGTAGTCAAGGATCACCTGTTTGTCAAACTCCTTGCATGAGTAGACATCAAGGGTGATGAAGTGAGTCGGTTCGATGGAGTGAATCTGAATGCCGCTTTCGATCAGGGGCACCCACCCACTCACTCCTGCCTTCTCAGGATATAACTCGCGTCCGTGGTCAGTCGGGCCGTGGATCACTACGGGCTGCGACATGCGAGTCATGCCGATGCGATCCACTAGCCGCTCAAGGAACCGATAGGTCAGTTCCATGTCATCTGCTACTCCCTCGTTACATCCATACATGTCGAGAAAGTATGAGTATCCAAAAGCCTTGTTCTTCACTTGATCACTACCTTTGCGTTACGAAGTGTCTCTTCCAATCGTTGCTCAATCAGGTTCATGTTTCCACCATTATCAGCCTCATGTCGCATCTCAATGATGGCAGCATGAAGGGCCGCATAACGAGCGAGTTCCTTGACCACCACCCGTTCAGCCTTGGTCAGGCGGCTTGCCGAGGGGGCAGCAGGACGGCTCACGGGCGCGGGGGCAGGGGGAGCCACCGCTACCGCCTCTCTCAGGGCGCGGGGCAGGAGGGGCTGCTTGGGGGCTTCCTGCGCGTCCTTCTTCTTGCCTCCCCCGAGGATGCCCATGGCTTGGGCAATCACATCATGGTTATCAGCCATTACGAGCCTCCCGCTTCTTGGAGGTTCCCTCTTGGTTGCGCTTGCGGTTCAGAGCCTTTACGAAAGCGGCATGCTTCTGCGCTCTCTTGCTTGCGTTGCGAAAACCACCTTTGCTGCTTGCCATGAAATGCCCTCCTCTTTGCTGATATTTAGGGAAGCCGATTCATACCCGTGGCTTGCCTGTCGGAGGATCTGTGTTGATTGTCCCCGAGGTAACAACGGCTTGTTGAAAAGTTGGAATATTGTATGACCCCCATGCTGCCAGTACGCGAGAGAGATCGATCCCATCAACCTTGCCGTCCCCATCCATGTCCTCAAAGATAGGTTTCGTCTGTCCCCACCGAGCAAGGATTTGGCTCAGGTCTGCCCCATCGACCACACCGTCCTGATTGATGTCTTCCTTCTTGGCAGACAACTTCACATGCTGCAACTCATATCCGAAGGGAGCAAGTGCTGCAACGAGGTTGGCAAAGGTAGCCTTGTTGATCGACTGACCACCATACTGCAATCCAACGAAGACGGTCTCTCCATATGCATCCCGTACCATCACGGGAGAACCCGAGTCGCCCACGAAGATCGCAATTGTTCCATTCGGATACGCACCATCATTGATGCCGTCCAAGGACGGTGTCAAGTTGTATCCACCTGTATCGTTCGTAGTTGTATTCAGATATGCATTCTTAAAGAGTGTCTTGTAGATCTTACCGTTGCTGTCCTTCGTCCACAGCGAAGTTCCCGTGGGGATGTAAAGCGGGTCAGCGATCCTGTTGTAGATCTTTAGGTCTGCATTTGGGAACTCTCTGTCGAACTCAAGCAGGGTCAGGTCGGGACCGATGTTGAGATAAACACGGGTCACCTTGTTCTCATAGAACGCACCGCCCTTGCCGAGAAAACGAATGCCACCCGTATTGATATTTGGGTCTGCGTGTCCACCACGGAAGTGTTGACAGATCAATGCATGGCGGGGCGAGATCAGTACCGCACCGTAGGTGCATTGGTTCCAAAAGTTCACGCTGTTTCGATCATACGGAATCGTAAACATACCGCTGTTCGAAATGTTGTTGCAGAAGTATCGATGGAGGGCGCGTGTGCCCGACCAATCGATGTACTCATATGTTTGACATTCCGAATTGTAACCATCGGGCGCAATACCCCCGCTCGTTGGTGTGGCTTGTGTTGGGTAATGGTATACATCATGGATCGCGGGTGTGTAATAGCGCAGGACTGCCATGTGACTCTCCTTGAAAGGGTTGCCACTATTTAGCCCAAAATGAAAAGACCGCCCCCGTCTTTCGACGGAGGCGGCCCAAAGTTCAGGTCTTCAGTTGTCAGCGGGAACCGTTAGGTTCACGCCGTGGCGAACTGCTCTTCAAGCACATCGAAGTAGTTCGGGTAGCCGTTGCGGCGCAGCGAGTTGCGGCGGTACGCATGACGGGCAGCGGTCTCAATGATGAGAGCCTTGCGACCCCAAGTGTACTTGCGCTTCATGCCGTTGCTGAAGGTGACGGTGACGATGCCGCCGTCCTCGTTGCGACGAACCTTCTCCACGAAGATGTTCGGCTCACCGTGCATGACGAACTCGTCGCCCTCCATGAGGTTCTGCGAAGCGACCCACGAACGATTCCCATTGCTGTTCTTGCTAGCCATAACTAAAACTCTAACTCTTTCTGAGTGGAAGACTGTCCACTCGCAGTTGTGACTGCTCCACACGCAGTCTTTGGTGATGATCCTAACCTTCGGATACGACCGACAGGATTAGGAGTTGTGGTTTGATTCCTCGCTGCCCGTGGCGGGAGTATCATCAACGGGGGTCGCAGAATTGCTCTGGCCCTTCCATGAGTTGTACTCCGTCCATGCTGCCGACATCAAGAATTGTCCCCTGCGGAGACTCTTGAATGGACGGTCAGCGGACTGATTGTAGGTCAGCCACGCAGGCCACCGTAGGGTAAACCCTAGCGGTCCCTTTGCCCCCTTGTGCTTCTCGACAAACTCAAGGAGCGTTTGCCGAGCCACATAGTCGGGCTGACCATGCTCTGCCTCAAAGGCAGCGAGGAAGTTGAACTGACGGGGTCGTAGTGACATACTGTAAAACTCCTTGAATCAGGCGACCGCCGTCAGGTCGGGGGTGTTGGTGTTCACCGAGGTCGTGGATGCAGCGCGAACGCCGCCGTTGCGACCAGGGACGAATTCGATCTTGTCACCGAAGTACTCGCTCAGGTACCGCTTGATCACGGGAGGGCAAGTGCCGTACTCAGCAGCGAGAACCTTCAACTTAAGAGTCTCGCCGCGAGTGATGGCGGCTTCGATGGCGGGGAAGTTCAGGGTGACGATCTTGCGAGGACGAGGCATTTTGTATTGCTCCTTGTTGAGTGTGTGGTGTGTGGCGAACTTGTTTTGTTCTTGCGTTAAGTATACCGTCTGTTTTGGTCTTGTCAAGCCCTTTTGGAACCTGACTCAAAGATTTTTTACTGACTCACTTCTGCTTGCTGTTTCTGCGTTGATAGGGTGAAGTATACACTCCACCCTAGCCGTTGTCAATCCTTTTTTAAGCGGTGGTCTTCAGGGCGACGAGGGCAACAGCCGAAGCATCATCGCGCCCGTTCGCATTCTTAACCATATCGGTGAGGACTTCAATCAGTCGCTCACGCACGGACGCGGCATCGTAGCCCGTCTGCTTGAGCCATGCGGCGACCTGATCCTTGTACCACTTGGTAGCCGCCCGAGTACCGACACCGTCAGCGTCAGCACGGGCAGCAACATTGTCAGCGAGAGCCGCGCCCACCGTGGCGGTTGCTGCGCTATCGGGCACATACTCAAGGTTCTTGAGGGCGACAAAGACAACATCAAGGTTGCGACCACGGGGATCCTTGCGGTCAGAGGTGGAGAGACCCACACTCATACCCCAACCCTTATCGCCAAACCAAAACACCTTGCCCGTGGTGCCGAGCGGAACCTTGCGTCCGCGCACCACCTTATATGTCTGTCCTTTAGCAAGGGCAGGGGGCGCAGCCAACTGCTCACTCGCCTCGTCAAGTTCCTTGATGTACTGAGCCTTAGCGGACTCGCCAACCTTCACAGCCTGAGACGGCAGAGAGATCGACAGGTACCACTTGTAGTACGCCGCCATGACATCGGGAGACGCATCGACATCCCACGCGGTGGCGCGACCGCCCGTGCCGTAGTACGCAACATCGGAGTCGAAGGTCGAAGCCTTGACTCCGTCGAAGACCGTCACGGTGCGGCGGTAGACATTGTCACCATCGTCCCACCCGCGAGACTCGTAACGCTCGTTATCGGACACGGCAACCACCATGCCCAAGTACTGCTGCCGCTTGGCGCGGTACTCTTCATGCACCTTCAGCCCGTGCTGAGTGTCCCCGCGCTCACCGAGATGTTCGGGGGTCAGGGCGGCGAGGGTGACTGTCGGTAGTGGAGTCGTTGGCATGAGGGGTGTTCTCTCCTACACCCAAAAGATACACTATGTCGGGGTGGCTGTCAAGCCACTTAGACCATCAGAAAGAGATTTTCTGCAAGTCCTGATAACACAAGCAGTTATCGGTCACAGGGGGCGAACGCCTAGCCATGTGATGTTACGGGACGGGTCTCCCGCAGACTGCTTGCCGCTGTCGAAGACCATGCCTCCGCTGTTCGCGCTTGCCTGACTGACCGTGAAGACCGCCTTCCCGCTGCGAACGAACTCCATGTTGTTCAGGGTGACTTGCCATGAGATGGAAGGACGGAAGTCCGAAGTGTCATGGTTCAATCCATAAGTGATGGCATCACAGAATATGTCGGATATGTACTTGCAGAAGTCCTTCCATTGGAAGGGCTGAATGTACTTGGCAGCATTCTGATTCAGGGGTGCCCGAACGCCGATGCCCGTCAACGGAATGCCATTGCTGTTCTGCACGAACTTCTGTACGAGATGTACATCGCGCTCAAGATCCTTCATCTCCTGCGCGGTAAGTTTGCCCTGACGCTTGCCATGCAACTTGCAGATGTCGTTCCAAAACTTCACGGGATCTTGGATCTTGAGTTTCATGACTTCCTTGATCATGAACGGGTAGATCGTCTGTGCGCCACGGCTAGATGTCTTAAAGTAGGGAAGCATCGCAACCAAGAACTTGTTGCTGAGTACCTGTAGGTTCGTGAGGTTCTTTCCCATGGAGTGCAACTTGGGAAGGATGCTTGATCGCGCTCCCTTGTTGCTGCCGCTAGACATTGCCTTCGAAGACACCTTGAGGTTACCGATCTCGCCTGTCTTCAGCGTACCTCTGAGATATGAGTCATAGGATGTATTCGTGTTGTCGGTTGGCACCGCGAAGAATGTCATCGTGCTGAAGTTCGGGAAGTTGCCGATGCTCTTGCCGCCCCAAATAAGAAACGGATATGACAACTCCGATATGAGATAGATGCCAAACTTCGCCTTGTCCTGTGGTGCCATGATCTCGCCAACCTCAGACCAATCGAACTGTACTGCACCACCGTTGAAGAACTCCTCGGTCGCCTTCAGCACCGCAGGATCCTTGAGGATCGCATAGGAACTGCCCTTCATGTTTGTGAGGATACGACTCTTCAATTCCTCAAGGCCCTTGAAGATGTAGTGAGGCACATCGTTGTCGCTGATGCGGATCGCCTCTGTCCTATGCCCTTCAAGGAAGTGAGAAGCAGTCAGGGTCTGCAACTGGCTACCCGCCTTGGTGCGTCTCTTAAATCCCGCGTCCGAGAACTCGGAGTTGTTAATCTTCAGGGGATCGCTGTCCTTGGGCAAGTGTCGCCCGACGATGATCGTCTTGCTCTTCGAATCCTTCAGCGTGACAAGAATGATTCCCTTGCTCTTGGTCTTCGCTTCATTGGTGTCGATTGGTCCAATGAACAGATTGACATTGATCAGAGCCTTCAGGAACTCGGGGTTCTCACCCGCAGACAATCTTGCTTTCTCTTTTGAATGCAAGCCACCGCTAGAAAGATATCGGGGGACGAACACCCAATTCGTCGCAGCCCAAACGCCGCCTTCCTTGTCGCTGAACAGAATCTCTCCCGCAGCAACGCGGTCGGGCTGAACGCCCTTCGACTCCGCAAGCATGCGCTCGGTTGTCTCTCTGCGTGTCTCCTCGGTGACTCGTTCGATGAATTTCTTCATGGGATCCTCACGATCAGATTGCCGTTCCAAATGCGAATGGTCGCATCGGGATACATTTCCTGCACCAGTTCGATGAGTCTCCGTTCACGCTCTTTCCTACTCTCTCGCTTTGCCTTGGTGGGATTACCAATCGGCATGCCGCCGTTCAGCGACTCGTTCAGGTTGAAGTCAGGTGCGTTGTCGAAGTTCGGGATCGTCATCAACAGATCGTGAATCGGAATAACGACCGTCTCCGCTGCCACCGCAGGAGTAGAAAGGAGAAGAGACAGGGAGACGATCATCGATTTCATACGATTCCCTTTAGCAGACTATGGTCTTCGATGATATTTAGGGCAGACTCCGCAAGCATCTTTCCTGCCCTCAGGTCGGATGGGAAGTGTACCCCTGCGACCACCCGCGAGTGACTGATCCCATCGGCAATCGTATAAAACTTCCTTTCATGGACAGGATGTCTCTTTGATAGAACGAAAGCGAACATCCATGCGTCCATGGAGTGACCCGATGGATATGAGGCTGTCCTTGGGTCGGGGATGATCTTGTCCACGCGCTTGCCCATCAAGGGTGCCAACTGGTACGGACGAGGACGGTCGTACTTCATCTTCATGTAGTTGAGGTAGCCGTCGATGCAGTCAGAGATCTTGAAGAAGAAGTCATAATCATATTTCTGTCCCGCGATTCGGCTTACTTCCTGCGCCCACATCTCGTAGTGGTTCTTCAGGATGTCCATGCTCACGGCATACTCACGCTCCTGCTCGGTTGAACTCGTCTGCACATCGATCATATAGTTCAGTTCGATGATGGTATCTGCTCCTCCGTTCGGTGGGGGTGGAGGCAGGGGGCAAGGACGAGTCGGCATGGAGAGGTACACGCCCAACACGGTGGACATGTCCCTGCTCTGAGCGTTCACCTTGTCGATGTGCTTCTGAGCGGTGTTGCCATAATTGAGTGCGTCCACTTTGGTGTGCCCCCTGAAAGTATGCATGGTCAGAACTCCAATGGCTTTCGTGTGACCGCCGTGATCTTTGCGATCTGCTTGTTCACCATCTCGGTTCTGTTAGACCACTTGATGTATTCTTTGTCGGGGTTCTTCAGGAGGTTGTAGAGAAGCGGGAGGATCAATGCCTCCACTTCCTTCATCCCTGCGTTGTACGCATCAACAACCACCTTCTTGCGCTCATCCACCTCATCGATGATGGCGCGGATGTTTCCCTCGGTACCCTCAAGGCTTGTCGCAAGTTCCTTGATCTCCATCGACAGCACCTTGTCGATCTTCTCCTCCACTCGGGCGATTTCTGCCTTACGGGCTAGGTCGGATGGAATCGTGACGGTGGGTGCTGTCGTGGGAATGCGCGAGATGCGAGTAAGGATCTCGTTCAACTTCCCTTCGACGCTTGACATATCGACCACGGGTGCAGCCGTGGTGACAGGTGCAGCCGCTGTCTGCTCGGGGGCATCAACGATCTCAAACCCGAAGTCCTGTTCGGCAAATGGATTGTTTGGGTCGAAGGTATCTGACATTCCGCAACTCCTGTGTGGAGTATTTAGGGAATGCGCTCGTAAGTCCGTTCGAACTCTGCCTTGGCAATACGATAGTAACCATTGCCGTCAGCCTCGCGGACGATGTAGTCGCCCTGCTTGACAATCATGTCCTCGCCCCATTGTGCCTTGAAGGTGATCGACTTGGAGTCCGTATAACGGGCAACCATGCGGGGGGTCTGCTCGGGATTGACGGTGCTGCCAATGCTCCCCGTGTACAACTTGGAGAACTTCGCAGCCTTCACCACATACTTCTCTCGGCTCACGCCCGACATGATAATGTCACCCTTCATTGCAATGTTTTCCGTTTCCTTGCCATCGGGCAGGACGGTCATGACCTTGACATTGTTCTCGGGGTTCACTCCGTAGGACAGGGCAGGCATCGCGTTCATGTCCCGCTTGTTCAGGTCGAAGAAGACATACGGCAACTGCTTCTTGCGGACGGGACGGTACGAAAGCGATGAGAGAACCGAATGGGTGGAGAAGGTTTGCATGACGATTAGTATATCACGCTTTTGCGTAGTTTGCAAGGGGATCGAATTGCTTTGTTTTGTCGAGCCAAATCATGTTCGCATGCTTCATGTTGTCGCGGGGAGAGTATGGGATGGTGATGACTTCTCCTGCGTTACGCTTCGCCATGCCGACATAGATCCGACCCCGCGCATCCTTCGCCGTGGACTTGGTACCGATAAGGATGCCCTTGGGCTTGTGCTTCGAAACGAATGCCTTGCTGATGTCAAGTACGGTAGCCAACACCATCGCTGCATCCGCTCCACTCATGATGCCCAAGTCCTCGTCGCCGCCATTTATGCTGCGGTCATAGTCCCAATACCAACGAGACCTCGGACCTCCACTCATGACGGGGCGTGGGCGAGTTGAATACTTCAGGATGGAATCCATTCTCTGAAAGTAGAGTTCATAGACCTTGCCCATGTCGGAGTCGTTGAGGTTCGACTTTTCCTTGAGCGGTGCGTACAGACTGCTTTGATATGAGAGAGTATGAAACCCGACCTCGTACACCACACCAGGCAACGGAGTCGCATCCTTCTTGTTGTTCAAGAGCGGTCTGTCTTGTTCGTCCTTGCCCGTGATCTTGAGACCGTTTTCCTCATAGAACTTTTCGATTCCGTTTCCGTCCATGGGACATGGGAGCATCTTGCCACCGCGCACCTTTCCGAAAGCGAATCGATAGATGTCTAGACCACCACCCGTGGAGAACTCGTTCCATGGGTGAGCCTTGTCAAACAGTTCCGCGAGATATGCGTTGAACTCCATCACCATTCCTGCACCTCTTCCTTTGGATCGAACACCTTCTTGCCGATCATGAGTCCGCTGTAGAGAAGGTTGTATGTGTACTTCGACTTCGTGGGATTGCCGCTAGGCTTGAACTTGTTCTTCGCCTTGTTGAACTCCTGCACGGACGGGATCTTGCCTTGGCTCATCGCGGTCTCATACTCTTTTATGATTCCATCGATGTCCTGACGGAGCGACACGACACGATTGACCAACTTTGCCTTCCTCTTCGGATCCTCAATCAGGCTCATGCTTGTGCTGTACGCGCCCCATGTGAGCAACGCCATGACAAGAGTTCCCATCTCGTCCATCTTCACCCCGCCAAGCCCGATCTTCTTCAGGTGATCGGGGATCCACGGTTCGGCAAGATTGTCCTTGACCTTTCGCTGAAGATCAGCGACAACGATCTCTGCGACAGCCTTGCACTTTGCGGTCTTGGTCAGGCTGTTGAAGGAAGCCTTGTCCCGCATCGCATTCAATGCAGCGCGTTCATTGGTCGCCGCGATCAGGAAGGAAGCGAACGCATCCTCAATCTCTGATGCCGCGCCTTGGAAGTATGCGTTCCATTCCGCATCGCTTGTGTAGTAAGCCTTGCGGGTCTCAGGTGTGCTGTTCGGATCCCATGATGCTTTGATGCCCTTCTCAATGTTCCCTGGTCTGTCGCTGCTCGACTTGTATCGGATGTCATCAAGGAAGTGGATGTACTCATGGATGAAGATGTCTCGGAGGAACATCAGTTCCTGCTCAAGTCCCTCAAGCCACTTGTTCATCGGACGAACCATTGCTTGCTTCGACTTGCCGCTGAACTTCGCCTTCATCGCATCGCGCAGGGCTTGGTGCAGCGGAGTGTCCTTGCCCAACGACAGGTGGCTGAGGTTGTAGAACTCAAGTGTGGGATTGACCTTGGTCTGCTTGCCTGAGATGTAGACTCCCTTGAAAGACATCGCCCCGCTTCCGCGTGGATAACCGCGAAGCGTGATCAGCATCTTCACCATGTTGCTGCTCGGTGTCATCTTGTCGAAGTCGCTAGGCTTGATGCTCGGTGGGAGGAAGACCTGTGCGGCATCCCTGATGGTGTATGCAAGAGTCATCTGCCCCTGCGTCAGGACTGACATGAGCATCTTCTTGTCATCGAACTGCTTCCGCATCGAATCGGTGAGCGAGTTCGCCAAGTCATTGATGGCGAACTCATAAGATACGATGTCCTTGGTAGATGGATCTGTTCCCTTGCCACCCGATGTGTGCTTGTTGATGAAGTCATTGACACCTTTGGTCGCCATGACCATGAGGTTCTTCGTGAACCTGTCGAACGACTTGGCTGCGGCATCGCGCATCGAACGGTCAAGTTCGCGCTCAAGCAGCAGGGCAAGTTCGTGGTATGACTTCACAGTCCCGATCCCTTCGGCAGAAAGATGATGAGTGCCTTGGGTTCGATGCCATGTATGAACGCCATGTCCATGCGGGTGTTCCCTGCGAGGATGCGATCCCGATAGCCCAATGCGATCTCCTTCATCTCCTTCTCGGCATGATAGTCGGAAGACTCCGCTGTGGGGCGAACGATGATCGGCATATCCATGGGCTTGCCTGACAGCATGGCTTCCTTCATGGCGTTGAGGGTGTCCTCGTTGCGGTACTGCGGGTACGAGCGATAGGTCTTAATGAGGTTCAGCAGTTCCTTCATGTTCCTCGTATGAGACCTGTTGGCGATGTAGTAGTCGTGCCCCTTGGTGATCGTCCGCACGATGCCTTCCTTCGCCGCCTTGAGGAATGACTCCACGGTGGGGAACACATCCTTGTCCAACTCATGGACGAGGTGCTTCTTGTATTCGATCTCATACTCCTGCTTGAGCATGGCGACCTTGGGGCGAACCCAATTGCCCTTCGCTTCGGTGATGTGCTGTGAGAAAGACTTCATCTCTTCTTCCGTCCTTGGCAATGCGCCCGTTGTGAGAATCCCTTCGGGTTGTTGCAGTTGATCGACTTCTTGTACTTCGCAGTCCAATCCTCACCGATCTTGTACTTCTTGAGGATGGCGTTGCGCTTGGCTTGCAGTTCCTTCTGCCGTGGAGAACTCGGCATCGTCTTCAGGATGAGTATCGTCAGACGGTTCGCCTCCTTGCGATCCTCGGGCGACATGACAGCCCAAGGATCCTTGAAGTCCTTGAAGTCATGCGAACCTTCCATGAATTGCAGGAACGATTTCATGTGAAGTCCTTCACCAATTGCTTGAACACCTTCGTCTTGGCAAAGGCATCTGCGCCCTTCACACCAAGGCGGCTGATGGCGCGGTTATAGACATACATCCTTGCATTGTCACCCATGTTTCGTGTTGATGAGTTCAAGACAATGATGTCCTCTATGCTGCTCACCTTTACATAGACCGTGACAGGGAGCGGGGCATTGCCGACACGGATGACCTCTCGCTCAGGCTTCGCTCCCTTGCCGTATCCCGACACTTGCTTGACCACATCGGGACTCAGGAGAGTGTCGCTCCTCTTGAGGTTCACTTCGAACACCACGGCGATTGGATTCTCGACACTAGACATGTTGGTGTCGCTGAAGTCCTCTGCGGTGCGCCACTCGTCAGACCATGACTGCGCCTCGTAGCGGCTCTTGTAGGTTCCCTTGGCGACAAGCCATTCGTTCTTGCCGATCTTCTTGACCTCTCCCGTGAAGTCATACTTGGAGACCACGGCGGTGGTTCTTGACACGCCACGGTACGCCTTGCCGCTCCATGCCGCCCACGGGGCACGGCTCTTGCAAGCAACGATCTGAGCGAAGATGTTCGTCATCTTCATCTTGCGACCGCCCTGTGATTCGAACCACTCATCGAACGCTTCCTTGATCTCCTGCAACTTGGTGATCCACTTGGCAGACGCATCAGGGATCTCGCCCTTGATCAAATCGATGAACCTGTTGGGCTTGGGGTCGCTGAGGAGGTCGCAGATGGTGTAGGGATTGGCGAGTACCTTCTTCTCGTCGGCTTCCGCCTTGCGGTAGATCGCATCGGTCTTCAACTCCCGTTTGATCTCCTTGCCTATGTCCTTGAGGTGCGGGATGACCACCTTGAAGTTGGAGTTCTGATAGGAGGGAGAAGTGTAGTCGTTCAACGACAGCATCTTGATCCTGTGCTTCAGGTTCTTGATCGTCTGCTTGGAAAGATTGGGTGTCTTGATAGCCTTCTTCAGGGCTTCGATGGCATCCTTGCGAAGACGCTCTGCCTCAATGGCAGCGGGCTTCGGGCCCTTGGCTTCGGTGATGTGGGCAAGGAAGGATTGCATCCCGATATTTAGGATATGATCACTTCATGACTTCGCCCGTGACGGGTTCGAACCGCCCACGCATCTTCTCAATGGCTTCGGGGGGAACGCCATGGATCGAACCATAGTTGCCCGTCATGCGGATCACCCGCACCGTCCAACCCAACTCTTTGGCGAGTTCGATGTACGGCTGCATCTCCCACTTCATGGTGAATGTATTGGAGACCGCGACTGCCTTGTGCTTGCCACTCGCCATCGCCCTGCGGGTACGGGCAAGGCAGTCACCATGGGCATCCTTCAACTTGGTCGGGTCGAAGTCATACTTGCCGCCCCTGTAGAAGTACTGGTCGGCTTCGAAGTGCGCCGATGCCTGAACGAGGGTCTTCGCATGGGTTGACTTCCCCGAACCAGGGAGTCCACGGACGAGGTACAGAATGTTTCCAATCGATTCGTTCATGATGAAGTTCTTGAAGTCGCGCATTCTAATCTCCCAATCCGTACTTGTCAATAGCCCACCATTCGGTCATGTCCATGGAGGATGCCAATCCATCGATGCTCATCCCCCGTCCCTCCTTCTCACTAGGGACTGCCGCGCCCCTAGAGCGAGTTCCGCACCGTCTCCCATCGATTCTCATCGACGGCAATTCGCTTCTCCGTATTCGGAGCATTCCCAACCTTCGTCAGTTCGAAAAAACTCGGCGGCTGTCCCTTGAACGACATCAGGATCTCGTCCATCGCCTTCTTCATGGAGTAGCCGCTCGTTCCTTCGATGGACAGCAACTGACCGCCGTAGACCTTGAGCCATCCCTTGGAGTATGCGACCATTTGGACATGGTAGGCGAGATCCATGCTGCCGTTGCTCAGAGCCGAACGAACCGTTTGGACTTCCCTGTCGGTGATCGGAATGTTGAGATTCTTGAAGCGATGCTCCGCTTCCTTCCGAAGACCCGCATTGAGTTCATCCTCCGTGATGCCAAAGCGAGGAAACTGGTTCACGATCTTCGTGACATGGTAGTAGCCATCGAAAGTAAACCATTGCAACGAAGGGTGCCACCATCCCGTGAAGATGTCGCTCTTGTTCGCCCATGGGTAGGAAGCACGGGCGGGTGTCGCGGGGATCTGCGGAGTGGGTACGGGCTTGGAGACGAAGGTGCGACGAACAGGCTTCTTGACAGGTGCTGCCTTGACCTTGGACTTCGCCGCTGCCTTCGCGCTTGATGCCTTGGGCTTGGCGATCCTTGTCTTGGTCGCTGTCGCTTCCTGAATCGATTGCAATAGATCGAAGTAGGTCTTCATGCCATCACATCACTTCTGATACTTCTTCAGTTCTCTGATGACCGTCGAAAGGTCTTTCATGATCTCCATGTTGCCATGCTTCGAAGGACTCATTGTTTTCTTATGGACTGCCTCAAGGCTATAGATCAGACCCTGAAGGAAGTCACGCTGCTGTGCATGCTTCTGCCTGAGGGAACCCACGATCTGTAGAAGATAGGAATGAACATCGAACTTTCCCACCCATGCGACATTCGTCGTTGCCTTCTGAATGTTCGTCGCCATGTCATCAAGGTCAGTCCAATACCTTCCGAGATCCGCTGCCTCGCTTACAAGAGTCTCTTCCTTTCTGATGGAAGGAAACCCTAGAGAAGACAGTAGATCCGAAGCAGCCTTCTTGTTGGCTTCTTCTGCCGCCTTGAGAACTTCATTCTTGTCCAACGAGGCTACCTTGCCCACGACACGAAGACCGCTCCCACCTCTTCCGACTGCATAGAGGGTGTATCCCTTGCCATCAATCGCCTTGCGTACTTGGAATGAAGAACCCTTCATCATGAACTTCTTGTCGAGCGGAACATCGGACTCGTCCAGTTCAACCTCTTCCTTTTGCCACGGCTGTCCGATGTTCTTGGGGGTGAGGGTGACGAACACCTTGCCCATCTTGAGACCGCCATGCTCCTTTGCCTTCTTGAGGCATTGCTGCTTGCTGCCACGATAGATGATCTTGTTGTCCACGACGAGGGCATACCCGACCTTGGTGAGTTCTGCCTCGCTGAGGGTCTTGCGCTGAATGCCGTCCCAATTCTCGTTGAATGACTTCATGCTTCTCTCCTGTCCCGTATTTAGATATTTGGAGTTCGACCTGTAAAAAGGCTCGGGCCAGCGGGAAAATTTTTGGGGGGTGGGGGGTGTAATCAGAGAAGGGGGCGGCGTAGGGGGAGGGGGCCTCTTAAGTATTTTGGGAGAGAGGGGAGAAACGGTAAGTGTTTTGGGATGGGCGTAAGTGTTTTGGGAGAATGCCCAAGTCGTATGCGGGAATCGACACGGGGCGTAGAGTTGTGCATACGGGATGGGGATGGGGTGAATGGTGGAAATTGGAGTTTGTTGGAAAGCGACGAGGGTGTGGGGGTGCTTCGCCACCCCGAGGCTCCACGCCACATCCCGCCAGTTTATAAAGTGGGCCGCGAGTTTTCATATCCCTTGCAATTTCTACGAAAGAGTTTCGGCACAACTTCATCGCGCCTGCGAGAGCCTGCGACTCGCCCGCAACCAGTTGAAACCAGTTGCTCTCCCTCTCATACTCATACTCCCTCATGACTTCCCTCTCGCTCACTACGCTTTGCTAAACCCCGTTAGCGTAATCTCATTCCTACCATGTGAGAAAACCCCTATGTTTCTAGGGGTTTCGTGCAGGGCATTTGTGGCTAGTGGTTAGATAGTACCTAATCCCATCGAAGCCTCTCTGATGGGTAGCGTAGTCATAAGATTGGAATCAATCATGAGTATGTGTGGGGGCGACTTGTCGAGAGCCAGTTGAACTCTCTCGACACTTCGATCTCATCATGCATACCAAAAAGAAAGAAACCCCCGCCCACTTCGGAGCAGGGGTTCCTGTGAGAACCCGACGATTGTCTACCCGTTACATCAGAACGGGCACTTGTTGGAGTTGGTCGCGGTCGTGGGTGCCGCAGCAGTAGCCGAGGTCGGAGCCGCACCAAGGTTCTCCGAGTTGTCGCCCGAGACCGTGACATCCAACTTCTTGTACAGGTCGATGAAGGCGGCACGGGTCGCGGCATCGAACCGAGTCGTGACCTTATCGATTGCCTTCTCGCGGTCGCCGTAGATGGCGAGGGCGTTCGCTGCCTGAACGAGGCGGCGGGTCGTGATCACATCCTCAACCGCACCCTCAGCATAGGACTTGCGGATCGACTGCGCCCACTTGACGATGGTGACCGCGAAGTCATCCTGATCGGTCACGCCGAGGTAGTTCAGGACTCCCTTGACGATCTTGGTCTCCACAGCCTCAGACGGGTAGTCCTGTTCGACCGTCTCAGGGACACGGTCAAGGAAGGCTTCGTTCATCGCGTTGGTGCCGACGAACTTGCCCGTATCGTCACCGCGACCCTTGGTGTTACCCGTCAGGAAGACATTGAACCCCTTCTCAGGCTTGACCCAAGTATTGGTCTTCTTGAGGAACACGGGCTTGCCTTCCAGTACGGGCTGCAAGCACATGATCTTGACGGTGCCGAGATCGACCTCGTCAAGCAGCAGGATGCCGCCGCGCTTCATGGAGACGATGACGGGACCATCGACCCATACCGTCTCGCCGTTGACGAGTCGGAACCCGCCGAGCAGATCGTCCTCGCTCGTCTCAGGCGTGATGTTCACGCGGAAGAACTCGCGGTTGTTCTCAGCACAAGCCTGTTCCACCGTAGTGGTCTTGCCGTTGCCCGACAGACCCGTGATGTACACAGGGTAGAACTTGCGGCTCTTCACGACAGCCGAGACATCGCGGTGCGCTCCGAAGGGCACATAGGTCGGCAGACGGTCGGGGACGAGAGATGCCCCGCCCATGAAGGCGAGGTTCAGGTCAGCGGTCGGCACAGCGGGTGCCACCTTGACAGCGGGAGCCGCAGCGACTGCCACAGGAGCAGGAGCAGCGACAGGAGCCGCCGCGACCGCGACAGCAGGAGCGTCAGCGGAGGTGACGGGCAGACGGTAGCGACCGCGACCCGCACGATAGGCGGTATCGTTGGTCAGCCATTGGGGGAGGTTCAGCCCCGCAGACTTGGCGACTGCCTCTACCTGAGGGCGCGTCAGCACGGAGGCGGTCGGGTACATCGCACGGGCGGCGCGAACGAAGGCAGACTGTTTTGGCGTTAGGTTGGTCATGGTTTGTGTTCCCTTCACATCCAAAGAATACTCTATCCCCCATAGAAGTCAATGCCCTAGGACGA